GTGGAACATCAGGAACTAGCGGAACATCAGGTTCTTCAGGTTCAGCAGGTTCTTCAGGACTTTCTCAAACTTCAGGAACATCAGGTACTAGCGGAACATCAGGTTCAAGTGGTTCTTCAGGTTCTGCAGGTTCTTCAGGACTTTCGCGTACTTCAGGAACATCAGGAACTAGCGGAACATCAGGTTCTAGTGGTTCTGACGGTTCTGCGGGTACTTCAGGAGCGTCTAAGACTTCAGGAACATCAGGAACAAGTGGAACATCTGGTTCAAGTGGTTCTGACGGTTCTGCGGGTACTTCAGGAGCGTCTAAGACTTCAGGAACATCAGGAACAAGTGGAACATCTGGTTCAAGTGGTTCTTCAGGGTCAAGTGGAACATCAGGTTCTTCAGGAACAAGTGGTACATCAGGAACAAGTGGAACATCTGGCTCAAGTGGTTCTTCAGGTTCAAGTGGAACATCAGGTTCTTCAGGAACAAGTGGTACATCAGGAACTAGCGGAACATCAGGTTCAAGTGGTTCTTCAGGTTCAAGTGGAACATCAGGTTCTTCAGGAACTAGTGGAACATCAGGAACATCAGGTTCTTCAGGAACAAGTGGTACTAGTGGAACATCAGGTTCAAGTGGTTCAGCAGGTTCTTCAGGGTTGAGTCAGACTTCAGGAACAAGTGGTACTTCAGGAACATCAGGTTCGAGCGGTTCTTCAGGTTCTTCAGGAACATCAGGTTCTTCAGGAACAAGTGGAACATCAGGAACATCTGGTTCTTCAGGAACTAGTGGAACTTCAGGAACATCAGGTTCTTCAGGTTCAGCAGGTTCTTCAGGACTTTCTCAAACTTCAGGAACATCGGGTACTTCAGGTACATCAGGTTCAAGTGGTTCTTCAGGTTCAGCAGGAACATCAGGAGCATCTCAAACTTCAGGTACTTCAGGAACATCAGGTTCAGCAGGTTCTTCAGGTTCAGCAGGTTCAAGTGGAACATCAGGAACTAGTGGAACTTCAGGTTCAAGTGGTTCTGCAGGTTCTTCAGGATTGAGTCAGACTTCAGGAACATCAGGAACTAGCGGAACATCAGGTTCAAGTGGTTCTTCAGGTTCTGCGGGAACATCAGGAGCATCTCAAACATCAGGAACTAGCGGAACATCAGGTTCAAGTGGTTCTTCAGGTTCGGCAGGTTCTTCAGGAACTAGTGGAACATCAGGAACATCAGGTTCAAGTGGTTCAGCAGGTTCTTCAGGACTTTCTCAAACTTCAGGAACAAGTGGTACTAGCGGAACATCGGGTTCAAGTGGTTCTTCAGGTTCTGCGGGAACATCAGGAGCATCTCAAACATCAGGAACTAGTGGAACATCAGGTTCAAGTGGTTCTTCAGGTTCTTCAGGAACATCAGGTTCTTCAGGAACTAGCGGAACATCAGGTTCTTCAGGAACAAGTGGTACTAGCGGAACATCAGGAACATCAGGTTCAAGTGGTTCTGCAGGTTCTTCAGGATTGAGTCAGACTTCAGGAACATCAGGAACTAGTGGAACATCAGGTTCAAGTGGTTCTTCAGGTTCAGCAGGTTCTTCAGGACTTTCACGTACTTCAGGAACATCAGGAACTAGCGGAACATCAGGTTCAAGTGGTTCTGACGGTTCAGCGGGTACTTCAGGAGCATCTAAAACTTCAGGAACATCAGGAACTAGCGGAACCTCAGGTTCTAGTGGTTCTGACGGTTCTGCGGGTACTTCAGGAGCGTCTAAGACTTCAGGAACATCAGGAACAAGTGGAACATCTGGTTCAAGTGGTTCTTCAGGGTCAAGTGGAACATCAGGTTCTTCAGGAACAAGTGGTACATCAGGAACAAGTGGAACATCTGGCTCAAGTGGTTCTTCAGGTTCAAGTGGAACATCAGGTTCTTCAGGAACAAGTGGTACATCAGGAACTAGCGGAACATCAGGTTCAAGTGGTTCTTCAGGTTCAAGTGGAACATCAGGTTCTTCAGGAACTAGTGGAACATCAGGAACATCAGGTTCTTCAGGAACAAGTGGTACTAGTGGAACATCAGGTTCAAGTGGTTCAGCAGGTTCTTCAGGGTTGAGTCAGACTTCAGGAACAAGTGGTACTTCAGGAACATCAGGTTCGAGCGGTTCTTCAGGTTCTTCAGGAACATCAGGTTCTTCAGGAACAAGTGGAACATCAGGAACATCTGGTTCTTCAGGAACTAGTGGAACTTCAGGAACATCAGGTTCTTCAGGTTCAGCAGGTTCTTCAGGACTTTCTCAAACTTCAGGAACATCGGGTACTTCAGGTACATCAGGTTCAAGTGGTTCTTCAGGTTCAGCAGGAACATCAGGAGCATCTCAAACTTCAGGTACTTCAGGAACATCAGGTTCAGCAGGTTCTTCAGGTTCAGCAGGTTCAAGTGGAACATCAGGAACTAGTGGAACTTCAGGTTCAAGTGGTTCTGCAGGTTCTTCAGGATTGAGTCAGACTTCAGGAACATCAGGAACTAGCGGAACATCAGGTTCAAGTGGTTCTTCAGGTTCTGCGGGAACATCAGGAGCATCTCAAACATCAGGAACTAGCGGAACATCAGGTTCAAGTGGTTCTTCAGGTTCGGCAGGTTCTTCAGGAACTAGTGGAACATCAGGAACATCAGGTTCAAGTGGTTCAGCAGGTTCTTCAGGACTTTCTCAAACTTCAGGAACAAGTGGTACTAGCGGAACATCGGGTTCAAGTGGTTCTTCAGGTTCTGCGGGAACATCAGGAGCATCTCAAACATCAGGAACTAGTGGAACATCAGGTTCAAGTGGTTCTTCAGGTTCTTCAGGAACATCAGGTTCTTCAGGAACTAGCGGAACATCAGGTTCTTCAGGAACAAGTGGTACTAGCGGAACATCAGGAACATCAGGTTCAAGTGGTTCTGCAGGTTCTTCAGGATTGAGTCAGACTTCAGGAACATCAGGAACTAGTGGAACATCAGGTTCAAGTGGTTCTTCAGGTTCAGCAGGTTCTTCAGGACTTTCACGTACTTCAGGAACATCAGGAACTAGCGGAACATCAGGTTCAAGTGGTTCTGACGGTTCAGCGGGTACTTCAGGAGCATCTAAAACTTCAGGAACATCAGGAACTTCAGGTTCAAGTGGTTCAAGTGGTTCTTCGGGAACATCAGGTTCTTCAGGAACATCTGGTTCTTCAGGAACATCGGGTACTTCAGGAACATCAGGTTCAAGTGGTTCTTCAGGTTCAGCAGGTTCTTCAGGACTTTCTCAAACTTCAGGAACTAGCGGTACTTCAGGAACATCAGGTTCAAGCGGTTCTTCAGGTTCAGCAGGAACATCAGGAGCATCTCAGACTTCAGGAACTAGTGGAACATCAGGTTCAAGTGGTTCTTCAGGTTCAGCAGGTTCAAGTGGAACATCAGGAACTAGTGGAACATCAGGTTCAAGTGGTTCTGCAGGTTCTTCAGGACTTTCTCAAACTTCAGGAACTAGCGGTACTTCAGGAACATCAGGCTCAAGCGGTTCTTCAGGTTCAGCAGGAACATCAGGAGCATCTCAGACTTCAGGAACTAGTGGAACATCAGGTTCAAGTGGTTCTTCAGGTTCAGCAGGTTCAAGTGGAACATCAGGAACTAGTGGAACATCAGGTTCAAGTGGTTCTGCAGGTTCTTCAGGACTTTCTCAAACTTCAGGAACTAGCGGTACTTCAGGAACATCAGGTTCAAGTGGTTCTTCAGGTTCTGCAGGTTCTTCAGGACTTTCACAAACTTCAGGAACATCAGGTACATCAGGAACATCAGGTTCAAGTGGTTCAAGTGGTTCAGCAGGTTCTTCAGGATTGAGTCAGACTTCAGGAACTAGCGGTACTTCAGGAACATCAGGTTCAAGCGGTTCTTCAGGTTCAGCGGGTTCTTCAGGACTTTCTCAGACTTCAGGAACATCAGGAACTAGCGGAACATCAGGTTCAAGCGGTTCTTCAGGTTCGGCAGGTTCTTCAGGACTTTCACGTACTTCAGGAACATCAGGAACTAGTGGAACATCAGGTTCAAGTGGTTCTGACGGTTCAGCGGGTACTTCAGGAGCATCTAAGACTTCAGGAACTAGTGGAACATCAGGAACATCAGGTTCAAGTGGTTCTGACGGTTCAGCAGGTACTTCAGGAGCATCTAAGACTTCAGGTACATCAGGAACATCTGGTTCAAGTGGTTCTTCAGGTTCAAGTGGAACATCAGGTTCTTCAGGAACTAGTGGAACATCAGGAACTAGCGGAACATCAGGTTCAAGTGGTTCTGCAGGTTCTTCAGGACTTTCTCAAACTTCAGGAACTAGTGGAACATCAGGAACATCAGGTTCAAGCGGTTCTTCAGGTTCAGCTGGAACATCAGGAGCATCTCAAACATCAGGTACTAGTGGAACATCAGGTTCAAGTGGCTCTTCGGGTTCTTCAGGAACATCAGGTTCTTCAGGAACTAGTGGAACATCAGGAACTAGCGGAACATCAGGTTCAAGCGGCTCTGCAGGTTCTTCAGGATTGAGTCAGACTTCAGGAACATCAGGAACTAGTGGAACATCAGGTTCAAGCGGTTCTTCAGGTTCTGCGGGAGCATCAGGAGCATCTCAAACATCAGGAACATCAGGTACTAGTGGAACATCAGGAGCATCAGGAGTGGCAGGTACGTCAGGAGCATCTCAAACTTCAGGTACATCAGGAACATCAGGTTCTTCAGGAAGTTCAGGTTCTGCTGGTTCTTCAGGAACATCAGGTACTTCTGGTACATCAGGTTCAAGTGGTTCTTCAGGTTCAGCAGGAGCGGCAGGAGTATCGCAAACTTCAGGAACATCAGGTACATCAGGAACATCAGGTTCATCAGGAGCGGCAGGAACTGCAGGAGCTTCAGGAGCATCACAAACTTCAGGTACTTCAGGAACTTCAGGTTCAAGTGGTTCTTCAGGTTCGGCAGGTTCTTCAGGATTGAGTCAGACTTCTGGAACATCAGGTACATCAGGAACATCAGGTTCAAGTGGTTCTTCAGGTTCAGCGGGTTCTTCAGGACTTTCACGTACTTCAGGAACTAGTGGAACTTCAGGAACATCAGGTTCAAGTGGTTCTGACGGTTCATCAGGAATTTCAAGAGCATCAGGTTCTTCAGGAACTAGCGGTACTTCAGGTACAAGTGGTTCATCAGGAGCGGCAGGAGCTTCAGGAGCATCACAAACTTCAGGTACATCAGGTACAAGTGGTACTGCGGGAGCATCAGGAAATGCTGGTACTTCAGGAGCGTCACAAACTTCAGGTACATCAGGAACATCAGGTTCAAGTGGTTCTTCAGGTTCATCGGGAGCATCAGGAGCGTCAGGTTCTTCAGGAACAAGTGGAACTTCAGGTTCATCAGGAGCGGCAGGAGCTTCAGGAGCATCACAAACTTCAGGTACATCAGGTACAAGTGGTACTGCAGGAGCATCAGGAAATGCTGGTACTTCAGGAGCGTCACAAACTTCAGGTACATCAGGAACATCAGGTTCAAGTGGTTCTTCAGGTTCATCGGGAGCATCAGGAGCGTCAGGTTCTTCAGGAACAAGTGGAACTTCAGGTTCATCAGGAGCGGCAGGAGCATCAGGAGCATCACAAACTTCAGGTACATCAGGTACAAGTGGTACTGCAGGAGCATCAGGAAATGCTGGTACTTCAGGAGCGTCACAAACTAGTGGAACATCAGGAACATCTGGTTCAAGTGGTTCTTCAGGTTCATCGGGAGCATCAGGAGCGTCAGGTTCTTCAGGAACAAGTGGAACTTCGGGTTCATCAGGAGCGGCAGGAGCATCAGGAGCATCACAAACCTCAGGTACATCAGGTACTAGTGGTACTGCGGGAGCGTCAGGAAATGCTGGTTCTTCAGGAGCGTCACAAACTTCAGGTACTTCAGGAACATCAGGTTCAAGTGGTTCTTCAGGTTCATCGGGAGCATCAGGAGCGTCGGGTTCTTCAGGAACAAGTGGAACTTCAGGTTCATCAGGAGCGGCTGGAGCATCAGGAGCATCACAAACTTCAGGAACGTCAGGTACATCAGGTACTGCGGGAGCAGCAGGAGCGTCAGGAGCATCTCAAACTTCAGGAACATCAGGTACAAGTGGTACTGCGGGAGCTGCAGGAGCATCAGGAGCATCACAAACTTCAGGTACATCGGGTACGAGTGGTACATCGGGAGCATCGGGAGCTGTTGGTACATCAGGAGCGTCTCAAACTTCAGGAACTTCAGGAACATCAGGAACGTCAGGTTCATCGGGAGCGGCAGGTGCTGCAGGAGCTTCAGGAGCATCACAAACTTCAGGTACATCAGGTACATCAGGTACAAATGGTTCATCGGGAGCGGCAGGAGCTGCAGGAGCTTCAGGAGCATCACAAACTTCAGGTACATCAGGTACATCAGGTACAAATGGTTCATCGGGAGCGGCAGGAGCTGCAGGAGCTTCAGGAGCATCACAAACTTCAGGTACATCAGGAACTAGTGGAACATCAGGAGCTTCAGGAGCGGCTGGTACATCGGGAGCATCAGGTTCAAGTGGTTCTTCAGGAACATCAGGTACATCAGGAACATCAGGAGCGGCAGGTAACTCAGGTAACTCAGGAGCATCAGGTTCAAGTGGTTCTTCAGGAACATCAGGAACATCAGGTACATCAGGTTCGGCAGGAGCATCAGGAAACGCAGGAGCATCAGGAGTATCTCAAACTTCAGGAACTTCAGGTACATCAGGTACTTCAGGTTCATCAGGAGCGGCGGGAACTGCAGGAGCATCAGGTGTATCTCAAACTTCAGGAACATCGGGTACAAGTGGTACTGCGGGAGCGGTAGGAAATGCGGGAGCATCAGGAGCATCACAAACTTCAGGAACTTCAGGTACAAGTGGTACATCAGGTTCGGCAGGAGCTGCAGGAAATGCGGGAGCATCAGGAGCATCACAAACTTCAGGAACATCAGGAACATCAGGAACATCAGGTTCGTCAGGAGCTGCTGGTACATCAGGAGCATCAAGAACTTCAGGAACTTCGGGTACATCAGGAACCGCAGGTTCATCAGGTTTGTCACCAGCATCGGGTACAAGTGGTATCAGTGGTGGTGTATTCACAAACCAACCTAACTACTTGGTATACACAGTTAACGGTTCAACAATTCAATCAACATCTTTCCTATACGCAGACATTACAAATAGTAGATTAGGTGTTGCAACAACATCACCAAGTTATCCATTACACGTAAATGCTAACGTGAGTGGTATTTCAATATACGCATCGGCTGATATTGTAGCATACTCAGACGCAAGAATTAAAGGAGATGTTAAGGTAATTGATGAAGCTTTAAGTAAAATTCAACAAATTAACGGTGTTACTTATGTAAGAACCGATATTGATAATGACAATGACAGAAGATACGCTGGTGTTATCGCACAAGATGTAAATGAAGTTTTACCTGAAGTTGTAAATACAGATAAAGAAACAGGAATAATGTCAGTGGCATACGGTAACATGAGTGGATTGTTAATTGAAGCAATTAAAGAATTATCAAACAAAATGGATAATTTACAACAACAAATTAACGAACTTAAAAAGTAATTAGTATGGCATTACCAAGTACAAATTTAGGTTTAGATGATATATACCAAGAATCAACACCTGGTTTCTCCTCAAGCGAAAGTTTGGGGGGAATATCATATAACTCATGGGCTCAAGGACCATTGGGTTCATCTACCTATACCTATAATGGTTATGGAATGGATGGCTCAGGTGGTGGAGTACCATTAGGGGGTAATGTTATATATAATTTTCCTGATTTAAGTGGTTCAATACCTGACCCAACATCTTTTGCTGAATTCCAAAACAACCAATTTTATTTTGATGGAACTACTTATGATATAAAATATTCTTACAATAATACAAAAAACAATACATTTTTTCCACCCCCTCCGGTTATAAATGATGTAAACGTTACTGTTAACTGTTATGATTATAATGGTGTTTATACAGTTCATAATAGTTTTAATATTAATGCTCCTGGAGGAACATCTGCAGGAGCAACCCAAATGCCTGGTTTTTCTGTTAATAGTTTTCCTTTAGTAGATAATGTTTATTGGAGTATTCAAGTAAACACAAATCCTGGTAACACTATAAGTAATATAGCATTTAGTGTTAATGGTACAACAAGAATTAACGTTGGTGGCGGTGGTGGTAGTTTTACTTGGCAGTCAGGTGGTGCGTCACAAGGATTTACCAATAGTAGTGGAATTCTTTATGACATATACGTAACATAAACAACTTTTAATATATTTATAACATATGGCATTATTAGCATCAATTACACCGGTATCAATTTTAACTAAACAAGCCTCATATCTTAGAGCAAGTATCAGTAGATATGATTTAATGGCTTCAGAATGTTATGTCAAATATGACCTCTTGAATTCTTCAGGAGAATATGTATTTGGTGAAACATATAAATTATCACCATCAGTCTTACAAACTTGGGGAACTGATGATAAGGTAATTATACAAGCAATTGCTTCCGATAGAGGAATGACAATTACAGGATATCCTACAAGTATTTAATATTGAGAATAACTTTTCTCTTCAATAAACCCTGATGAATATTTCAGGTTTATTTCTTTTTTTATTTTAGCACGAACATCGTTGGTGTAGTAAACATCACGAGCAAGTTTAACGAAATCATCGTCAAATTGTTTTTGCCTTTCTTTTTCTCTAATATCATCTTCAATAACCCAAAGGTCCTTATTAATTGATAATAGTTCTAAATATTCAGGAGATGACGTTAAAATACCTAAATCATTCTCAACGATTGATAATAAATAATTGTACTCCTTTACAATATTATCCAACTTACTTGGGTCTTTTATATTTTCTTTTTTAATTTGGAGAATTGTTAACTTATCGACAATCTCTCCGTGTGATACTTCTATATTCATTTTATTAAATGTTGTATTTGATTTATTACCATTTCTGACGTTATTAATTTATGACACTCGTGTTGTCTTGAAGTATTTTTGTGTTCAGGACACCAATTCCAATCACCTTTATCAAACTTAAACATAGCTTTATTCCAACAACCATTACATACATCGTAATTAACGATTCTTGTACAATCACCGACAAATTCATGGTCAGCACTTGTGAAGTTTGATAACATAACAACGTGTTTTCCTAAAGCCCATGATAACCAAGATAAACCACTTGATAATCCAATCATAAATTCACTATGGTAAATTACGTTTTGGGTATTATACATTGAAGTATCATTAATCATTTCAGCGTTGTGAACATTGTTACCTTCTTTTGATATGTTGATTACCCTATAACCTTTTGATTTTAAGTAATCAACCAATTCAACCCAACCTGTTTCATTATTCCAAAATTTACATTGTGCTGTTGAACTAGTTGCAATAACCACATATTTTTCTTCATAAGGTCTTTCTGATGGTGTAAAATCAATTTTAGTTCTAATTTCTTTGTGGTCTAAACCAAGTATTAAACTAGCATGTTCTTGTAAACCAACAATGTTTGGTAATGTTGGTTCTTTATTCAAATCATAAAACCAACCCAAAGTGTACATTCCAAATAAATCATTTACTGTACTTCCAGGTGTTACAAATTCAATTTTTGGATATACATTTTTGAACAAATCATTCTTGAATGTTGAAGTAATAACATGACAATTATGTCTTTTTCTAAATTCATCAATATATGGCATCCATGCAATGTTGTCACCCAAAGAACCTGAATCAACTGCGATATAAACTCGTTTACCTGATAAGTTAAGTTTATAATCAAAAACAGGCATATCACCATCATAAACTTTCATATTCCAATTACGGAAATATTGTTTATTTGTTTTGGCAAACATACCAGAACTGAGTTTATTTTTATAATCCAAATGATTGTCATTCCAAATCTCAACATCAAAATGTCTTGTTGCAGAACCTAAAACTTCTATGTAAGCACCTTTAATAAAATTGATATTAAACGAATAATCATTTAATATTTCATGTTCGATTTTATTGGTATTTTCATACACATCAATGTAAAGTTGTTTGGTTAATTCAGAGTTATATTCTTTTTTAATATCGTTTACTGAATTATATATGTTTAACAATCTTTTACAAATAACCGACCAATCATATTTTAATTTTTCACTTTGAGTGTGGTTAACAAAAGTTTCAATATTTGATGTAACGTGTTTAATACCTGTTACCACAGAATTTGTTGACCTATCAATCTTGTAAATACTATTAAGTTCTTTGGTACCATCATAAGTTCCAACAATTGGAAGACCGCATGAAATCGCCTCAAGTAATGTTAAATTTGGATGACCCGCTTCTAATTCAGATGGATGTAAAAATATTGTATGTTCATTATACAATTTAATTAACTCTTCTTCATTTGGGTTTGTATCAATGATGTGTAATTTATCATAATCCAATAAATCTTTATTAACATTAAAGAAATTCTCATTGTTTTTTGGACCAACAATAGTAATCGGATGATTCAACTCACGAGCGGCTTCAATAGCATATCTAAAACCTTTTCTATCCACACTTTGATTATCAGCATATCCATTGTTGGCAACACACAATAATTTTGTATAAGGTTTAATAAGAGAGTCGTTTTTATATAACTCAGTATCAACACCATGACTCAAATAAAACAATTTATCCGTCTCATCAAAATACTTACACAAATTTTCAGCGTGTGTAAAAGAAATAATTGACCCTTTAATGGCATCAAGGTTTTCTTTATAAGTTTGAGAATCTTTACCATGACGAACAACGTGATGGTCGTGTAATGAAAAGATATACGGTATACCTCTTTCTTGAGCCATAATTGCCAAATTGGCAACGTGGATGTGAATAATGTCAGATGTGGTATCAACATCATCAAGATATTGAATACCACACTCATGACCCATTTTTTCAAACTGTATCTTATAGTTCCAAATAATCTTTTCTATCGCACCCCAACCTTTTGGAGGTATTGATATTAAACCTGGTGTTACCTGAGTAATTTTCATAATTTATTAAAATATAGTAAATTCAACGTAACTATAAATGTTTTTGTTATATTCATCGTATAGTAATTTGTCATTTTCATAAACTTCAATCTTTTCAATTTCTTTTGAATGTGTAGTATAAGTAAAATATCCTTTAGATTCAACAACATGAACTATATTATCAATACTACCATCAGTGTAAAATATTTTAACATCTCTTTTAACCATTTTATCTTTATAGTTAAAAGTTAAAATGATTTTATCCGTTTCATTTTCACATTTGATACAGTTATAAATTCTTGTTGAACAACCTCGATACTTTGGTGATAAGTTAGCCTCACTAGTTTCACTATTAAAATATGTGCCCTCAAAATCAGAACTCATATTGTCCTTACCATTTCTTGTTATAATATCAGTATTATTTTCTAATTTAAGAGTATCAAAAATAAACGTCTCTACAGGGGTAAACTTTTTAACACCCCATTTATTAAAGATGTAATCTTGATAATCTTTTTCACAACTAATCTTGGGGGAGGTGTTTAGGAAATAATCAATTTCACAAAACATGTAGTGAAAAGATGCTTCTTTACCATCATCATATTTGTTAACATAAAACCAACCTTTTTTGTTTTGTTCCAAACAAGTTTGGGGTATTTGTTTCATGAACTCCAATGATTTTTCTCCAAGTAACGCATCAACTTCCAACCTTTGAAAATGGGTGTATCCCAAATTTTTACACAATTCTAATGTAAAAAATAAATTAATAATAACGGACAAACCATGTCTTTGAAACGCTGGTTCAAGTTCATGAATACCACCTTTATCAAAACCTTTCCAAATGTCCAACAAACTAACACCTTCATAATCATCGGTAAATAAACGATTGTTTTTATCGTAAAAAGAATAGTTTGTTAATTCTTGTATATGTGGTGGTATGTTTGTATTAGATAACAGAAAGACATCCTCACCATTATTTTTAAGTTGAGAAATCATTGTTTCTAATTTTTCTAAGACTTTATCAGAACTGATAAAGCAATCTATAATTGTAATTTTTTTCATGATGGTATTCCTACTGTAAAAAGACAGAATTCAAAACAGTTAGTGAAATAATAATACTTTTGTAATAAAAAATCAGAAATTTCATTATAAAGTTTTTCTCTTAATTCAGTGTTTTCAATATTGTCCACGGCAATTCTAACATTGCAGTTTGGGTTTAATTCAAAAATTTTGGATATTGTATTCGTCATAAGAACAACATCGGTCATGGTTTTAATATAATAAAATCCCCAATCATACTCACGGTCAAATTTGTTTAAATGTACGTCTTGGTCAAATAATAACTCCTTAATTAAACCAAATTTTTTATCGTTAATTGACGTTGTAAAATACCCAATCCTTTTCTGAGTATCAATCATGGAAAATTCCATATCCATAAATGGTAATGATAAATCAACAATGTCCTCAAAATACCTGTCAATCGTTTCAATCTCGTTACCTCTACGTTCATTAACCATTGAAACAATGTTTCTATTCTCATCCATCATCTTGTCCAAGTTTTCCATTGTGTATAATTTTCTGCTGATGGATTCAGGTCTATACCTGTATTTGTATAAAGCTCTTGGTAAGATTAATACTTTACCTTCCTCTTCTAAATGAGCATTGAATACCAAATCATTATAGAAGAACTCCATCCAATCACCAGGGTTGTAATCAACATCGGTAATCTTATTTCTCCATGCTTTAAGATATAAGATATTCCCACACAATAGATTTTTACAATTCTTGAAATTACGAACCTCAAAGTTATTCCAACTACCATCGTCCAAAAAAGAATTGGACCTACAAGATATCATAATAACTTCAGGGAATTTGGTGAAATAATATAGATATACCTCAAGAGCTTTGGGGGATATAACATCATCACTTCCAAGTTCAACAATAATTTCAGATTCTTTACAAAACCATTGTGGATTGTAAAACATTTCTTTTTTCTTGGATTGTTCTATATATCTAACTTTTTTATCATTAGAACAAATGTCTAACAAAATTTGTTTTGTATTATCATCAGAAAAATCGTCAGTTACAATCCATTCCCAATTGGTATAGGTTTGTGATTTTATTGAATCATATAATTCTTTAATATAATTCTCTGTTTTATAAAATGATGTAACAAATGTGAATTTCATATTTAACTAATTTGTATTAGATTATTAACTTCTGAGATATGTTCAGTATAAAGTAACTCACCATTCTCAAATACTTCAATAAACTGAATGTTGGGGGTTATACTGTCATAAGTATAACTACCTTTACTGGTTATATGATGTGTTGATGTGTAAATAAAACCATCATCAAAATAACATTTAATAATTCTTTCTTTATGTTTATTATCATAATTCATTGATAATAATACGACATACTCATTTGTATCCATTGGCAAATACAAACGAGATGTACAGCTATTATATTTTTTAGGTATGTTATTTGGTGAAACTTCAGAATTCCAATACGTGTTTGGAAATTTCAAATCTCGTTCTTCTTCGTTAATTAATACAAAATTTTCTAAACCAGAAATTTCTAAATTTTGATATAAAAATCTTTCAACATTGATGAAGAAATTATTACCATTTGTTTGATTAATAAAATCACGATAATCATTTTCATATTTTATGTTTTTAACATTTGATAAAAAATAATCAATTTCAGAGAAAAAATAATGAAAGGATACATCAGGAGGGTTTGTTATATTATTTAGTAAGTACAAACCTTTTTTATTTTCATCTAAACATCTTGAAGGTAATAAAGATAAATTGTTAAATGACTCGTCAGAGAATAATGGGTCATATTCTAATTTTTCAAAATGGGTATAACCTAAACTTTTACCAATAGTAATTGCGTTAAAAATATTAATCATCACAGATAAACCATGTGGTTGTAATTTTGGAAAAACATCTTGACAATTACCGCCAGATATTAAAGTCTTAACTACAAACAATTCAGAAAATTCCCAATCACTTGAAAAAAAATGATTATTGGAATCGTATAAACAATAATCTACTTTTTGTTGAATTTCTATTGGAATAGTTGTATTTGAAATTAATAAAATATCAGAATTTTTTGATTTTAATTTGTCAATAAACGAATCTAATTTATTGAGTATTGTGTTGTTATGGATGTAACAATCTAATATGGTTAAAAGTTTCATAATTATTTTTTCTTAATAACTGAAGTAATTGACCTAATAGGGTAATTATTTTCACATGTAAAATCAGTAGTATATGGTAAATCTTTGTTATATGTATCAAATATGGTTACAGAATCTACTAAGTTATTGATTTGTATTAAGTTTTCTTCTGAAATCCAAAGACTACTAAATGGTCTTTGATTTAAAAATTTAATCGTGTTATTGTTAATTTTAGTTTGAGTTTGAATATAACCATAAAGATTATTACCTAATGTGAAGTAACTACTACCCAAATCTTCAATGATATAAAAACCGTTTGGTTTAACTAATTCAAATAATTTACCAAAAGTTAATTGTTGGTGTTCAACATCATGTGAACCATCATCTAATATAAAGTCAAATTGGATGTTATTAGATTTACAATAATTAACAAAACTATCTAAATCTTGAGATTTACTTTGGTCTAAAATAAATGTCTTAATTCTATCATTATTGTATAATGATTTGTCATTTATATCTAATCCAAAAATTTGAGCGTTTTGAAAATAATCATAATAAGACTTTAGAGAACCTCCAGAATCAATACCGATTTCACAAATATTAGTTGCTGAGTTTTTTAGTTTTGAAAACCAATTTTCATAAAAATTGGCGTATCGATTACCAAGTGGTGATAAATCTCCTTTATCTGTGTTATTTTGGTTGCAGTAGTAATTAAAATCCATAAATAAATAATAACAAACAATTGATTAAATTAAAGATTATTACAATCATCAACATCAGTTATTATAATTTTATTATGAGATATGTTATTATACAGATGGATTAAGTTGTGTGTATTACCATTATATGTTATTGATAAACTAAATACATCATCATGATGAAGATTTAGGTCCATTAAATAATGATTACTAATAACCGTATCAATAGTAATGTTATTTACCTCAACAGTTACATCATAAGAACCATTTAAATCGTAAAAAAATATTTTAGCAGTATCATCATCGGCCAATGTTCTTTTATGTAAGAAAAACTTAAAATCAACATAAATAGAATAATTAAATAAATCTAAGTTTTCAAAAAAATATATTTCATCCTTAGTATCATACTTTTCAATTTTACAAGGTAAGACTTTTGATATGTTAGATAGTAAAGTTTCGGCAACATCATAGTTTTTATAATATAAATCCTTAGTTATTATTTCTTGAAATAAACTTAATACATTTTTATTAAAACCCATAAAAAAACCACCAACTTCAAAACCTTTATTACTTGGGAATAATATACATTTTTCGTTAGTTAAGAATGTGTCAATTAAATGTTCGTCAATTACTGTATCATAAATTATGTGAAAATAATATTCATAATCATATGTTAACCCAATTTGACTTAATTTTTTAATTTGGTATAATGACGCCCATCCATAATCTGATTTACCTAAATGAAGTTCGTAAAATTTATTATCCATACAATAAGCCCAATATTCAAACATTGTTTTTCCTGGCCATTTTGTAACAGGATTTTCTTTTGTCTGAATAAAAACATTACATAAATCAATAATATACTCAGGTAAATTTATGGGTGATAATAATATAACATCTAAATTATTAGATTTAATTAGTTTTATGTTTTTTTCTAAAACATCAATTTTATTCTGTTTATCACAGAATGAGTTTATTAATACTACCCTGTTATTCACTTTTCTTAAATTTTAAAAATGATGGTTTATTTGATAATATTTCACTACCAAGTTTTTCAACTGAACTAATTATTCTTTCAGATAAATAACATTCAATTTTCCATTTGTCATTATCGGTTGTTTTATACCACCACCAATACATACTACCTAATTTTAAGGTGTTTGACAATATTTTCACATCATTTTTATATAAATTAATAACAACATTATGTGATGAATTACACATTGGTAAAATACCGTAAATGTGGTTTTCATTATCATAATCTCTCACTAAATCAACATATGCGTTTACAACATCATAATCTGGTAGGTGTAATCCTTTAGTGTCTGCAATACCGGCCCACTTACTTGTAAAAATATCTGAAGCTCTAAATTTTTCAATGATACCAAAACCACCGCAGTCTTTTATTCGTTGTCTTACAAAAAATTCTAAAATATAATTATTACCACAATATTTTAAATAATTTTCAGGAGAATTGGCAACACTAAATAACTCAATAAAATAAGATATTTTGCCAGCAAAAATTGATAAAACTGGAAATAAACCATTACGGTCATGAGCATCATTCATAAACCAATAGTCTAAGTTTGTTAAATCTTTTAAGTGTGTTTCTAATACTGTATGGTCTTTTTGATTTATAAAATAATCGTAATTGTGGTATATGAAATGTGTAAAACCTTTTTCTTTAAGTAAATTTAATCCGTTTTTTAAGTTAATTAACGAAGCGTAATGTGTGGTACCTAATCTATTACCTAAATTAGATTGGTAATAATAATTAGGATAACTTGAGAAAATTACAGAATCTGAGTACGATGGTAATGTTAAAATTTCATTTTCATCTGAATAAACATAATAATTAACGGATTTTTGTATATCGACATTAACGGGTGAATGAGATACTAAACATATTTTATAACCTTGTCTTTTAATACCTTCAATTGTTAATGATAGTAAAGCACTATCATTTGAATTCTGAGGATGAGCACCAATTAATACGCAAGTTTTTTCACTATCAATTGACATACAATTATATTTTTCATTTTAATACGTAACTAACATCCCATACTCTGTTGTTTTATCACCTAACTCCATTGAATTTAACGTTGGTGAATAAATTTTATAATTAAAACCATGAGATTCTAACTTATCTAATATAGGTTGTATTTGGTTATCAGTATTTGAATGTATTTCAATCATAAATTTATCAATCATTGACATTTGTTTGTCTGTAAGAGAAGGAATTAAATCATACTCACCACCTTCAATATCACATTTTAACAATGAAATTCGTTCAATACCTTCTTTTTCAATAATTTCGTCTAAAGTTATTGTTTCAAGTTCTATTGAATTAGTTAAAGATTCATAATCAACACCTTTTGTTGAATCAAAAGCAATTGAACCAATTGCTGAATTATTATCCGAATAATTAAATGTTACGGTTTTTTTCTCTGAAAAAATTGGTGAAAGATATACAGATGAACGACTATAATCATTATCTAACATATTTTTAATATTATTTTCTAAGTTTGGGTTAGCCTCAACCAAAACAACTTTGCGAGCATCTTTAGAATACATGTATTTAGCGAATAACCCAATATTAGCTCCAATGTCAATTACAGTGTCTAAATTATTTATATTAAAATTACGATAAATATCATCAACAAAAAATTCATTATAGTTTCTCCAACTACAATCAAAACCATCATAATTAAAAATTGGATAACGTAGTTCAATATCGTTAACAACATATTCTTTAGAAAAAACTAATTGGTTATCTTCATTATAAAAATCAACATCAAATCCTCTAAATGACGATAATCGTTTAAATTTAACAACATGTGTTGGTATTGGTACTACATACCATGTTACCGAATTGGTTGCTTGAAAGTTAAACCAATACATAGGACATTTAGATGTCATATCTTTAATTGATACTTTATAATTTACAGGTTCATTATCATTGTAATTAACATAAATTTTATTTTCATTTTCGTCAAAAGACAGGGAGAATTTTTCTTGTATTGTGTTCATATTTAATATTTTTTTTAAGTTAGTTATGTCGGTTTCAATATCACCAGTTAAATAAGTGATATTTTTATATTCATCGTATTTACCACAATATACATCTAAATTGTGCATCATCATTGGTATTTGATATTCTAATGCTTCTTTAATTGCTATTGGGTTTAATTCTTTATTGTTTTTATCACCTTTTGATGTAAAAAGAAATAAATCAGACGCTTCTAAAAAATCGTAAACATCATTTCTTTCACCCCAAACCATACAGTTATTAGGTTTGTTTTGTATTAATGGTTCCCAATAACTTTGAAAGTTTCCGGCCAAATTACCCAAAAAGTGAAAAACAATTTTGTAGTCCAATAATCTTTTTGCCAATTCAAAGATATAAGCTTGGTTTTTTCTTTGTGTAAATAAACCTACATTAACCACATGTTTATATGATGGGTCAAAATTAAGTTTGGTTTGCATTTCAGTTTTTCTTGGTAATTTAAAATCAACTGGATATTCAACAATTTCATATGGGATATCAAAACCTGAGTATTTGAAAGCACTAAATGCACTTACAAAAATAAATTTGTCAGGAAACCATCTTTTACGTTCAACAGGAAAACTAGAATCATGAGTGGTTTCAGTAATGATATATTTTCTATCATTTGAATAAATTCTTTTTGTTATTTTTTCATCTAAAAAATACTCAGGTACTTCTTCTAAAGAAATAAAATCTGGTTGAAACTCATCAATTAAATTCATCAAGACTTCTTCTTTATTTTGTGATAAAATAACTAAATTATCAAGACCAATTAAATTTATAATTCTATCTTTTTGAATTCTAAATACTTCTGCAATGTTTGAATATTCAACACACTTTATTTGATATGTGTCTTTTAATAGTTCAATTTTATTGACAATAACCTGAGGACATCCTCCTGTTGACAAATGCGGTGCAATAATTAAAAGTTTTTTCATGTATTATATTTTTGGTGTGATATAAATTAAACCTCTTTTAGCTCCAACGGCCTCAGTGTTGTAGTAATAATCAAAACCATTTGGGTATATTTTTTTTATATGATTTTCAATCCAATCAAAACAAAAATCATTTCCATTATATGAATCATATCCTAATTCAGGATTATTTGTTTTGAAATCATGAATTACAATAATTGGTGTTGTGTTTAATGTTGAAATAATATCTAATTCATCTAATAAAGGACAATAATCACCCCAATGCGCATCTAAGAAGAAAATTGTTGGGTCTGATAATTTACCTTGTAAATTTGGTAGACCAATTAAACTGTTTTCTAAAAATGAATTTACATTATTAAAATCTTTAGTCTTTTCAATACCGACATTATAAAAATGTTCATTAGTTTCATAGGTATATACTGTTTGAAAATTTTCACCAAACCATTTTGTTGTACTAAAAACATAACTACCTGTCTCAACAACATTTTTAACATCAAATTTATGTTTTAGTTTAATGAACTCATACTCAGTAATTACATCACCTGCAAATGGTTCATCTTCGTACGCAAATATATTAAATACGCTCATATTATTTTACTAATAATATAATCTTCAGTGATAATGTAGTCAATAGAATTGTCCAAAAGATGTTTTAATACTTGGTGTGGATAATTGTTAATTGGTTCACCATGTGAATTAAAAGATGTGTTTAAGACTAATGGTATTCCTGATAATTTATAATACTCGGAAATTATATTATGAAAGTGTGGGTTTGTTATTTTATTTACACTTTGAGGTCTTGCTGTCCCATCTTTTTGATGTATAACCGCTGGAATCATCTCAATCCAAGAATCTTTAGTGTTATAACATAATGTCATAAATTCTGCAGCATACTTTGATTTGTCATTTGAAAACACGTCAAAAAAATGTTCTTCCAACACACTTGGTGCAAATGGCATAATTTCAGTTCTTTTAAGTCTTGTATTCAATAATGTGTGAGTGTCTTTATCTGTTGGTCTACAAATAATACTACGATTACCTAAAGCTCTTGGACCATACTCTGTTTTACCAACAAAGACTCCAAGTATTTTACCATCATTTATTAATGAAGCAATTTTTTCAAAAGAAACAGGTTCTGTTGTTAAAGTGTTTTCATGTGATAAAAGTTCATTATCCCAATATTCTTTACTAAACTTTGAGCCAAAAAATACATTGTCTAATTTTACTGGTGTTGGTAATTCACCTAACTCATTAGATTTACATATTGCGGCACCCAACGCCAAACCACCATCACCCATTGATGGGTGAATAAAGATTTCATCAAATAATGATGTGTTATTTATAAATTGGTTTAATTTAACATTTGCAAAAATACCACCAGCAAATGTTATTTTATTATAATCAGGGTACTTGTCTTTCAAGTCCTTCAAAAATTGATACATTATTTGTTCCGATAATACTTCTAAAGTAAAAGCTAAATTATTACGTTTTTCAACTGAATCAAAATAACCATTTTTATTTAAGTTATGTTCAAAAATAAAATCAAACATTGGGTGACCATTTTTTGGTCCAATCATTAAATTACCTTCATATTTTAAACATTGTGATAAATAATCATATATTTCTTGGTCAAATTGACCATGAGAAACCATACCAACAATTTTACCTTCATCCTTAAACATCTTCCAACCTAATAGTTGGGTTACTTTACCCCAAACACCAGCAATAGACATTGTTAATGATGTTGGAAGTGTATGTACTTGTTCACAACTACCTGAGTCACACAAGTAGATTTTACCTCTACTTCTGTGTCCTTGACCATCATGACTCATTGCAATTACTTTTCCTTTGAAACCTGATGTGAAATATGCACCTAATGCGTGACATTTTTGATGTGAAAAACTATCAAATTTATGTTCAACACCCATAAAGTCATGTTCGATACCCATATGTCGGGGGAGAGCAAAAACAACATGGTCAACATTGTTAATTGTTACATTAAAATTGTCTCTTAAAAAATCTAAACCCATGTTTGGTCTTTGCCAAAAATGATTGAGAGCTTTACTACCAGTTAATTTTTCTTCTTCCATGGCACAAATGATTTTACCATCTTCTATGTATGCTACTGAGGAATCGTGTCCTCCATAGTGTATTCCTATAATTTTACTCATAAATTCATAATGTCGTTAAATAATTGTTTAGATGTCATTTTTAACCAATCATTTCTGTGATTATACGACACATTTGGTTCCGTGTGGTTTTGATACAAGACCCAACCTGAACCCCATTCACCATAAGATAAATGTAATAAATGGTGTCTATCAATTGCGTAATCTGCATAATATTTTGTTGGAAAGTTAGATACCGCAGGTTCAATATCTTCAAAAATAATCTCAGGTAATTTGTTATGTAATTTTAATCTGTCATTAAATTTTGAATATATGTGTAAATTACAACCAGTATTTTTCTTAAATTGAACAGATAAATTAAACCACTCTAAACATTCTTCATAAGAATCTGTTTTAAGTCGCAATAAAACATTTTCATCGGTTTCATTGTAAGTGTGTTCACTTACTTGAACCACTTTATTATCGTACCAACCATATATTTTAATCTTCCAATTAACTCTAAATTGTTTTGCAACGTATTTGAACCAAGTATAACAGTGTATTACATTATACGAGACCAATGACCATCCATGTCCTGTGTTTTCATAATATTCAATTAAATATTTTTCAGAGGATAAATCTTGAATATCAACAAATGCTCCACCAATAAAATTTATGTTAATGGGTATATTAGAGAAATCTTTCATTTTAGTTTTTTATTAAATTATTTTCAAGTATTTTATTCATAACCATAGTAGGTGATATGGTTCTAGTACATTCAAATCTTTTATTTTCAGGACAAAAATCTTTTAAAAATGTTACAAATTTATCACAATGTTTTGGTGAATTCCAACAACCATGACAAACATTATCATTATAAATTCTAACACAATCTTGACTAAATTCGTTTTCTTTAATTGTTACTCCTGATATCATAACAACTTTGGTGTTACAAGCCCATGCTAACCAAGCTAAACCAGAACTCATACCAATAAAAAAATCACAGTGTTTTAAGTACCATGCTCTGTTAGATAAAGGTAAGTCACCATTTAATTTAGTGATACCTTTTAGGTTTGATTTTTCTTTTGATATGGAAACAATCTCATATCCATATGACTTTAACATTTGAATCAATTTTTCCCAGCCAACAGGATTATTCCATTCTTTTATTGGACCTGACGCAAATTCAGAAATACAAATGTATTTGTTTTTAATTGGTCTTTCGTCTGAAATATTTTGAATTAAAGGTTTTATTTCTTTGTATTCTAAACCAATTTGTGTTGCTCCAAATTCTTGTAGTGGTACTAAATTAGGATGTTTTGGGGATGAATCGGTATTCCATAACGTTAAACCTTCTAAATACTTTTTCTTTTTTTTATATAATTCATTAAGTAATATAGATTGTTCCTCAGGTGTTTTACCATATACCATTCTGTAACTGGCATAAAATTTTTCATCATCCATTTGATAATTTCCAAAATCAACCATATTAATGTTAGGATATGTGTCCTCAAATAAATCCTTCAAACTAAATTGTAATGTCACTTTACAATTATGTTTTTTTGCAAATTCATTTGCATATGCCACCCAAGCAATGTTATCACCAAGAGGGGTGTTTTGAATAGTAATTAAGACTTCTTTGTCTCGTAGGTTAATAATTTCTTCATGAATAACACCTACATTGTTTTTTAATACTACAATTTTCCACTCAACAAAATACTGAATACTTGGTTTGGTCCAATAATTAGGTTTCAAATTTGCGTGATGTAATAGTTTACCTGTTTGATTATTAATAAACAATACTTCATATGTTTCTGATTCATTATACTGAACACCTTTTTCACCAACAATTTCAACCATACAACCATCAAGGTAGTTAATTTTTAATTCAATATTATTCTTCATATATTTCCATAATTTTATTAAATACTGAATCGTATTGTGGGTGACATTCAAATGTAGGTTTTTTCTCCAAACAATTAATTAAAGGTGGTACTCCTTGAACACTTCCCCACTCTTCAACACCGTACTTCATATCTGAAGCGCAAAATATTGAACATCCACCACCAACATAGTGGTATTTGTATTCTTGAGAATTGTGTCTATATGGTGCCCTCCAACGAGGATTAATTGATGAACCTAATTGTATAATATGAGCATCGGTTGTACCTGCTAAGTGTAAAAGACCCGAATCCATTGTAACAAACGCAATTGAATTTTGAATTAAATGCCAAGCTTGTGATAAATTGGTTTCATTCATTAAATTTAAACCATTTTCTATATGAAAATTAAATACTGGTTTATCAATATTCCAAAAACCAACCTCACTTGAATCTTTACCTATTGAAACAACAGAAATACCCGATTTATTTAATTCTTCAGTTAATTTAACCCATTGATATGAGTCCCAAGTCCTACTTGGCCAGTTCTGAACTGGGTGTATCAAAACATATTTTTCAGGTAATCCTTCAATTGGTGTAAATTCATCTGGGTTATAGATACATTCCATTTCTTCAGGAAACAATTGAAATCCTAACAACATTGCATGATACTGACGAATATCGGTATGTGCGTGTTTATGTTGGATTCCTTTATCATTTTGTTTACCAATATCGTAAAACGAATTGTGTACTATGAAATTTTCTCTAATATAGTCCATATTCATACCACCCGATGGGTAATTTTTATCTATATATGGATTATTTTTAAAAATTTCAGGGTGTTGTGAAATTATATTAACTTTACAATTATAAGCCTCACTTACTTTTTTAATGGTAGGTGTTGAACATAAAGTATCACCAATTGATGGGCAGTCACTTAAATCGTAAAAGATTGAATCTCCTACGTCAAGTATGTTTGCATCCCAAAGATATTTGTTTGTTGTGTGCCAGTATTTACGCATAATGTGAATTATAAGTTATTTCATTGTATTATTCAATGCTGAATAACCTGAAACTTGTTTACCAATCATTTCTTTATGTGATAATAATCCACCTCTATTGGCATAAACCCAAGCCAACCAAACATCTGGAGAATGCCAATAATGTGTTTGGAGATTATTAATTATATTATTTCTTTCTGATTTATATATCATATACATTGAGCCTAATAAGAAATGTGGTACATCGTAAAAATCTCCCAAATCAATCACTTTATCCCAATAATCATCATTTCCTGATAACCAAACAATATTTCCTGAAAAAGAACAAATTTTTGAACCACGTTCAACACCCAATTCATATCCTTTTTTAATTGTATTAAAAAAATCATCAGGGTTTAATTCCGTTATTACATCACCCTCTAAAATAATTAATGCATCTAAATCATTTGAAAATTCTTGGGTTATTGCTCGTTTATGTGCCATGTATGCACCGTAATGACCATAAGATAAACAATACGAGTCATTACCTTCACAAGTCTCATTAATAATTGCGTTTTCCCAACAAGTATTCCAAGGTAATTCTTCTCTATTAATAATGGAATATTGTTGAGTATAAGAATCAAATTTACACTTTAATTTTTCAAAACAATCAATGGATTGTTTTTGTTTATTTAAGATTGATTGCCATCTCTCATCTGATACATCTTTTTGATGTTCAGGATTTATTAAAAGGTGAACTATTTTAATTTTCATGGTTAATAATTGTTAATTGTGTTAATAATATGATTTACTTCGTCAATTGTCAAAAATGGATGAATTGGAATTGATACTATTCTATTACATGTCTCATCTGTTTTTGAACTTGAAAATACAATATCTTCACTATCAAAAATTGATGTTTGATGAATTGGAATTGGATAGTGAATAATTGTAGTAATACTATTATCAGACATATGTTTTTCAAATGACTTACGGTCATCAACCTCAACGCAAAAAATATGATATGAATGTGTTGTACAATCTTCAGATACTTTTGGTAAAACAACTTTTGGGTTGTTAATTTCATTATGATAACGTTCTGTAATTTTATTTTTAATATCAGTCCACTCTTTAAGGTGTTTTAATTTCTCAGATAATACAATTGCTTGCATTGAATCCAATCTATTATTATAACCAATCTCATCATAATGATATTTTACTTTTGAACCATAGTTTCTAATTGACTTTAATCTATTATAAAAATCTTCATTGTTAGTTGTAATAATACCAGCGTCACCACAAGCGCCAAGATTCTTACCTGGATATAATGAATAAACTGCCAAATCACCATATGAACCCAAATAATTGTTTTTGTATTTTGTTTCATGTGATTGAGAACAATCCTCAATGACGTGAAAATTATATTCCTTTGATAATCTCATAATGGTATCCATATCACATGAGTGACCATATAAGTGAACAGGTATTACAACCACTTTATTAAAATTATCTCTACGATTTTTTAAAAACAACTCTAAATGATTTGTATCAATCGTGAAATGTTCGTCATGGTCAATAAGTGCTACAAAAGGTTCTGTGAGTGGTAAATGTTTAACTGCCAAGTAATCGGCAACAAATGTGTTTGATGGTATAATAACTAAATCAGTATTGGTTAAATCAAACATTTGAAGAGCCAATTTTAAACCATCAGTACCATTTGACACACCAACAGCGTATTTTGTGTTATAATGTTGGGCAAATTCAGATTCAAATTCTGAAACCGCAGGTCCGTTAATATATGAACCTTGATAACCAAGTTTATCTATTTTTTCTAAAACAACTTCTCTAATTGTTTCCCATTGTTTTCCTAAATCGTTAAATTGCATGTTCTAAGTTTTTTGTTATTTTAAGTGTTATTTCTTTATTTGAATCAAAATTATTGTCACTGAAGAAGTGTCTCATACCAATATGGATTGGGGATGGAGAGTCTGAAAAATCTTCAACACCATTATTAGTAATGATTACTTTTTTTACATCATCAAAAACGATAACTTCATCATCTTCAGTAATGAATAATGATACCCTGTTTTTTGTTTTATGTTGCCAAGATGAATTAATTATAACTTGCAATCCACTTTTATAATACCAACTAATATTGGAACCAAAGTCTTCATTTGATTTAACTGAAAATTCATTCCAAGTAAAATCAAAATTTGTTCTACCAAATATGTGATATAAAATGGATAAATCATGTGATGATAAATCGTGGATTGAACTTGTGTCAAATCTTTTTGGACCGTCATTGGTTCTGTTAAGAATGACTTGTTTAATTTTTTTCTTAGACACAATTTTTCTGATTTTATCAACACATGGATTGAACGTATAAACCCAATCAACAAATAACATATTGTTATTTTGTTCCATTAATGAATATATTTCGGTTGATTCTTTATATGTGTTAACCAAAGGTTTTTCACACCAAATTCTTTTGTTCTTAAATTCAGATAATTTCAATAATATTTCGTGGTGTGTTGTAAATGGTGTTACAACAAAATAATGTGAATAACTATCATCCAATAGATTGAAGTTGTCTAAAACAACATCAACAATTGTGATATCATTATACCCTAATGATAATAAATTTTTATGGAGTATTTTACCCCAATAACCATATCCAATTAGGCAAATTTTATGATTTAATTCTTGCCGGATTTCCATAAACTGTTACATTATCAGGTATGTCTTTTGTAACGACTGAACCCGCACCTATTATTACGTTATTACCAATCTTGACTGGTAAAATTGTTGAGTTGGAACCAATTCTAACGCGGTCACCAATAATTGTTTTTTTCATTTCCCAATTTTCTATTAAATCTGAGTCAAATGTGTCATTGGTAAACATAACTCCGTGACCGATAAAAACATTGTTACCTATTTTAACACCTGAAGGTATGAAAGAGTGTGAACTAATAATAGAATCATTCCCAATTTCTGAATCTCGTTGAATTTCAACAAATGGACCAATCTTAACATTGTTACCAATCTTACAACCATAAAGGTTTGTTGGTTCAACAACAAAAACATTTTCACCAAATTGTACGTTTTTTATACTACCCATATCAAAATAATATAGTTTTTATTGGATAAAAATAAATGAAAGTTTGGTTTTTATTGTCGTTAAATTCTAATTACAACAATTATTATTATGGTACCAAAGGTGCCAAAGTTATTGGATGAATAATATCAACCTGAGAATAACGGATTTTATAAAAAAGACCAAGATTAAAATAAGAATTTAATCTGATTTAGTTTTATTAATCTGACTAAAGGTCTTCATCAATTTAAGACTATCTTGATAGTTCTTTTCAAGACGTTGCAGTTCTTTTTCATCAACAACAGACTCCAAGGCATTAACATATAATTCCTCGGCTTCTTTGATTATTTTCTCTATTGTCTTAATAAGCTTCATATAATATAAATATAGTTTAAGTGCCTGTTTATTTATCTTTTGATATTTCTATTTTTAAATTGTATAAAAACTCACTATCGAGTTATTTATAGTACAAATGGCATTTCCAGTAATAACAATAATATCTTGTGATACATTAGTTTCTTATGAAGTTTCTATAAGTTCCTTAGCTGGTTTAACTGGCGGTATTAGTTATTCCTTTACGTTTACGGGCGCATTACCTGGTGGATGCTACGAATATATTGGTAATGTAGGTTCATCACCAATAGATACTGTTGCAACAGTTTCTATTGGACATCCTGATTGTGCGACATGTCAGGCAACTACTCCAACACCAACGCCAACACCTACAATAACACCTACTAATACTGTTACACCAACTAAAACTCCGACACCAACACCAACTTGTAATTGTGAATATATTACAATCACAATATCTCAAATTGACCTTGATAATGCTACTGGTAATGTTAGTGAACCATTCTTCAATAATAAGGTAGAGTTAATTTATATTCCTTGTGGTGAGTACAGCATTACAAATAAGTATTATGATACTGCTGGAACATACACTAATGAGGTATGTATAAGTCCATCAACAATTCCAACATATATTTTTTTACAATATTATGTTAATGATGCAGTAGCACTCGCAGATAATTCAACTTATTACCAAACAGGTATAAATTGTTGCAATGAAATAGTAACACCAACACCAACTAATACTGAAACTCCAACTGTAACTCCTACAAATACTGAAACACCAACAAATACTCCAAGTGAAACTCCTACACAAACTCCTACCAATACTGAAACACCGACAAACACTCCAAGTGAAACTCCAACACAAACACCAACTAATACCGAAACACCAACACCAACTTCTACTAATACTGAAACACCAACTCCAACTGTAACGAATACTCAAACTCCTACCAATACTGAAACACCAACAAATACTCCAACTCAAACTCCAACTCAAACTGAACCTTACGATATATATTTATTTGCTGAATGTGGAAATTCATCAAATCAATTTAGATATGAAAATGTACCAGGAACATTAACTATTGGCGATGTTTATTTAATTAGTGGTCCTTATTTTAATGGATATGCCACGGTTGTACCATATGTTGCAACAGGGTTATTATATCCATCTGTGGGTAGTACTTTCACTGGAGCACCGTCATGTCCAACACCAACTCCAACACCAACGGTTACTCAAACTCAGACGCAGACACCAACGGTTAGTCCAACAAGTACTCTTACGCCAACACCGACACCAAGTAATGGTGCATGTGATTCAATTTATTGTTTTAGAACAACATTACCATCTTTATCAGGGTATAGTGGGAACTATACTCAAACAGGTACTTACAATTCAAATTTCTATTATAATGGTGATGGAATTAATTTTGGTGTGGTTTATTATACTGGTAGTTATTGGTGTTTAAGTACATCATTAGGTGGTACTTGTTTATTGGAAGGTGCGACACCATGTTATTCAACTTGTCCTGATATTTCAGCCAATTATTTTAATGGAGGACCTTGTCCCACACCAACACCAAGTCCTGTTAATTGTGAACCATTTGATTTCAACGCTTACTTTGATTGTGATTGGGAACCATTGCCAACACCATCCCCAAGTGTGAATTGTGGTGATGTTGATTTTGACGTTACATCTTTAGGTGTGACCCCAACACCAACACCTACAGGTTATGCTTGTAGTGGTACAGGTGTTTCATTCTCGGTATGTCAATATAATTCAACAACACCAACTCCTACGACAACACCAACAATTACATTAACAAAAACTGTTGATGTTCAAGGACAAGCAACATTTGTTATGTTGGATGAATTATTCGAGTGTGTTAACGTTAAGATATTGGTTGATTGTGAAACAGGTGACCAATTATATACTAGTGATAATTTAATTTATTCTGGAACACCTGTTACAACTGGTATTACAATGTCAGTTATTATTAATGGTAGTCTTATGTGTGTAACCTATAGTGGTACAAGTAATACGATTTCATCTAATTGTAATGTTGATGAAATTATTGCAATTTCTTCTAGTTGTGGTACTTGTAATGTTTTCCCATCGTCAACACCTACTCACACACCAACTCAAACTCCAACGCAAACAGTTACAAATACGCCAAGTCGACCACCAGGAACACCAACATCAACACCGACAAATACAAAAACACCAACATCAACACCGACACCTACACCACATTGGGTTTATGTTTATGAAAGTTGTCAGCCAATAGGTGAACAATTGGTTAATACTCAAGTTATTCAAACAATTAAAATTACATCATTTACCAATTTAACTGTTGACCAAACATTCCAAGATAATCAAGGTAGATGTTGGAAATATATTGGACAGTTTACAACTGATTATATTGCACCTCCAACGGTGTCACCAATAACTTATACTGGTAATTATTTTGGTTCACAATCAATTGTGTCTGATGTCTTTGATACTTGTACTGATTGTTTAAATTTCCAAGGTCAGGCCGTTAAATATATGGGTGATGAAGTTAATTCTATTTCAGCACAAGATGCTTGTTTAAATTATAAGGCATTTACTTCATATTATACAAACACTACAATACTTAATGTTGGTGTTAGAGTTTATGATGTATTTACATCAGTACCAACAAATGGTAATAATTTATGGGTTGTATTAAAATTAAACACATCATCAAATCTTGGAACTGCGGTTCAAATTAATACTTCGGGATACATAACCGCAAAACAAAACGTTAATACTAATTCTTGTTAATAATGGCAATACAAGTAACAATAAATAATATAACAGGTGCAACACCATACGACATTTATATATGTCAGGGAGATGGTACGGGTTGTTTTTATATGGCAACTATATCTACCGTTCCGTATGTTTTTGATATCCCTTCACCATACGATTCATCAACTCAATATATGTTAAAAGTTATTGATAATAATGGATGTATAATAACAGGGATTGAAGATGTTGTCCCATGTTAAACTATAAATTAAAATGAGTCAACAAGTAACCATAACATCCGTAACCGCTAACACACCAGTTGAAATCTACTATTGTGATTCAATGAGTGCAAGTTGTGTTTACGTATCAACTGTATCTGTATTTCCATATACATTTAGTGTTCCTCCACCATACGATGAACAGAATATTGTTATAAAGATTGTTGATACTCAAAGTTGTGTGGATGGATATGTAATTCCAATTACACCAACTCCAACATTAACATTAACTCCAACACCAACAAACACGCCAACAGTTACTACAACAAACACATCAACACCAACTAATACACCCTCTTATACACCCACAAATACTGCGACTCAAACATATACTCCGACTAACACACCAACACCAACAACAACTCCTGTAATTTCAATACACCCTATTGGTAATCAAGTATCTGCAACATCTGCAACTACTTGTACCAACACAATCACATTAACTAATTATTACACATACATTGCTCAAGCAAATTTGACACCTGTGGTTGGTGTGATAGTTTATCAAACGGTTGTTAATGATACTCTATATAATCCATACAACGGTGGAAATAGGTACATTAAAATGAGTTTTGGAGGAAATTTTTATGTGGTTAAAATTAATGCTCAAGGAGCTATTGTTGAATTCCAACTATGTCCATAAAAATATTAGAGATTATACTTATATGATAAATAAACTAAACAACACAAACACTTTAAAGTAAATGGCTTGTACTACTTGTACCAGATGGATGGTGTGGAATGAATCTGGTCAAAATCAGATTTTTTATTATTACGATTGTAATGACGGTACCACCCTTTTAAGTTCACTTGTTGGCGCTGGTCAATTTTATAGTGTGTGTGGATGTCAAGCGTCAGGTTCATACGCAACTAGTAATGAAGTGTATATTGAAAATGGAGGTACTGGTTATATTAACTATAATGGTATATTAATATCTCCTTGTGAAACCGTACCTGAACCAAGTATAACTCCAACTCAATTTCCAACAAGAACGCCAAACATTACTCCTACAAATACACCAACAAAAACAGTTACTCCAACAGTAACAAGAACGCCAAACCCAACACCAACAACTACACCAATTATTTGTGGTAGTGGTATTACAACAACTTCAAGTGTTTATTATACCGATTGTTGTGGAAACTTTGTAAGTTCTAACCTTACAATTGGAACCGTTGTAATATTCAATTATGGACAACCTTATAATGGTATTACAAAATTAAATGTACCTGCAACAACTTCATGTTTAACACCGACACCTACAAGAACTCAAACACCAACACCGACAGTAACTCCTACGGTGACAAATACTGTAACACCAAGTACAACTCCAAATTCAACTCCAACTCAAACGCCAACAACATCACTTAAACAAGATTATTCATTGAAGAATGAATGTGATGTTCTAACATTATTTGATATGGGTGTTCAATGTAACCCAATTCAAATGCCATCAAATCAATATTCTAATGATGGTGTATTATCTTTAAAAGTAACAGGAGGAACAAGTCCTTATTCATATTATTGGTCAGGAGGTCAGAGAACTAGAACATTAGTTGGAATACCTGAAGGTTCATATCAAGTTACAGTTGTGGATTATTATGGTGATTATTCTTCAACGACTATTTGTAATTTATTTGCACCGTCACAAACACCAACACAAACAATTACACCTACTCCAACAATTACACCTACTCCTGTTTGGCCAAACTTATGTTTAACATATGTAAGAGGTTCAATTGCTTATGGTCCAATTCAGTTTGTTCCTAGTGGCGATTCAAATGGAAAACCAATGTGGTCGGCAACTTATCAATCGGTAAATCTATCAATCGCTTGGAGTTCATTACAATCAAGATGGGAAGTCATTGGATGGACGTTTACGACAGGAACACCTGTTAGTACCAACCAAACAAACATACCTGATAATGGATGGAGTATGTATGGTGGTCAGAATGCAACTGTTTATGTGGTACAGGGAACTTGTCCGACATATGCACCATTATCAGTTGAGATTACTAAACAAGATAGTTCATGTCCAGGAACTCAAAACTGTAATGGTTCAATAACTATTGCAACATACAATGGAGTACCACCTTATAGTTATTCAATTAATAATGGAAACACATATCAAACGAGTAATATATTCCAAGGATTATGTGCAAACGATTATACTGTTATTGTACAAGACTCAGTTGGAAACACTTTAAACTCAGGTATAAGTATTGGTTCATCATCTATCGCAACAACATATAATATAAAAGTTCAATTAATTAATGATGTTAATTATAGTGCGGATAATGAAGTTGCAACTTGGAAAGTTGATGTTACACCAGCACTTCCTGTTGGTACATCAATATCATTTAAGTTAAATGTTAATGCGGTTCAAGACGTTGACGGACCTGGTGGTGGTATAATTACCAACACTACTACCGTTAATAAAAATGGTACCTCATTAATACAAACAACTGTTAATTCAACATCACAGTCATCAACAAGAGAAAATTGTTCACCATATACTCAAGTTAAAACTACTAAATCACAAGTTTATAACTTAACAATTGGACATGGTGATGTAATTAGTGGAACTTCATCATCACAATTGTTAATAACCACTGGTGCTACAGGAAGTAATGGTTGTATTACCCAATTGGTTCAAACCATATTAGTATCTACGTCACAACCTACCATTTCAGGTAAAGATTGTTCTGTTGTTGTGAATAACTCAACAGGCCAAGGAGTTGTTAATCACACTTTATCAAGTGCAGTTTCAACTAATTCAATATCATTAAGGACATTAACAGGGACAACAATATGTAGTGGAGGTACAATTGGGGTTTATGGAATAACAGGATTTGCAACATTATATACAAATGCTTCACCAGGATTTGTGGATGGTGCAACGGTTTATACTAATGATTCTTTAACAAATTTAGCGCCAGATGGTGTGGTATTTAGATATCCAAACAGTACTAATTCGACGGTTTATTTAGTTATTGGTAATGGTGAAATAAATGCGATAGGTACATACGGTGGACCATGTTAATTAATAATTTAAAATAAAAGACAATAAGAATATTTATAACAAATGGCATACATTATAAAAAATACATCAGGATTAATTAACACCAGACTTACTGATGTTGGAAGAAGAAATATTTCACAAGGAAATTTTTCAATTTCTTATTTCCAAATAGGTGATAGTGAAGTTAGTTACAGTGCTGTGACAAATTATAATCAAACAAATAATAATATTTTAATGCCAGCGTTTAACGCACAGAATGATACTGGTTCGCCTCAATCAAACAAACAAAATGTTAAATACCCTTATTATGTTCAGGGTGGTAGTGGAGGAACATACGGTATTCCATTTTTAGATAATAAAATTCAACCTGTTTATAATTCTGCGGGACCTAAAGGGTTTTTTGTTACTGGAGGTACCCAAGGTAATTGGTCAGCTCAAACAAGTTCGGCATATACAGTTACTTCAAATTATTGGGTAGACATGACAACATTAACAGGTCAAACAACTATTGATATTGAACTTGACCCAGCCTTTTGTGCAATTACTTCAGGAACACCATCAATTAATGATTATGTGACTCTTATATTAGATGGTAATGGTGGATGTGGTGATTTTGGCACCTATCCAATTCTTACTTATAGAATCCAAGATATTGACCCATCAACAGGTACAACAGGAACAACGGTGTTTACATTAACCCTTGATAGAAGCGTCCCTGATTATTCCGCAATTGCAATTAATGGTAACATGGCTCGAGCATTGATATATCCTTCAGGGATGACTCAATTGTATGATACTATAACTCCAGCACCTTATTGGCAGACAGACACACTTAATTTTGAATCACCTTGTGATGTTAGAAATCGTGAAAACACTGTAATTTGGAATATGAATATTCCTTGGTCGGTTAATTTAGCTGGTGTATTCACAAGTCAATATGAGGGATATGGTAGTTATGGTTCGGTTACTTATTTAGGTACGAAAGAATATTTAGGATATCAAACTGAAAGTGCTCAAACAGACACAAGTTTAGTTTACTATTATAATTCATTTGATGAAGAAATTATTGTAACACCTAAAGAACAAAAAGCGATTGCGATTATCCATTATACAAATCAAGATATTGATAATGTATACGGAGAAAAATTTTCAACGGTTCCTTTTGACCCACAAAATCCAAATGACGACACAGGTTTAGCAAGACACTTTAAGTTAACATTGCCAACATTAATGTGGCATAAATCATCCGCATCAACTATTGGTGAAACATTTTATATTGACCCAGCGGGATATGATTTATGTAAACCATACTATATTAAATCTACGGAAAATATAGATATGAATGACCCTGGTATTAGATACTACCATTTATGGGATACTAATCCTGATACTAATGGAAATTTAAATAGAATTGGTAAAGTATTCCCTGACCAAGAAATTGTTGTTATTGATGATGAAGAAATCATCGCCGCAATGTCTTACAAGGCAAACAGAAACTGGACGTTAACCGCTCCAAAGTTGTCATTAATATCTCCAAACACTTGTAATACAGGACAAAGTTCGGTAGGTATTTTAACAAATGATGTTCAAAGGATGTGGGTAACATATCGATTGGATTCAACAGGATTTACTGATTCATTACATTGTAACTATTATTCAGTTATTACAGGACCGGGAACAGGGTGTACAATCGACTCTCAAAACGTAGCTGTTAGATTCGGTAATGAGTTTCCATTCTTATCTGAAGGTACTCTTTCAGGATATTCTGCAAATTCATTTAAAGTATTGTGTCAACTTATTAGTGGAACAACACAACCAAGTCCAACGGCATGGAGAGAAATTGATTTTACAAGTGAAATAAGTGGTTCAAGTGTTAATGGTTATTTAACTGTTAGTGGTTTAACTGGTACTACATTCCAAATAACTAACGAACTATATAATAGTGCGACAACATATAATTTAGCTAATTATATTGACATACCTGAAAATGGATATCCTGAAATATTAAACTTTGGTGATGAGTATTATTTTTATGGAAACTTGGAAACCGATATTAGTGCAACCATTTATGAGATGAGATATCTTATAAATCTTGGACGTAACCAATTTACCAATACATCAAATCCAACATGGATGTCAGGAACAACTTCATATGTTACTGAAATTGCCCTTTACGATTCTAATTATGACCTTATTGTTATATCTAAACTACAATCTCCTGAGTTAAGACAAGGTATTCAGCAGTACGTGGTTAAATTAGATTTTTAACATATGACAAAAACAATCAATAAAACATCGCCTAAAGTACTTGGGCTTGACGTTTCAACCAAAACAATTGGGTGGAGTTTATTTGACATTCAAACAAAAGAACTTTTAGAATTAACTCACGTATCTCCAGTACCAAAACCAAAGGTTGAAAATAAAATCGAAGAACTTATACTCAAGGGTCATATTTTTAAAGAAAAAATTAAAGACTATGTTGGTATGGGTATTACTCATGTTGTCATTGAAGAACCATTATTAAATTCTAATAATATCTATACCGTTGGTACTCTTATGAGATTTAATACTTTGGTATGTAAAGAAGTTTATGATGTTCTTGGAATCATACCTGAATTTATATCCACCTATAACTCAAGAAAATTTGCATTCCCACACCTTGTCCAACAAAACGACAAGGGTAAACATGTTCTATTTGGTGGTCTTCCAAAAGATACAGACAAAAAAGTTATAATATGGGAATTGGTTGCAAAACGAGAACCACAAATTATTTGGTCGTATACCAAAAACAATACTCTTAAGAAAGAAAATTTTGACCAAACCGATGCTTATTGTGCCGCTCTTGGTTATATGAAACTCAAAGAAATTTGGTAAATTAAAATATTATCATTATCTTTGTCGTATGAGACATGTGATAAATGATGATGAATCCAAAGCAATTAAGAAAGCAATCAAAAAGTTTTCGGGTAGCGACATATCATTTACGAATGGAACTCTAAGAGGTTCATTTAAAATTACAAACTTCAGAAAATATCCCATGCATCATGAAATTGATGTTGAGTTCAAAGGTGAACTTTTTGGTAAGATAAGCGTCCTTGAAGGTAAAAGATGGCAGTCATCTGAGATTTATGGTCAAAAAAACATTTCCAAAATAAAAATTAATAAATTAATCAAAAAATGCCTTTTAACCGAGGTTAAAAGTCATGCTGTTTATTTTGGTATTAATGTTAAATGGGTTGATAGTATAAAAAAAATAACATGGATATGATTTTAATTATTTGGACATTAATAATGTCCGTAGCGGTAGTATTTGTAATGATTGAACACATTGTAAGTACAAAATTGAAAGACGGTAATCGTTTCAAAAAATGGTGGAGAGAGAAATTATTGGGTTTTTGAACAGTAATCAATCACGTGTGTAGTTAAACTCAAAAAAATTACTATATTTAGTGTATGTCAGATGAGGTAGAGGTTTTAGTGGAGTTACTTAGAGATGTGTTGGGTCATGAGAAACAACACTACGAGTCAAAAGGTCAAATATCTTTTGACTGCCCTGTCTGTGCTGATGAGAAAGGTCTTGACGATGGAGACGGAAAAGGTAACCTTGAAATTAACTACTCAAAACACGTATACAAGTGTTGGTCTTGTGGTGAGACATACGGAACTCAAGGACCGTTAGGGAGACTATTTGACAAACACGCAACCAAGGCTCAAAAGAAAGTATACAACCTCATCAAACCTGAGGAATTAAAACAACAAGACGCGAAGAAACCAAAGTTAAAATTACCTGAAGGTTATACGACCTTCGAAGATTCCAATGCAAGATTCATTCCACACATCGAAGCGATGAACTACCTCAAGTCAAGAGGCATCACGGATGAGATGATTAAGAAGTATAAGATAGGATATACGGTAACAGGTGAATTTGCTTATCGAATAATCGTTCCATCATTTAACAAAGAAGGTACATTGAATTATTTTGTTGCTCGAGCTTGGGTATCAAAGAAGATGAAATATAAAAACCCAACCGCAGCTAAAGATGAAATCATATTCAACGAAGGATTAATTGACTGGTCCAAAGATGTTTATTTGGTTGAAGGTGCCTTTGATGGATTCTTTTTAGATAATTCAATAGTGATGTTAGGTAAGAAGATGAGTCAGTTGTTATTTGAAACCTTATATAACAATGCCAAAGGTAATGTGATTATATGTCCTGATGGAGATGCGTGGAAGGATGGATTAAAACTTTATCATGAATTAAATGGTGGAGTATTATATAATAAAGTAAAAATTATTAAATTACCAATTGATAAGGATATCTGTGATTTAAGAGGACAAATAGATGAATATTATGTCGAAATAAAATAAAAAGTTTGGTGGTATGAAAAATATGTTGTATTTTAGCTTAAGAATATAACGATATACACGGATATGACATTTACATTAGACACCTACCAAAGATTAAAAGTGGCTTACAACACAGCTCGTCAGAACAATTTAGAAGTGTTCACCTTTGATAATCATGATTTATTAACAGATTATGCAAAGTATATGATAGAGTACTTAACATCAAAATTTGAAAATTAAAATATGGAATTAAAAGAGATTGTTAAAGAAATAAGAGAGATTATTTCACAAAAACAAAATGAACTTGGTTTAACTTTTGAGGAAGAAAACCACATATATACCATGAACGGTAAAACTGATTACCCATCAGTATCCAAAGTACTAAAGAAATTTTATACAGAATTTGCTACGGAAGAAGTTGCCAATAAAGTTGCAAAAGGTGACCCAATCAAACAACAAGAGTTGATTGCAGAGTGGGCAGCGGCAGGTGATTACTCTACCAATATGGGTAGTCGAGTTCACTTTGTTTTAGAGAGTGAGGTTATCAAAAAACACGGAAGCTATAAGGATGTAAGACAACCTGAATTCGATTGTGATTTAACCCAAATTATGAAGGGGGATAACATGATTGTTGCGGGTAAAAAATACCTTGACCTTATGGAAGAACGAGGAGCGGTATTGCTTGATACTGAGATGGTTCTGGGTCATCCTGAACTTGGATACACAGGTCAACCCGATAAAGTATGGTTGATGATGAACCGTGACAAAACTGAGTATGGAATTGTCATCACGGACTGGAAAACTAACAAACCAAAGAACTTTACCGTAACAAATTTCACTAAGAAAATGTTACACCCATTTGATGATTATCATGACAATGCCTTGGGTCACTACTATCTTCAGTTACCTCTTTACGGTAAGTTGTTATTGAAGATGTTGGAAGGTAGTAAGTATGGAAACATTAAACTTTATGGTTGTGTAATTTCACACTTAAAGGAAGATTCTTTGTATGATGAATACAAGGTACCTCAAAAAATTATCAATACCGTAATGGATATGGATATGAAACAATATTTGACAAAATAACTTTAATTGATTAAACTTATAAAAAAATAAATATGAGCGATTTAACACCAAAAGTTAATTTAAGAGATAGTGAAACTATCAAATGTGAACAATGTGAAAGCATCTACTTCAGAGAGGTGATTTACATTAAGAAAGTGTCAAAACTATTAACAGGTTCTGCAGAGGATACAATCGTACCTTTCCCAATCTACAAATGTGATTCATGTGGTCATGTGAATAAAGGATTCAATCCTTTTGATGACTTTGAACAACCAAAGATTACGTTGAATGATTAATAGATTAGTTCACTTTTCTGACCTACACGTCAGATTATTTAAAGACCACGAGTTATATCGTAGTATTCTTCAAACTGCGTTAAAGGAGTGGGAAACATTACGACCAGACCGTATTGTTTTCACGGGGGACTTGGTACATTCTAAAAATCAAATGACACCTGAATTGGTTGAATTCGTTGCGTGGGTGTTATCTGAATGTGCTAAAATTGCCAAAACTATAGTTATTATTGGAAACCATGATTTCCTTGAAAACAACAACACAAGGTTGGATGCTCTTACTCCCATTATTGATTCGTTGAAGAACGATGGAATTACCTATTTGAAGAATCGTGGTGTCTATGAAGATGATAATGTGAACTGGTGTGTTTACTCTTTGATGGAACATAACATTCCACCTGATATTCAAAAGTCAGACAAGAAGAACATTGGATTATTTCACGGACCTATTCAAGGGTTGTATACCGATATCGGATTCAAGTTTGAAGATGGGTTTGATGTAGACAAATTCAGTGGATGTGACTTGGTGTTATGTGGTGATATTCACAAACGACAAGTGTTCGACATTCCTGGTAAAAAGAAAGCCTACATGATTGGTTCAACTATCCAACAAAACTTTGGTGAGAAGATTACCAAACATGGTTATGGTGTTTATGATGTTGAGAAGGATGAATATGACTTTGTTGATTTACCTAATCCAAAACCATTCTTGGCGTTTCACATTAACTCAATCGACAACCTTGTTGATGGGACTGAAAAACTGATGAACTATTAATGAGTTTCGGGACACAAAAGACTATAGTTTTAACTAAAGACGAGTTGAAGGACTTGGAGTCTTATTGTGCTCTTAACAAGTTTAATGTTGATGAGATAATTAAGAGTTCATTCAAACAAGGGTTCAGTATTGAAAAGTACGGACTTTTGGAAAATATGGGTGGGATTCAAGAAAAACGGGTGGAAATTGAGGTCATCCGTGAAAAACGGGTGGAAATACCTGTTGAAGTCATCAAAGAGGTTGTAAAAATTGAGTATGTTGAGGTTCCTGTTGAAAAAATTGTTGAAGTTATTAAAGAAGTAATTGTTGAAAAAGAAGTTATTAAGGAAATTATTAAAGAGGTTCCTGTCGAAAAAATTGTAACAATTTACGACAACAGTAGTGAGAATGAACTGTTGTTAAAAATACAACAGTTGGAACAAGAATTTTCCACTAAAACTACCGAAATCGGTATAATTAGACAAGAATTTTCCACTATAACGACAGAAAACGAAAATATTTTCCACTATAAAATGTCTAAGAAGGATGAGGAACTAGATGAACTTAGACGAACTCTAGATGAACATTTAGCTAAACCACCTGTAGAAGTGGTCGTAGAGAAGGAAACAACGGACAATTTATCAAAGTCTAAACTTGATGCATTACAAAACACTTTAGCCAAAGTTAGACAAGAGACTTTGGAGAAAGACAAAAAAATAAAAGAATTGGAACAGACGATTCAAGAGATTCAAAAGTTCCAAGAAAATAAACAAGCCGTCTACTTAAAGGGGTCAAACCTGGACGATAAATTATACAAATAAAAAGAAATATGATAACACAAGAAATTTTAGACTCATTTGTCTATGAAACATTAGCAGGGTCATTTGTCGCAATTGACCCAACAGAGCACGACGCGATTATTGGTTACCACTCAACAAAAGAAGAGGCCGTGGAAGCCTTTAAACAGTATGTTGATAAAGAAGGAATAATTTTCGAATAAGATATGGTACAATTATTATTATGGATGGTTATGGCTTATGGTATGAGCAACATCTTAGTTTATGGTTCAATCTTTAACGGACCAAGAAATTTCATTAACAAGTGGGGGGATAGTAAATACCCATTAAACGGATTCGGAGCATTTTTATCAAAGATGTTATCTTGTATGATGTGTTGTTCAGTTTGGGTTGGATTCTTCTACGGAATTTTCTTATATTCACCTGTACATGAATTACTTGGAGTTCACAATTATTACTCATGGTTCTTTGATGGTATGTTGGCTTCAGGGTCAGTATGGGCAATCAACGCAATCATCGAGTGGTTCGAAGTGAATCGACCATCACCAAATAATTAAAAACAAAAACAATGGGTAAAGGAAAAAAGGAACACAGAAAAAAGGTTGAGGCGAGAAATCAAAAAATGAAGGCCGCTGACAGTGCAATGCAAAAATTATTCCAAGAGTCAATGAAAAGACAACTTGCTGAATTAACAAAACAACGTGAGGCAGAAATGTCAGGAAACACGCAAAACCAATAAAATGAAATGGGATTTATTCAATCCGAAACCAGAATTTAATTACAAAACAATGTCAACAAAGTTAGACGTAGAATCATTGGAGAATCCTTATATCCAAGTGGTATGGGAAGACACACCAGAGAACTTCACACAAGAAAGAATCAAATCGGTTAAGCAATATTTCCAAAAGAAATATAACTCAACCAATATCAATGTCATCACAAAGGTTAAGACCACAGAGGACACACAACAAACGATTGATGTATCAGTTAACATCATGGATAAGAACTACCAAAGAGAACTTATCAAGTCAATGTTGGAATCCAAAGGTCAAGAACAATATTACGAACAAGTAATGGGAATTGATTCTGCGGTTGAAAATAGATTGACAGCCAACGATGTTGAAGTTACTGCATTTAAGAAATGGCACATCAAGAAAATTGAGTTCAGTAACTTCTTATCTTATGGTGAGAACCAAGTTATTGACTTTGACCAATGTAATGGTATTACCGTGGTTGAATCAGACCCACCAAACTTTGGAGGTAAGACCGTATTAACGGTAGACTTATTATTGTTCTTGTTCTTCAACACAACAACAAAAACACAGAAGGCGGAAGAAATCTTCAATCGATTTACCGATAAAAACACGGTAGTTGTTAAGGGTGACATCATCATTGACGGTGAGGAGTATATCATTGCTCGTAAGATTGAAAGAAAGAAATCCAAAACAGGTGAATGGAATGTTAAGACCGAGTTGGAGTTCTTCAAGAAACTAGCTGATGGACAACTTCAGAACTTTACTGGTGAACAACGTAGAGAGACCGAGAACTTCATGAAAACATCCATCGGTAGTATGGATGACTTCTTGATGACAATCGTAACAACAGCATCAAACCTTGAAGATTTATTGGATGCAAAACCAACAGCTCGTGGTCAGGTGTTAAGCAGATTCTTGGGTCTTGAGTTCTTGAAAAAGAAAGAAGAGACAGGTAAAGAAATCTATTCTGAGTTCTCAAAAGGAATGATGTCAAATGTTTACAACACAGAATCTTTGAAACAGGATAACGACAGTTCATCAGAACAAATCCAAAAATTTAAAACCGAGATTGAAGAATCTAATGTGAAAGTTAAGGATGTTGATTTGAGATTACAGAAAGGTCAGGACTACAAAGACAACTTGTTGAAGTCAAAGTATAGTGACATCGACCAAGAACTTATTGTCCTAAACCCAATTAAACTACAATCAGACATCACAGATTTTGATGGTTCTTGTGAAAGACTTAGAGGTCAAATCAAAGAGGTTAAGATTGTGGAACCAAAAGATTTTTATCATGAAGACAAACATGATGAGGTTAAAGAAGGAATGAAAACCACAAACGGTGAACTCATCCTTGCTCAGAACAAAGTTGAAGAGATTGAACAATTGGTTAAGAAGTTTGGAGATGGCATTCAATGTGAACACTGCGGAATCAAATTGATGGAAGCGGCGCTCACAAAGAAAAAGATTGATGAGTTGGGAGATTGGGAAAAGAAGGTTGACAAGTTATCCAAACAATGGAAAGACCTTGATTTCAAAGAAAAGTCTTATACTCAACTTAAGAAAGACTTTGATGAATACGAGAGAAACAAACTCATCAAAGAAAAATATGAGATTCAATTGGAATCAAGTGAATTGAAATTAGGTCAAGCCAAAGACAAACTTAAGAGGTACGAAGAGGTTCAAGACAAGATTAAGAAGAACAACGAGATTGATGCTCAGTTGGTGAAGGCTGGATTACGTATTGATGAATTGATTAACGAGAAACGTGGATACGAAAGAATCCAATCAACCAATCAAAATCAAATTGAAAACCTTCATGCTCGTATTGAAAAGAATAATGGGGTTATCTTAAAGATTGCCGAAGAGTTTGAACGTGAGAAGATTTACAAGATGTATGTCGAGGTGTTTGGTAAGAACGGTATTACAAAGGTGATTATGAAGACCATGATGCCGTTGATTAACTCTGAACTACAAAGACTCCTTCAGGACTCTTGTTTCTTTAACTTAGAGATTCGTATTAACGACAAGAACGAGGTTGACTTTATCATGATTGATAACGGTACAGGTATTGAAAAACCAATGACAGCTGGTTCAGGATATGAAAAGACAATCGGAGCGTTGGCAATTAGAGCGGTACTATCAAAGGTATGTTCACTTCCAAAACCTAACATATCGGTTTACGATGAGACTTGGGGTAAGGTTTCTAATGAAAACTTGGAAATGGTTGGGGACTTCTTCATGAAGTTGAAGGACTACTTTGAGAAAATCTTTGTGATTAGTCACAATCCTTTAATTTCAAATTGGGCCGACAATGTGGTTAGAATTACAAAAACTGAAAACATTTCAAAAGTCTCACAATAAAATGTGAGATTTTTTCCTTATCTTTGTAGTATGGAAAACAATTTTTTAACTATTGAACAAATAGACGAGAAGATAAAAGAGTTAAATACTCATAAAACTAACATATTAAAATTTAGTGGGTTTCCTTACATAGACATATTTAAAAAATCAACTAATGCTGGTGAAAATGGGGAACAACTGTTGTCTAATGAGATATTTGAAGATTTGTTCAGAGTTTCTCGTAAAAACTATGACCAACTAACTGCCGAAGAAAAACATACTATTGAAACTAAATTAATTAGAATGATGGTAAAGGGTGACGGACCGTATTATGAAAGGGCAATTAGTATTAAAGATTCTAAGAAAGGGTATAAAGAAAACACAAAACAATATGGTGGAAACATTTCAACCAGTACCTTTCAACAGATTAAACCTAAAGAATTTGAGTATTTATTGGCGGTAGTATTGTTTAAAGATGGTATGGATATATTCATATTACCATCAGATATGATTTCTAAGACAGTAAAAAACAGAGAAATTGAAAAGGCTTATTTATCAGGGCAACATAAAGGTAATAATTATGAGGGGCAATTAAATTATAATGACAAGGTATTAAATAACCATTATTTATTAAGTATTTATAATGATGGAAAGAACCTCTATAATTATAATAGAGGTGATAAAACGATAGGTGAAATCTTTACTAAAAAAAATATTGAAAAAATTATAAATGAAAAATTCTGTATCTAAGAATACCGCAAATAAAAAACAACTTTTAGGTCAATATAATACACCTATTGAAACTATAGAAAAGTTGTTTGGATTAAATGCTGATTTTGATTATAGCAATTATGATTTTGTTGAACCGAGTTTTGGGAGTGGTAATATCTTAAGATACGTTAAAAACAATTACAATTTTAATCATATATATGGTTTTGAAATTGATGAGGAATATCAATGGGTTATAGATGAGTTGAGAGATAAAAATTTAACATTATCATTTAAAAATTTTTATGATGTTGATTTCTCTAAAAATAATAATCCTATTTTTTATTTTGGTAATCCACCTTTTAGGACACCAAACGAATCATCCAAAACCCATACCAAAGTCATTAAAAAATTAAAAAATACGTATTCAATAAAGGCAATAAAGGAAGAAGCGGTTTTTTTTATATTACATACTATAGATATTTCACCAAAAAATAGTCATGTATATTATATCCTACCTAAAACAATATTTCAAAATCCTACTAAAGTGTTTGAAGGATTTAGGGATATTTTTAAAAAAACAGTCACTTTAAAATCAATTATAGATATTGAGAATTTCTTTGAAAATGTTGACCAAGATTTAGTTTTATGTCATTTCATTTGTGAAAAACCTAATAATCAAGATTATTCTATAAAATATAACAATGATGAGGTCTTATTGAGTGATATTTGGTATGACGATGTTTTCACATATAATGATATTTTTAAAAAAACTTACTTAGGTTCAGTTCCAACTGAAAGTATATTTTTATCTTGTAAAAATGAAAGTTTAGAAAATTTTAAACAAAGAATGGAACTTATTTTTAATGAAAATACGATTGTAACTGAAGATAATTTAATATCACTTTTATCTTACAATGGATTACCGCATTTGGGTGAGCTTAAGAAAAATAATCAAAGTAAGATTAATACCGTTACCACCTATATTAATGATATTAAAAATAATCTTTTACAATCGAATGAAATATTTTCTGATATAAATAATTATAAAGTGATTACTCATCGACAAGAAGTAAGATTTTATTTTAGACATGAATCATTAAAAAAATATGGATTTGTTTATTTAATAAATCCAAACCCTGGAGAATCATTTTATTTTACAGGTAACCCAACAAAAATATCCACAGATTATTTTGGATATACCACATACGATGTTAATAGAAATTCATCACCAGGTGCATTAAGGACAGTACCTATTGAAGATATTGAAAATAATTTAACAGATGAATTTAAAACTTTTTGGACTACTATGACAAAAAAACCATTTACCGATGTTTTTGAATATTTACTATATGTTTCTAAATCTGATTGGTGGATTAAAAGAAAAAAACGTTTAAATAAACAATATTTTTCAATACCTAAAGATTCTATCCTTGAAGGTTTTTAGTATAACTAACCCCACCCCTAAAAAGGTGGGATTTTTTTTTGACTGTTTAATTCTTTTTTATTATATTACTTGAATTGGTTAAAGATTATTGTGATGGTAAAAAAGATTTTTACCAAATTGTTGGATATTCTAAAAGAGTTTAGAATAATTGTCTTATCTTTGTCAAACAAAAAAATATGAAGAAATACTTGTTAACCGTATTTGGTAATTTTCAATCAGAACAGTGTGAGGAGATTGCTCATTGTTTGGAACCGTTGGTTGATTCAACTCACTTAAAGTTTCAATACCGTAGTGGTGTTATTATTTTCCATTTTGAATCTGAAATCCAAATGGAGGACATTCATGAGTTTGTGGAACTAACCTCTTATCCCATGTATGATTCATTCATATTGACTGAGTATAATGATAATGTATCAGTATTCATGACGGACGATATGAAACAACATTTATTTGATTTGGAGACTGAGACTGAAGGTGCGATTACCTTTGAATTTGAAACAAAAAATGATTTTGACATATCTTATGATGAAGATGATGAAGATGACATTGTGACAGCATTAATGAACCAAGTGAAGAAAAACCTACAGATACCAACATTGGACCAATTGTTGGACAAGGTAGTTGATAACGGAGTTGAATCCCTTACTCCATACGAAAAAGCAACATTAGACAACTATAGCCAAAAATAATATGAAAGAAAAATCATCAATTCCAATCAACCAAGAAGAAATTGCGGTATATCTTAAGGACATCCGAAAAATTCGAGTTATGACACCTGACAGGGAGAGAGAACTCGCAAAAAGGATGTTATCTCCTGATGTGACAGAACAAGAAAAGGAACAGATTCAACAAGAGTTGTTGGAAGGTAATCTTCGTTTTGTCATCACGGTTAGTAAACAATACCAAAATCAAGGATTGGACTTATCTGACTTGATTGCAGAAGGGAACTACGGTCTTATGAAAGCCATCGAAAACTTTGATTGGACCAAAGGGTTAAGATTCATCTCTTATGCTGTGTGGTGGGTTCGTCAATCAATCTTGCAATCGTTGAACGAGAATGCAAGAACCATCCGTCTCCCTGTTAATGTGGTTCAAGAACTACATCGAGCTAAGAAGGAGTTGGATTCCGCAGGAGTTGCTCTACCTGAAAAGTTTGCGACATTGCCATACACCATCAACTTGGACAATCCTTTGAATGAGGAAGGTGATACCCTGTTGGACATCTTGAATAACCCAAATGCGGAACTTGCCGATGTCAATTTATCAACTGAGGACACCTTGAAGAAGAAACTTCTTGAGATGTTGGATGTGTTGGACAATCGTGAACGAGTAATCATTGAAGATTATTTTGGATTGACAGGTAACACAAGAACGTTGGAAGATATTGGTGGTGACTTCTCATTAACCAAAGAAAGGGTTCGACAAATTAAGGAAAAAGCTCTCCGAAAATTGAGGAACGAGACATCAAGTTTGTTCGATTATATGTAAAAGTTGAAAAAGGGTGTATTTATTAGTACACCCTTTTATTATTGGGATAAATAAAAAACAAAAAAAATATGAAAAAATTTATAGAAAAAAACTTTGTGGTTATTGTATTGGTCATTGCTTTATTGTCCTTCTTTAAAGGATGTGGTGATGGTAGAGAACTTGCTAAAATGAGAAAAGAGGTTGAAGCAATTAAAGACTCAACTTACACTAAACAAGAATTGAATGTTGAATTAACAATCATGGGATTGGAGTCTGAAAAAAGAATGATTCAAGCAACTGACAGAAAGTTATTGGATGTTCAAAGACAAACTCAAATTGAACAGGAGATTAAAAAATTAAAATCTAAATAAAATGAGTTGGATACAGAAAAATTTTAAGAAGATAATTTATGTTGCCTTCTTGGTCCCAATCTTGGCAGTTGCTGGTGTTTCAATATCCCACGTAACAACTTGGTATGGATTATCAAACCCAATGAGTTGGGCGGTATACCTATCTATTGGTATTGAGATTGCTGCCTTATCTGCAGTTGCTGCGATATCAGCAAATATGGGTAAGAAAGTTTATATCCCATTTGGTATTGTAACTTTAATTCAATTTATCGGTAATATTTTTTTTTCATATCAATATATTAATGTTGATGCGAAAGCATTTAAAGATTGGGTTGAATTAGTTGACCCAGTTGTTAGTTATCTTGGTGTTGATTCAGGAGACCCTATTGGACACAAAAGATTCTTAGCATTATTTGCTGGTGGTATGTTACCAATAATTTCTCTGTCCTTTTTGCACATGTTAGTTAAGTTTGAGGAAGAGGGAAAGACTGACGCTCCTGAACCTGAAATTGATATCGAAGCATTGAGTACCGAAGCAGGAAAGAAAGAAGCTGAAGTTGAAAAAGAAAAGTATGTTCCAACTCAAGAAGATTTACAAAGACTTGAGGAAGAATTGAGACGAGTTAACGAACAAAAATTTGGTAACTTAACTGAGAAAACTTCTGACCCAATAAATGAAGACCAAGTAAGAAGGTTAAGTTATAGTAAACGAGATGCTTAATATTGAAAAATACGGAAATTTCAAAACAACAGGTAAACAAAAAAAGAAAAAACAAATAATTTTATGTCATACATCAAGGGAGGTTGAGGAATACTTGACCTCCCTTAAGTTTAGGTACAATTCCAAGTATGACAAAATTCCCAATTATTTAATTACCAAAGACGGTAAAATCCTTCAACTACTTCCAGATGAAGGTCACAGCAATTTTTTCACTGAAGATAATATTAATAGAAACTCCATTATTGTATGTTTGGAGAATTTTGGATGGTTAGAAAAGAAACCTTTAACAAACTATTATATTAACTGGAAAGGAAGTATTTATAATCAAGAAGTTTACGAAAAAAAATGGAGAGATTTCTTTTTTTGGGAACCATATTCAGAGGAACAGGTGAAATCTACCGCTGAATTATGTTCACATTTAACTGAGATACTCAAGATTAAAAAAAGATGTGTAGGTCATAACACCAGATTTGAAGGTGTTGAACATTTTGAAGGGATTGTCTCAAAGAGCAATTTTGACGGAAAGTACACTGACCTAAACCCATCTTTCAATTTTGAAAACTTTATTAAATTAATAGACAATGACTAATATACACAATAACAGATACGACGAGATTAAGTCGTTATTAAAGAAATCAAGAATGTTACTTGAGCAAGATACTCAAGATAATGTTGCTGCGAGTATTGAACAAAGAATTGACCAAGACCAAGATTATGAAACTGCGGTTAGTGATAGAGAACCTGGTGATGATATTGAAGATGGTGATGATACTGAGTATAGTAAACAATCTCCAAAAGATAAAACACAGAAGTATAGAATATCAGGTGGAATCTTAGCCTTACATGGTAAAGATAAAAATGAATTGGATATTACAACTGATGAGAAAATTGCTTTCCAAGAAAGTATGGATGAGTTTGTTGAAGAGGTTTCCGATTTGGTGGATTTTAATACTTTAAATGTTTACCAAAACAATGTTGATTGGTCAGGTAAAATTATTGACCAAGATATTGAATTTACATTTACAATTGGTGAAGATAGTGGAATCTATATCGATGGTGATATGGTTAAAGTTGATGAAGATTTCTTGGAAATGATTAATAAATTACAACAGTTCTACCAAAAGTTCAAATCCAAATGGGGTAAAGTCCTTGCAAGTAGAAAGAAAACAAAAGAATCACCTGAATAATGGAAACAATTAAGAACTTTATTACTAAAAACTATAAAACAATTATCTCTGTATTAGTGGGATTGTTTTTGTTGTATTGGGTTATTTTTATTTTAACACCATTAAATACAATGGCTATTGCGGATAGTAAGAAAATTGACTCATTAGATAATGTAGTTAATGAAATGTATAAAGAACAAGACAAATTAGAAAACAAGATTACTGATATCAATAAAGAAATCGATAAGATTGAAGATAATGTCACCAAAATAAAAAAGGATAAAACTAAAGTAGCAAAGAAATACCATGAAGAAATTATTCGTGTTGATGAGTATACTAAGTCTGAGTTTGACAGCTTTTTCTCAAATAGATACAAATAAAGAACCTGTTAAATGTTTCCCAATACCAATTGTGAAACAGATAACAAAGGATTTATTGAGTGGAGATTCAGCCAAAGCTCAATTGAAACTAACAGAACAACAATTATATAAAACAGAAAATATAGTTGAAAAGAAAGATAGTGTTATTTCAATAATGAGAGTTAAAGAAGAAAATTATAATACAATTATTTTGGCTCAAAATGAAAAATATTCAATTTTGGAAAACCACACAAAACAACTTGAGTGGGATTTAAAGAAGTTGAAAGTTAAAAATAAATTTACTTCAATATTATCAGGCTCTGCCATATTAATATTGGGAACATTTTTGATTATAAAATAATGGCACTTACTACAACAGACAAAAAAGAAATTGAAACTATGATTCGTAAAGAGATTAGAAGCTTTATGGATAATAGTACCCTTAAACAATTTGAAGACAAATTGATGGATAGAATCTCAAAAGAGATTAAAAGAGGGAAACTTACTGGTGAAGTTAAAGAAATAACCCTAAAAATGTTCCGTGAATTCTACCAATTTATGTGGATGAACCGTAGTTATTGGGAGCCAAAACTTAGAAATGCTTAATTATGAAAACCTCTAAAGATACATTTAAAACCGCTATAGATAAGGCGTATACAACTCAACCAAATGTTAAATTAAACTCAAGTACTATGGGAGATGCATTAAAATATAAATCATCGTTTACTGAAGAAGTTGACGAAGATGGAAACAAATATGAAACTTTTTTAAATAAAAGTAAAAAAGTAAAAAAAAATAAATCTGAAACTAAAGAAGCTACAGGTTCAGGTTCTTCAGGAGCTTATTCGGGACCCGTATTTGGTGGTGGTGACGACGATGAGTTTTGGGAAAAAAGTAGGTCTGAAACACCAGGATTGAAAGAAAGTGATGTTGATAAGGTTGAAGCTAAAGAAGCTACTACGTCAGGTTCTGTAGGTGGATATGAATCACCTTCAATGTGGGCTAAGTCAACAAGTAAGAAAGATTGGGGGCCAAGTAGAAAAACACAATATCCTGGAGGTGGATTTGTAAAAATCAAAAAGAAATGTACTAAATTCCCATACTGTAATCAAGGAGACATTAATAATCTAAAGATTAGTAAAAACGAATCTGTTAATGATGCGATTAATAATGTTGCAAAGAAAATGGGTGTTAGTCCTAACGTAGTTAAGACAATTTTGGAACATGAGTACCAAAAACTAAACAAAAGAATAAAATAAGATATTTATAATAAAAATACAAAATGAAAGACTTTCAAAATGATATCGATAAATTAGTTTCAAAAATTCTTAGTGAAGAAATTGACTCTAAAGTTAGAAAAATAATGGAAACTAAAGGTGAGTGGAAAGAAATTGAAATGAATGAAGACCTTAAAGGTGGACAATCTAAAATTGATGTTGCAGAACCTAAGGGTAAGATTACTGCTGCTGACTTCAAAAAATTAAGAGACGCTAAATCTCATAAAGAAGAAGTTGAAGAATTTTACTATAGTGATGATTCTGATTTTGAAGAAGCTGAAGAATTATCAAAAAATGAACCCACTTATGTTGGTAGAGGTTTAGCTGACAATAAAATCAAAAATACTATCAAAAATAAAATGTTTGGTTCATTTGATGATGAACACGGTTGGTTTGACCAATCTGATAGAGAACATACTGGTGATTTTGATTTTGATTATGATGAGGAAGAATTTGAAGATTTTCCATCATTAATGTCAAAACATGGTAAAAACCAAAGATGGTTTGCACCAAATGATGGTGAAAAATACTTTAATCAATATCAACAAAAATTTGGTGGAAAACCATTTAGAGTTAGAATGGTTAAAGGATTAGAAGAAACACATAAATTTGAAGGTAAAAAATCTAACAAGAGTGAAGTTGAGGAAAACATTTTCAAGAAAATGTTTGGTAAAAAAGAAGACCCTGAAGTTGCTCGTGAAAAAGACAGAAAAGAAAATCCAAGTTTATGGGATGCGGGTTATGAATACGTTAATGATATAGTTGGTTGGCAAGTACCTGAACCTGGTCAAAGTAGATTTAACAGAGACCAAAAAGACATGAAAGATGAAGAAATGGAAGAAGGTAATGCTTTTTCAGGAGCAAGAGCTCAGGCAATAGAAGACGGTGAAGATACTTTTGAGGTTGACGGTAAAACATATCACGTTAAAGGTGAGAAAAAAATGAATGAATCTGAAGACAAATTTATTCAAAAGGCTAACATGACAAAAGGGGGATTACATAAAGCTTTAGGAATACCTGAAGGTAAAAAAATACCTAAAGCCAAATTAAACGCAATTAAAAAAGATTTAATGACAAAGGCTAAAGGTGATAAGAAATTGTCTGCTGCAGATTCTAAGTTATTAAAACAAGTAAACATGGCTTTGACTTTAGGTGGTCTTAATGAAAGTAGAAATACTTTATCTTTAAGTGAGAATGAGTTAATTGATATGATTGAAAAAATTGTAAAAGAAGAGATTGTTAAGGACACAGCAGAAAAAAACAGTTTTAGTGTTAATAAACCTCAAGGGTTAAAGAAGACTGAAAAGGCTCAAGGTGAAAGTAAAAAAGAAAATGACAACTATAGTAAAGAAGTTGTTAAGAAAATGAAAGATTACATGAAGGATATGTACATGGGTGGTAAGGGATATGATGAGAATCCAGATGATTTCCCTCAAAGTAATTACGATATGGAGAAAGAACATAATGAGATGAAATACCAACCATCTGATGCTGTTGAAGAATATATTGAAGCGTTCTCTTATCCTGGTATGACAAATCTTGTTTATGACGAGATTAAACCAGAAGATGAAAGAATTGGTAAACAATTAAAAGGAGACTCCACAACAGGAAATGCGGTTACGGGTAAAGATGGTAAAGCATTAGGAAATGTTTCAAAAAGAAGTGAGAAAGTTGGTGATAGATTTAAGAAAAATTTTGACGAAAACTTATATGGTGCTGAACAAATGAAAGCATCTTATAAAAGACAACCACAAGAAACGATTGAAGTTGAAGGTAATGGTAAAACAAAAGGGTCTTTAAAATCCAAACAACAAGGAGCTGACAAATCAAATTCAATCAACAAGGCAACTAAGATACTTAATACATTAGAATCTACTGAAGCTAAAGCAACAAAAATTATCAACGAGGATTTACAAAAAATGAAAAATTTAATTTCATACAACAGAAAAACTCAATAAAAATTCACATTTATTAAAATTGTATTACATTCTCCATAGACTCATACTCTATGGAGAATTTTTTTAATTGGATGACCAAGCCTTTACCTAAAGAAGAATTAATAATTTGGTTTAATGTTCATAACATGACTTATGAAAAGATTGACTTATGTGGCGATTTTTTTAAGTCATTAAATCAAATTATCATGGATACCTATTTAGGTGACAGTACTTCTGAAACCAAAATATCCTTATCTTATGACGACAATCTTTCACATTTTGAATGGTGTTGGAATAAAGTAATTGAAAATTTTAAAAGGGAAAATATTATAATTAAATCTGACGGAGAGCATAAAGATTATTTTCAATCTTTTTTTATGGATACTTTTTATAATCAAACGGAAAGTAGTCTAAAAAAATCAATCTCAAAATTTTTAAATGAAATATTTGACGTTGGAATAACTTATTCAAAATCTGATTTAGATTTACTAACCGAGCTTTACAAATTAATTGAAAAAAATTCAGAATAAGTGTCGATTCTATTTACACCAGATAGGAAAAACTTATAATTTTGTTTATAAATAAACTATTAGAAAATTAAAAAAATGGAAACATTAGAACAAATCAAAGTATTATCTGAGTTACTTTCAGTAGATACTACAAAATTTTTCGCAGGAAACAAAAGCGCAGGTACAAGAGCAAGAAAATCTGCACAAGAGTTGAAAGCTTTGCTTCAACAATTAAGAGGAGAAATTTTAGAACACAACAAGACTGACAAGAATGCATAATATTGATACGATATATCTTTTTATATTTGTTTTCACAATATTAGTGACATTACTTAATGTCTTAAAATTTTTAAGAGCCCTGTTACAAAGAGAACCAAAACCATTGGTTCTTAGTAACAGGGAACTTTTCCTTTTAGGAATATCAATTAGTTATTTAATAACATATCTATTACAAAAATGAGTTTTTATAAAGAAATATTACCATTCGTTGAATATATTCATTCAATTAGAAAATTGGAATCATATCTAAGTTTTGATATGAAATTCCCAACAAAGTGGTCAATACCAAAAAGTATTGTTGATGAAGGTCAAGTCGTTGGATTTGAAGTTGAGGACCCAAACATGAAAGGGATTACCTTTATTAGTCCAATCGGAGAAAAAGAAGTTTCTTCAATCATTGTTAAAATTGGTAAGATTATTAAATTGAACAAAGAACGAGAATTGAAAGAAAGACTGTTTAAGCAAACTGTTGAACAGTTGAAACAAACTTTTGAAAAAACTGATTTAGATAAACTACAAAATCTTTATTTTGATTTTGAGGTAGGGGATGAATTAGATACTGATTTAGAAACTGAAATAGATTTAGAAGATGAGCAAAACGGACAGGAGTCAACAATTAGTGAATTGGTTCAACAGTGAAAAACTGAAGGACAAAAAGGAACTTGATAAGGGTAAAGAAAAAATAATCAAAGAGATTAAAGGTCTTAATAAAGACGACCTTTTTCCTAAACCAAAAAAATTAAGTATATGGAAGAAAATAAAGATAATTCTCTTAGGACAATAGAAAAGTTGGCATTGATTGCAGAATCAGTTCAAACTTTATTCAGTGGTAAGGGTACGATTATATTTGAATTACCTAAAGGTGAATACAACAGTGTTATTAGTCATTTTAGAGAGGTTGACAGACACCACAAACAATTTTCAATGGATATATCAGGAACCGAGTTCCATTTCATTTTGGATGAGAAGGATAAGTAGTAAACTTTCTGTAAAGAACTTTCTTATCAAATCCATTAGATTCTAACAAACTATACAAATATTTTCTCTGAGGTGACGAATAGTCTTTAATAAAAAGACAGTCACCTCTTTTTATTTTAAAGAAGTGTGACGAAAGACAATCAATAAATCTTGATGACTCCTTTTCATTTTTCAATGAGAATAATTTAATGTCATCATCTTTTTGTATTACAATTTTATTATTCAATACTGAGACCATTTTTAAACCATCACCTTTAAGATATGATTTAATCAGGTCTTTTGAACTTATTTTTATTTTCTTTTGTACGTCATAAATCAATTCTTCTTCTTTATAGGTCTTAATTTGTAATATGGACATACCGTCATCTTCTAACTTAACCTTAACGTTCCTACCATACTCATCTGTTACATATATTGGTGAGGATTGATTAGTTCTCATTTCAATTATACCCAATTCAAATTTACAATCCTTAGCATTTTCAATGGTAGTTTCAAAGATTACCTCATCAGATTCACTGATTAGTTTATTAAAAAACGATTTGGCGCGAGATAAAGTGACAAACTTCTTTATTATTCGTTTTCTTTTTTTATTTTTAAATAAGACTACCAAATAGTTCTCCATATATGAATAATTATTACGAAACTTTAGGCGTAAGTAAAGATGCCACTCAAGATGAAATCAAGAAGGCTTACAGAAAACTAAGTAAACAATACCATCCAGACGTAAATCCTGAGGGTGGTGAAAAGTTTAAAGAGATTTCAGTCGCCTATGATACTATTGGTGACGAAACCAAGAGAGTTCAATACGACAACAAAATGAACAATCCTTTTGGGGGTAATGGAAATGTGTCTTACGAGGACATATTTAATCAAATGTTTGGTAATCAAGGTAATAATCCTTTTGAACAAAAAAGAAAATCCGCACCTGATAAGATAATTAAAGTTCAGGTTAGTCCATTAGAGTCGTTTAAAGGGGTTGATAAGGTCATACGTTACATGAAAGATAATCATTGTGATGTTTGTAGTGGAAGTGGTGGTGAACAACAGAAATGTGGAACCTGTGGAGGTGCCGGATTTCAAATTAAAACATTTGGAACTGGATTTATGGTACAACAAATTAGAACCGCATGTCAAACATGTGCGGGTAGAGGATATACTTTAGTACATCGATGTTTTAGTTGTGATGGTAAAGGTATTAAATCAACTACTCATGAAATTACTGTCAAATTACCTGTTGGAGTTGATGACGGTCAATACTTAAAACTTGCGAGTTTGGGTGATTTTAGAAATGGGGAGTATGGTGATTTGGTTGTCCAAATCTCGATGGTTAGTCAAGATGGGTTTGAAAAAATGAATAATGATTTGATTTATAATTTGTTTTTAAATCTACAAGAGATACAGGATGACAAATTTACTATACCACATCCAAATGGAGAGTTAGTTATAAATGCTTTACCTATTTTTGATTCATCTAAACCTTTAAGATTGAAAGGTAAAGGTTTCAATGACGGTGATATGTACGTTAAACTAAATGTTAAGTTTAATCGAGTTATTTAAAGTAACTAATAATATCGTTAACTAAAGTATATGTTCCGTATATGGTCATCCCTAATACATAGAATCCTAATACTATAGCTCCAATCTGAAATTTACCAGGACCTTTTTGTTTACATGTTTTACAACCTTCTGTCATATTTATGAGTATGTTAATTGAGCAAATTATTAAAAGAGTTCTTTATCAATATCTTGACGAGAAAGAACAAGAAGAATATAAGAAACCTCGTAAGTATAGTAAATCCTATTGTGAATCTACTTCATGTAAAGATATGGGATTTACTCAGAAGGCATCTTGTCGACCATACAAAAATTGTTACAAATAAAATTTGCCTTTTTATGTTTTTTTCTTATACTTGTATAAACGTAAAAATATGCTATCATACATCGGAGGTAAAAGTAAAATTGGAAAGTGGATTGTCCCTTTCTATGATAAAGATATGGAGACTTATGTTGAGACATTCGGAGGAATGTTTTGGTGTTTCTTCAACATGGATTTAACGCAATTCCCAAATCTTAAGAAAGTTGTCTATAATGATTTTAACCCACTCAACTACAATTTATTTCAATGTATCAAGAATCCTGAACAATTATTGGAATCAATTAATTCAATTCCATGTCAACAATTCGGTGAGGAAACTACACCGTCAATATATAAAGAACAATTTGTAGAGTTTCAATCTGAAGTATTTGGTAGTGGATTTACCATCAATTATCCTGATTATAATGTTGCAGCAAAATATGCTTATGTTTTAACTCAAGTGTTTAGCGGTAGTAAACCTGAGACAAGTTCATTCATAGACTTAAAGGGTAAATACAAATCAAAGTACCTTACATTTAGAGATAAGTTATCTAAACCTGATTGGGTTGAACATTTCTTAAAAATAACTGAGGTCGAGAATATGGACTTTGCGGATGTAATTACAAAGTATGATTCACCAACCACCTATATCTATTTGGACCCACCATATTGGAAGACTGAGAACTATTATAATAACCATGACTTCGACAGAAAAGACCACGAAAGACTTGCAAATGTATTACATAATGTTCAAGGTAAGTTTAGTTTATCCTACTACGATTTTGAGTTATTACATGAATGGTTTCCCGAAGAACAGTACCGTTGGGAGAGAAAAGAGTTTGCAAAAGCCGCAGCCGCGAAGAAGGGAACGAAACAAAATATGGGGGAAGAGTTGTTAATCTTGAATTATTGAGTTATTTTTGTATCGTCAATATATTTATAGTAATAAAATAACAAAGATGAAATTCACGTCAATATTAAAAAAGGTCATTTTAGAACAATCAAGATTTGAATTGTTGTCTGACGCACTTACTAAGCCATCTAAAGATAAAGAAGGTAATAAGGTAAAGCCTAAGATGAGCAGGGAAGAGTTTAACAAGTTAGTTGAAGCTGACCCAACAACAAGGTTAAATAACGTTGATTTAACTAACGCCGACTCAAAAGAACTTGAGAAGGTTAAAGCTGGTAAATACGTTCAATGGTTGATTAAACGATACTTAATGCCAAAAACCGAAAGACAACCTGGTGAATCAGGTTATGAACGTGAAGTTCAACAAGTGAAAGACACTTTCATGGAGGATTTATATAAGGTTACAGATGACCTTGCAAAGTTTGAAAAGTTTAAAGGTAAAATCCCTCAAGATATGAGAGATATCAATAAGTTAACTCCTGACACATTATACGATACGGTTAAGGACTTTGACTTGACTTTGGCGACAACAACTAAGGCTGAAAGAAAGTTAGCACCTGTTCACCCTGGAGCTAAATTGGTATTTGATGGACCAACATGGAGAGTTATTGAAATTGAAAACAAAGGACCTGTAGGTAAAGAGGCCGCTTGTTTTTATGGAGGAAACAATGTAGAAACTAGATGGTGTACTTCAACACCTGGTACCGACCAATGGTTTAACCGATACATTAAAGATGGTCCTTTATATGTTATATTTAACCCAAATGACTCTGATGTTACTGCTGAAACAGGATTACCAAAAAATAGATATCAGTTCCACTTCCCATCGAATCAATTTATGGATAAGGATGACCGTCAACAAGATTTGGTTCAATTATTAAACGGACCAATGACAGAGTTGAAAAATTTCTTCAAACCTGAATTTGCAAAAGGTTTAACAATTGGTGGTGAGAAATTAGTTATTGATAGTTTCAGTCATGGTGCGGTTGGTAAATTTATTGGATTATACGGATTGGATGATTTAATTGGTAATTTACCTAACACATTGAAAGAATTTCATATTCAAAACAGAGATAAAAATGGTTTTATTATTAATATCCCTGAAGAAATTGGAAGATTCAAAGATTTAACAGGTATTATCTTGGATAATTGTATTGAAAGCATACCTGATTCAATCTGTACTTTACCTAAATTAAGATTCTTGGCGTTAAACAACAACGAAAAACTTAGAAGTATTCCTGATTGTATTGCAGATTTACCAAGTTTATACTTCTTGAATCTTAAGGGTAGTAATAACGTACAAGTACCTGAATCAATCAAGGCTAAGGGCACTGAAATGGGTCCAGGAATGTGGGACCTTCAAGATTAATTGTTTAACTATTAAATTTTATTATAATGAATGTTGATGTTGAAATATACATGAATAACTTCATCAAGTTCTTCAGGGAAAATCCAGATGACTTATTTACACTTATTCCCAAAGGGAAGGAAGATGAGTTTTATCGAAAGGTTAAACTAATGTCTTTAGAAAATACTCAAAAAGGTGATGACCCGTCACTAACTCAAAAACAGATTCTTGAAATTTGTGTGGTGGTTAATGGAGGTGACCCACAAAAACCAAAGAAGAAGTTGGAAAGTTTTATCATGGAAACAAAATTTGGTAATATTATCTTGAATTAAGGTTTATAAAATAATGGGAGATATTTTGTCTCCCATTCTTTTTTTATTATCTTTGTAATATGAAGGAGGTGTTATTCAAAAAAGAGTTCGTGAGCTATGAAACTATTGAGCACGAATCTTATAGTGAGTTCCCTTATGTAAAGAGAATGATTCAAAGTCAAACCCTCAATTTTGAACTTGAAGATGGTCCTGAACCAACAAAAAAACATCCATTATTTATTTATAAAAAAACCAATAAAACAGAGGAAGAGTTTGTTACCCGATTTGCTGACCAATTGTATTCGGTTACTAGAAATAATGTAACTATTGTAGTTGAAAGAGATGGGGATAAAGTTGCTATTAAATTATTCTGGGGTTATAAACACAGAAGACCGGGTGTTGTTTGGTTCAAGACAATTAAACACGTTGAATTTATTAGTGTGAACACCAAGACTGGTGATGTGTATGTTGGAGGTATTGATAACTACCACTTAAAAAGAAAATCAAAAAAACGAATCAATAGAAATTACTTTATTGGCGAACCTTTGAATAATTTGAGTTTGTCAATTAGGAATTGTATAAGACGTGTGGATTCTAATCTTGATGTGGATTGTACTCAAGAAGCTTTGGAAGTTTTTATTCAAACGATTGACCCCATTGATAATTTTGGAGTGTTAACCAATAATCAAAGGTTATTTAAGTTTTATTTAAATAAACGAGGGGTTAAGTTTCCTAACAATTTCCATATTTACACGAATGAGTGGTTCGGACCTGAGATTAAAAAAATTCTTAAGAAAACTGATAATAGAATGGTTGATGCCGTTATGGTACGCAATGAGTTATCGGGTAAACAGATTAAGAAAGCCTTACACAATTGTGAAGGTTTGAATCTTCCAATGCTTACCTTGGCTCGTAATATGTTTAATGACGATTGGGTTAATCAAGACTATGAGTTAATTTTGGGATGTTTGAATTCAAACATTAATTATTATCCGTTACCTGTAGACTTTAAAGAATTTGTCACCAATGAAGAATTGAAACGTGTGTTTAAATTGTTTAGACATGTTGTTATACATGGTACATTGGACGCTCATACATTCTATGACCATATGAGATTTTATTGTGATTTGAAGTTGTATGAACCAAATATTAAATGGATGTCATCTGATGACGATAAAAGTGATTTTAGGGGTGAACATTTGGATTGGGTAGATAAAATACAGTCATATAGAGAAGGTACCTACTATCGTAAGTACCCTGACTATAGTTATCGGGTCATAAGTGAACCAATTGAACATGGTGGTGAAGTTTATTATCCTGTGTTGTTGGATAACAGTAAGAGCTATAATCAGGAGAGTGCAATTCAATCCAATTGTGTTAAAACATATATTGGTAAGTGTGGTTCAATGATTGTGTCTTTGCGTCAGGGTGGGGTTGATTCAGATGTTAGAGCCACCGTTGAATATAAATTAAGTCAGGCGTTAGTTTCCAAGACTATTTATGTTGACCGAGTTCAATCTTTGGGTAGGTTTAATAAGAAATTAACTGAAGAATGGGATGACGTTCTATTTAAATTGGATGGACGTATGTTATATTATGTTAAAGATGAAAAATTCGATACAGTCAAAATTAAAAAGGTTCACAAGTCTGGTTTGGAACTTGAGTCTACTTCTTATTGGAGGGATGATGGCCGTTTGGTCTGGGATAAAGACAAAATTGAGAACATATGGTAAGTAAACCAGAATATATTGAAAAACTTGAAGATGGAAAATTATTCTCAACGTTGGAACTTGAGGTTCCTGATGACTTTATAAAGTTCTTGGATGGTCGTGCATTTACTACAGTTTTTAGTGATAGTTGGATGGAGTTTGAAATGGATGAAATTAAAATCAAAAGTAAAATATATAAAACCAAACAACCATTTTATTTATATTTATTTAAAGATTGTGTCGATAAGAAAACTTTGGTTATTTATTATAAAGAAGAACAATTAAACGAATTAAAATTATTTATAAAACAATTATTAAAAACATATAAGAATGGAACAATTAACAACAAATGAACTTAGAGAAAAGATTAGCAACGGAGAAAACTTCGTATTAGATTTATATGCCACTTGGTGTGGACCATGTAAAGTTATGTTAAGCAATTTGGGTAAAGTAAATGAATCATTAATTAGTGAATCAACTGACAGACCTAAGTATAATATTTATAAATTCGATGTAGATAACGACATGAAATTTATGATGGAGTTGGGTGTTAGAAGCGTACCAACAATAAAAATATTCAAAGAAGGTTCTGAAGTCTTTTCAAGGGCGGGTGTAATGTCACCAACAGAAGTTCTTGAATTACTTACTTAATGAGTATGAAAGATTTAAATGTGGTTGTCTATACAATGAACGGATGTCCGTTTTGTACTGACTTTAAAGAAATGTTAACTAATGAGGGAATTGAATTTTTTGACCGAGATATTGATGATTATAAAGATGAGTATGATATCTTTGTTGAGATTACAGAGAATGACATGATACCGGCAATGTTAATCATTGAAGAAGATGGCGACAAACATGAATCATTTTTATATGCTCCTGAAAGAAATTACAACGAATTAAGTGAAGCGGTTACAATTATTCAGGAACACAGACAAAAACTTGGTCTGATTTAAAAAATTACAAAGTCTTTTACTTTCTTTTTAATAAGGTCGTATTCCTGAAGTGGGTTGGTTAATTCAATAGACCAATCCACTTTTTTCATTTCTGTCTCTAACCAAGACATATCAAAATCAAATACATCCAAGATTGCAGACTTTAATGTTTCATCTTCTTTTTGGTGTGAGTTTTTAACTGAGAATTGGTTATCACCTGATTCGTCTTTTTTTGTTGACATCGTGAATGTCAAGGTTGAGAATGGATAGTTGTATGGGATGTTATAGAAAATATGTTTTCCGTAGTAATACATCAACCTTCCCTGTTTCAATGAATAACCATGAGGGAACTCGGAACAAAAAATTAAGTTATTGTCTTCCAAGATTGGTTTTACATGAAAGTTATGGTCGTAAGACTTTGTATCATCAATTAAATATTCATCACACTGATGCTTATGATACGAGCAATTACTTGAGTTGTTATGATATGAAAATGTTATTTCATCTAACGGGTTCAATTTGGAATTATAATCGATTAAATCAATTGTATGAGTTAATTTTAGGTCAACTAATTGTTCTTTAAACTTTGAGGTGAATTCATCTTTTATTTTTGCAATGTCCAAAGTTTCTTTATAGGTTGTTTTACCTTTGATTACATAAAAGTTTAAACAGTCGGCGACTTGGATAATACTTTCCTCGTCTTTTGGAATTTGATTTAATATGAAATCTGCAAATAAATTAACTATTGATAGTTTGCTTGTTGGTGATTTTAATATCATTGGTATTTCTTTTGGAATTTATTATTGTTTAAGTATAAACAATTTAATTCGTAAAAAGAATATTAAATGTAATCGTTAAAGTACAAGTTGATATTTTTATCTACTTTTCTTGAGTCAGGATAATCAGGAGGTATTACAGATAAACAATCGTTTTGGTCTTTTATAACACCCAAGTAATCGCCCCAATATTCAAGTGTCCCGTAACTATAACTTTTGTTTTCTCTTAAATAATCAACAATGTTACTTTCAAAGTTGTGTATTGGTGCCTTATATCTTTGTACTTCAGTATCATTTTTCCAAGTGTGAGGTCTTGTTACCCATTCACCATCACCAAAATATTTTGAAAGTTCTCCCATAATATCTTCGAATAATTCTTCTTCATATGCTGAGTTATATGAAGAATTATAAATAATATATAATTCACTTTTAAGGTCTCCTAATTCGTCTTTCATTAATTCATTCATAGTTTCCTCATCGTCAACTATTTCGTCAATGTTAGATTCATTTACAGTAACATATTCAGTATTTTCTCTTTGAGCGATAGACTCAAGTACTTCCGTATCTGTGGATAATTGTTGACCATCTAAAGTTTGAATGATATACTCTTTTAATCTCTTTAAATTTTCTTTGGTAAGTTCTTGAATGACATCTCTGTAAACATCATCAGTTGAATCGTAATAAAAATCTCTATCATATTCACCTGATAATATGCCTTCAACAGTATCTTGAGATATATCATATCTGTTTCCATCACAGAATAATGCGGATAGTTCTCCTATACTATCGAGAATAAGATATGGAACTCCATCAACTAATTCAACATCATTCAAATACTTCAACACATATTCCCAAAACTTTTGTTTATCGTTTTCGTAATAAAATAATAGTAATTCGTTTTGATAATGTTCGGAAAGTTTTCCTTCAGGGTCTAACTCATTAATTAGACCTCTTTTATTAACAAACTTAAGAAATGTATCAATGTCGTTAAAGTACTGAATAAAATCAGTATCTCCATCATTAAACTTTTCTATTAATTCATTAATGTCCATATAATATAAATACGAAAAAAGGGACAATTTTCATTGTCCCCTCATTAATTTCTTAAATGTGTTAGATTACTTACTCGTTTTGTTTACGTTGTAGTACTTCTCAACCGTTTTTTTAATGGCTGATTTGACACTTTCGTTAGTTTGTTGTCTTTGAGCTGCAGCCTGTTGAACCTGTTGAGGTGAAGGCTGTTGTGATTGGTTTCCGTTATTTTTGCATCCGCATCCCATGGTATTGTATTTTAGTTAGTTTATTTGTTTCCTGATAATAAATACTATCTTTGTGGAAATATAAGAGTAAAAGAATATTTATCAATTAAAGATACAATGGATTTTTTAAAATTAATACAAGAAGGACGAGTTGACGACTTCAAAGCCAAGTACTCACAAAAGTTTGGTACAGAGAATGTAAATAAAATTCTTGGGGCGGTGCCACAAAAATATTTGGATTGGGTTGGTAAAAATCTTGACATGGTTAATTTTGAAGACAACCTTTCAAAACTCAAGCAAGCCTTAGATAAGTTTGAAAGGGTATCAACAAACTTACCTATAACAGATATCTTCCAATATAAAAGTGTTGGACAATTATTCTCGGCGATTAGTCAATATGATGAAAGACAAAGACGAGTAGTCAAACAAGTTGAAGGTGGGAATGTTGTTTATGATGATGATAGATTTTTTGTTGTGAATCCTTTAACCCATGATTCATCATGTTATTATGGTAAAGGTACTAAATGGTGTACTAGTGCTGATTCGGATTACCAGTTCAATAGATACAATCAAGACGGTAAGTTATTTTATATTTTGGACCGAAATGCTCCAAGTAATAATAAGTTCTATAAAGTTGCATTACTTCAAAAATTCGATGGGGATAAAACTTATTATGATGCTTTGGATGCAACGGTTAATGGTGGTTGGATTTTTGGAACAAATAAGTTAAACGAGATTTTAAGTTCAGTTGATGATTATATTAAATCAACTTATCCTGAACAGGTTAAGATTTATAGTGATAAAGAGTTGGCTCGAAAAGAAAGAGACCGATTAGAAAAATTAAGAATAGCTCAAATTTTAAGAGAAAGAGAAAATGCCGCTCAAGAAAGACGTGAAGAGAATGAATGGGCGTTACCCAACGCACCTGAAATTGGATTGAAGGCACATGCGTTATTACGAGTTCTTGAGATAGAAGGTGATATTGAAGTAATGACCAATCAAGACCGAGGTGAGATTGCAAGAATTGAAAATGAAATTACCAGACTTCAAGCGGAATATGATAATGACGAAGAAGTAAGAGGTGATTTGTTGGATGAAATAAGTGAGTTGGAAGATGAGTTAACCGAATTAGATAACAAGATAGATGTGTATAATATTATCCCAACAGGAACTTATTATGATGCGTCGGAGTTTGAAGTGATTGGAGCTCCTGAAGTTGAAGACCGTAGATATGTGGTTGGTGATGAGAATGAGATGGAAACAAGTGCTTATGAATATGTTGAACAATTAATTGATGATATAGGGTATGAAGGATTTAACTCTAATTTTGTGCAACAACATATTGATGAGGATGCGGTTATTTCATATGCCGAAGATTTATTCAACCAAGACGTTTATGATAGTCCTGATTCTTATTTGGAAAATGACCAAAGAAATTTATCTACAAAACAAGAAGAAAAGATTGCAATTTTAAATGATAAGATAGAAAAATATAGAGAGTTAATAACCAAATTGGAGGGTAGTATGGATGGTGAGGATGATGAGGATATTGAAGAAAGGATTGACGAGTTGAATGATGAGATTACCGAGATGGACACAGAGATTGAGGATATCAAAGAAGACCCTGAAGGTGATTTCCCTGAGGATTTACTTGAAGAGATAATTGAAAGTAGAGTTCAAGAAGCAAAAAATGATGTAGAAGGTTTTATGAATGAGTATGGATTAGAAATGAATGAGTATATAGACAAAGATGCGTTCATTAAAGGGATTGTTGAAGAAGATGGATATGGTACCACACTAAATGGTTATGATGGAAGTGCGGATGAAATCGATGTTGAAGGTGTGACCTTTTATGTAATGAGAATTGATTAAGATTTTTATTTGGTTATAATTGTTGTATGGGGAGAAGAAAGAAAATAGCATTTAAGCTAAATCCTGAGTGGATGTTAAAAGAGCCGTTGGATTTTGAATACAATAAATATACTTTATTGGATTACATACAGAAATGCGAGCAGAGGTTAGATAAGTTTGAAATTTATCCTGACTTTGTTGAGTTGTCGTTACACTTGGCAAACATGCAATCATTATCCAAAGAAAATACTCTCCTACTTACAGACAAAAAATTTCATTCTTATGATGATGAAATCATGTTAAAAGATTTGTATCCAAAGAAGCCAAGAGAAATGTCTAAAGAAGAGGAGGACGAGTTGGGTAGGACAATCAAATATTCAAACAACAAATTATTTGACACATTCAATATTGCAAAATCTATTTGGAACATTGTGTTTGATGAAGTTGAAATCTCAATCAAAAAGAATAAAGAACACTTGGTTGCGGGTTCAGGATATGTTTTTTATTATAGAAAGTTGGATAATAAAGTTTATGTTTGGGAATATGAAATCAAAAAGAAACGAGGAGATATAAACATAAGTCAAACTTATATAACTAAGATATATGAGAACACTCCTGACAAAACAACATTACTTTCAATCATCGAAAACCATTCCAAGTTTAACAAAACTGAATACTATAAAGACTTACCAGTATTTGAAATGTCATGTAGTCAGAATTTTCCAATGGAACAAGCCATCGTACCAATCATGAAACGAAAAATAACCGCATATATTTTTCAAATAGTTAACATGGTTAAGGTAAAAAACTTTGACTCTGAAATATAATATACTTATATTTGTGTCGTGGGATTCAATAAACGACATATCAATATTGAAAGAAGTTTAAAGTTACTTCATGAAAATAAATTGAAAGAGTATTACGGTAAGAGTGATGCTCTTTTTTTTGAAGATAAAGAAAGTCTTAAGGTTTATGACTTACACAATGAAGGTAATACAGATGAAGAAATTTTAAAAATAATAACTAAACAGATGGATACTGAATCAACTAAAAAATTATTGTCTAAATTAAGACAACCCATTCACATCGATTATATTGCAAAGTATATCCTAAGAATTCCTGAGGATGAGGCAAGAGTTGAACTAAACAAACTTATTGAAGAAAATTTAATCGAAGAATCTACCTATGCAAAAGATTATTATGTGATTAAACCCTTGTAAATAAACAAATAATAAAAAAAAATAATATGTTTTGGATGTATTTTATTTTAGCGATTACAGTAGTTGTAAATTTAATCATAATGTATTTTATGATGGTAAGACCTCTTCAAAGAGAAAACAAGGCATTAAAAGAAGAAATGCATCAACAAATTAAAATTGGTTTCTATAAAGAAAAAGAAGATGAGTGAACAAGTAAATCACCCCCAACATTACGGAGGGGAAGACAATCCATACGAAGCAATCAAAGTTATCGAGGCGTGGGAATTAGATTTCCATCTTGGAAATACTGTTAAATATATTTCAAGGGCGGGAAAAAAAGAAAAAGATAAAGAATTACAAGACCTGAATAAGGCTCTATGGTATCTACAAAGACGAATAGATAATTTAAAGAATAGTAAGATATGATAGAAACAGGAAAAATATTACAAGGTGATTGTATCGAGGTAATGAAAACATTACCGTTAGAATCTGTTGATTTAGTTGTGACATCACCACCATACAATGTTGGAATCGAATACGATAGTCATGACGACAGAATGAGTATGGAGGATTACTGGGAGTTTTCACGAAAATGGTTGACCGAAGCCTACAACACATTGAAAGATGATGGTAGAATTGCTGTAAACATCCCATACGAAGTGAACGTACAGGATAGAGGTGGACGAGTATTGTTTATGTCAGAGTTTTGGGCTATCATGAAACAGGTTGGGTTTAAGTTTTATGGTCTTGTTGACCTTGATGAGAATTCACCACACAGAAGTAAGACCACAGCTTGGGGTTCATGGATGAGTCCTTCAAGTCCTTACATCTACAATCCAAAGGAGTGTGTTATCTTGGCTTATAAGAAAGACAGGATTAAAAAAATTAAAGGTGAACCACAATGGAAAGCTGACATGGTTGACATGGAACAGGAAGATGGTACCGTAAAAACCAAAGCGATATATCAGGATAATGATAAGAAAGAATTTATGTCTTTGGTTTATGGTCAGTGGGAATACTTTGCGGATACAAGACAACAAACTAAGGCGACCTTCTCAATGGATATTCCAATGAAAGCGATTAAGATTCTAACTTATAAGAACGATGTAATTCTTGACCCTTTTGCTGGTAGTGGGACTAGTTTATGTGCCGCTGAGATTAGTGGAAGACGATGGATTGGAATAGAATTGAGTGAAAACTACAGTAAAGTTGCTCAAGATAGAGTTCAACACTTTATTGACCGAAATAAACAAATGGAAATGGAATTTAAATAAAAGGGTTTAACAACCCTTTTTTTTGTTTTATGGATATTTATTTAAAAAACTAATATGGGACAAAAAATTATAAAATTAACAGAATCGGATTTAACAAGAATAGTTAAACGTGTTATTAAAGAACAAACAGAGGGATATAATTACAATAGAGCAATCCAATGTTTTTTAAATAAAAAAGGTATCAAAGATGATGAAGGAAAGGCATTGGTAATTGACGGAAGTATTGGTAATTATCCAAAATCTAAATCAGCGCAAGCGATAAGTAATTATCAGGCTAAAATTGGAGTATATCCTGCTGACGGAGTTTGGGGTCCTGATACTATGAGTAAGATGTTAAATAAAGATAAAGAGATGTTCAAGCAATGTGTTTCCGATTATGGTGATATCCTTGATAAAGGCGCTCACTTCTTTGGATTAGATTAATGAAAATGTTAATTAAAGAAACTGGAATAAGAGATATTTCAGCTTTAAGAAAAAGATATCCTAAAGCTGAAATATACTTTCACCAAGATTTGGATGGAGTAACAACTGCAATTGCAATGAAAAGATACCTTGAAAATAATGGTATTGAAGTTGTAGGTACTCACATAATCCAATACGGTGACAAAGAATTCTCAGTTAAAAAGAACGACGCACAGGGAGATGTGATGCCAGTTCTTGTAGATTTTGCTCACGGTAAGCCAATGTTCGTAATTCATACGGACCACCACGACAAACAAGTGGGAGTTGAAAAAGGTACTTCAAAACAATTCAGAGGTGCTCGTTCAAACGTAGAAACAATATCACAAGTAGTATCACCAAGAGATTTGTTTCCATCATCAGACATCTTATTAATCAATACTGTTGATTCTGCAGATTATGCTAAATATGACATTACACCTGATGAGGTGGTTAATTACATTTATCGATTAGATAAAGACAAACCACTTCAAAAGAATAAAATGTTGTTAGGTTTGGTTATTAATAAGTTATTGTTGGCGTTTAAAAATAAACCAGGGTTTTTAGAATCGTTAGTTATGGATTCAGAACCATCTTTAATGTCTATTTTAAATAGTATTAAAGATTGGATGAAAAAAACAAACGCAGCTAAACCTGAAGAACTACAGAAAAACGCTGAAGATTATAAACAAAATATGAAGAACTATCCAAGAGTTAGTGATAGTATCATTTTTCAATATGGTGGTGGTAATATGTTTAAACCTGGTTCTTATGATAGATACACACCATTTAGAAACAATCCTGAAGCGGACTTTTTAATTATGGCATGGCCAATGGGATTGGTTCAAGCATCTTGTAATCCATTCAAAAAAGAAAGAGAATTAAAAGGTGTTAACTTAGGTGAAATCGCTCAAGAAGTTATAAGTAAATGGGAAGACCAACTAAAACAAAGAACAATTCCTCTATCAACTATTAAGTGGGTTAGTGAAACTTCTGTGGGTCCTGAAAGTATTGGATTCACATTTAAAGACTTTGAAGCATTATATGGTGATAAGTTTACCACTATAGAAGGTGGTGAAAAAGTTTTGGACCATATTCAAGATATGATGGAAACACCATTCAAAGATTTAACTGAAGAACATAGAAATATGTTAGATAAAATTGGAATCAATGCATGGGATTTAATTCAATCAAATTCAGGTGGACACAAATGTATTACAAACATTTCTGGTTTAAATTATTTGGGTAGAAGTAAAAGACCACCTCAATCTCAAAATAGATATGACTCTGAAAGTGATGATTCACCTTCAGTTAAGTTTACAAAGATGATTGCAAATGAGTTTGAAAGAAAACTTAAAGAAAAAATCGCAGAATCAAAGTAAGTATTCAACTGTATCACCTGGTTCAATCTCCAAGTATTCACAACTTCCACCTTCAACTTCCAATACAATATTTCCATTTCCACCATAACTTGGACATTCATTACCGTTACAAGGAGGACAATTATAATGTATGTTTACAATGACATTATTTCTAATGATGAGAATATCTAATGGTATAATACAATTCTTCATCCAAAAAGATTGTTTGTCTCCACCCATTAAAAATAATAGACCTTCGAACGTAGCTCCAAATGTTTTACCCATCATCCCAATAGATTGAGATTTCTTATCTATTAAAGTTTTTACATTAAAAATATTGTCGTTGATTCTAACTTTCATACATATAAATACAAATAATAGTGGAAGATATGTCAATTTAAACTTTTTTATAGAAAAAATTTGACTTATCCATAAAAATATAGTACTTTTGAAATTGTTGGGTATATTTATTGTTTCAGTCAGAAATGACGGACATCCCCAAAAAAAGTTTCATAATATATATTTGACAAAATGAGAATTTTGTTTTAACTTTGTGAAACAATTGAGATGAGAGTCTCAAAAAAAATGTCCCACAGACATTTGATTATTTCAAAAAATAGTTTTATCTTTGTGGGACATTACTTTGAAAGTTCTTTTACTTAAGATATATCGCGAGATGGTAGCAGCGGTAGCTCGCAAGGCTCATAACCTTGAGGTCGGGGGTTCGATTCCCTCTCTCGCAACAAAAAAAAAACTTCACAAAAAGTTTGGTAAATTGAAAACTTTATCTTACCTTTGTGAAACAATTAAGAAAACGTTCTTTGAATTAAAGATATTGGGCGGTCTATAGTCCATAAAATAAACCATGAAAGTGGTATAAAGTGAATCATTTGGTTAAGTGGTTTGCGGCTTCCGAAAGGGAGCTCGAGTAGACAAGCGAGATATCGTTAGACCTTGAGTACCGAGGGTGACACTGTAGGGAAACTGGTTTAATGACCAAGCGATGTGGGTCGTTTGGTTGAGGTGGGAACACCAATAAGAATAACTCGTAGAATTATTGTAAGACACATGGTTATCCGACCATACTATTGCGTGATTCAATATTAAAGTGGGTTTAAAACCGAAAGGTAAGAGGTCGTACAGGTGGTGCTGGTGATTCCTTCTTAAAGTCTCTACCAAGGGATTTAAGATGAAACAAACTTGAAGTATGAAGATAGGGATATCTTAGGGAGTAGTTAAGTATCGTGTCGTTCAAAAGATGACATGGCTTGGTCGGCGAACCGCTACTTTCATCATCCACAACCGCAAACTTTGTTAATTGATGTTTAACAACTAAAAGATACAAGGAAAAGCGTTCGCCAGTCGTGATTGACAGGTCACTACATAGTCATGAGATGTTCATGGCCGTAAAGGGTCCCAAGCCCAATACGATTGTTGTGAAAGTTCTCTAAGTCCGCAAGACATAATCAGGGTGGCAACCTTGAAGAGCAACGAGTAAAAACAGAGTAGATTACGACTTAAGGATTGGTTAATCTAATTGACCGTGACTGAGAGGTACTTCTCAAAAGGAAGTGGAAATCGGAGTAAACAATAATCTCCTGTAAAGTCTCTCGTAAGAAGGTGTATTCTCAACCTGAAGCCAAGAACCCCGACAAGAAATTGTTCGGGGTTTTTTGTTTTACAGGATATTTATTATTATGGAAATAATAATAACCGAACAACAATTAAAAATCATAATTGAGGGTGATTCAAAACAACAACTAACAGAAAAATGTTGGAGTGGTTATAAGAAAAAAGGAATGAAAACAATGTTTGGAAAAAGATATCCAAATTGTGTTAAGAATGAATCTGAAGATGTGGAAACAAACGAAGCTTCAAGCCCTGCTCAACAAGCTGCAATTGCAATCAATATGAAGAAAAAGGGTATTGCACCCAAAAATGAAACTTTATATGAAGATGAATATGGTTCGGTAGAAGAAACCAATTTTATTATCGGCGATTTAATAACCGAAGCTGAATATCAGGGAAGAAAAGTTCAGTTGGGTAAAATAATGCAAGGTGACGTTAAAAAGTCCAAAGTATATGTTAAAAACGACAAAGGTAAGGTTGTTAAGGTAAACTTTGGTTTTGGTGGAACATCGGCCAAAGGTAAAATAATGAGGATTAAGAAGAATAATCCTGAAAGAAGAAAGAACTTTAGGGCAAGACACAATTGTGATACTCCTGGTCCAAGATGGAAACCAAGATATTGGGCATGTAGAACATGGTAATAATAATCCCTCACAGAAATGTGGGGGATTTTTGTTTATATCAAAATTTATATTATCTTTGTTCCCATGAAAGAGGGTTTCAACATAGTAAACAGGAGAGCAAAGCATGAATACGAGTTCTTGGACACGTATCAAGCGGGTATGGTCTTGACTGGTGTTGAGGTTAAATTCATTCGTGATGGTAAGTTATCTTTTGTTGATTCTTATTGTATGTTCCAAGACGGAGAGTTATTCATGAAAAACGTATCCATCTCAGGTATTGGTAATGATAATATTAAAAGAGACCGTAAGTTACTACTTAGAAAACGTGAGTTAGTTAAACTTCAAAAGAGTTTGGATAAAGGTTTAAGTATTATCCCATACAAAATTTACCAAGTTAAAAACACCTTCAAGGTTGACATCGTACTTGCTCGTGGTAAAAAACTACACGACAAGAGACAGACCATGAAAGAAAAAGATATTCAAAAAGAAATAAACAGAACGCTAAAATAAATATTATGTCAAAAGTAGATGAACTAAGATTAAAATTTCCAGGTGTAAATATGTCAACATTTACAAAATTAGTTGATAGTGATACTACACCAACCAAAAAGTATTTGGAGTACATGTTAAAAGTTTGGGTATCACGTGGTAAAAATAGTGATTTTATGTGTACCTCACCTCAATTAATCAAAGAGGTTAAACGATTTGATGAGTTGTTGGCGTATCACACAAACAAAGACATTTATTCAAGTGATTTTTCTAACTATCAATCGTTAGTTCACATGAACGAACTTGCTGAGATTGCAAAAGAAGAAAAATCATTTGATAGACAAGAACATGTTAATGTGCTTTACGAGGACAATGAAGTTATTATGGTTTCACCTAAAACTCACAGGGGTTCTTTAAGATATGGGGCTGGTACTACATGGTGCACCGCTTCTAAAAGTAATCCTAATACTTTCAATAACTATATTAGGAATGGATGTTTGGTGTATTTGATTGATAAGACTGAATCCAAAATAAAAAACTTTCAGAAGATTGCTTTTTATAATAATTCGGGACATTCTCTTTCTGGTGGAATTAGTGTCTACAGTCAAAATGATAACGAAATCGATGAATCACGTTTAGTTGAAAAAGGTTGGAAACCTGAGAAATTAGCTGAGTTGATGTTAAGGTTTCGAGCTTACCACGTGGATAGAGAGGCGGTTAAAAGGGCGAAGAACAAAGTTGAATCTCTAATTGATGCGATGAAAAACATCGACCTTAATGAACTTCATTCAAATTTAAAATACCTTGAAAAACGAGGAGAGAATGAATTTAAAGATGTTAATGATTTGGTTAATACTTTTGTAAGTACCGTTGAAAAAAGTTTGGAGAAATTCAATAATTGATTTGTTAGTTCGGAATTAAACACTATCTTTGTAATCTAAATCAAAGGATATGAACATGGCATCACACAACATCAAGATTCAACACGAGACTTTCGGAGTATTATTGAATGAGACATTTGTTAACAATACTCAATTCAAGTTGTTCTTGAAGATGGTACAAGGTTGTATTGAGTTAAAGAATGATTTGACATTCTTCAACGGTGTGGATTTCCTTGTTCATATCCCTCACAAACACTTGGTGAGTTCAATTATCACGACTAACGTGGACGCTTACACATTGGCGGAGCACTTGGTTGCCAAATCTAAAATGGAAGCGTTAGAGACAAAATGATAACTATTGAAGACATAAAGAAATGGGCTAAACCCCATCCAAGTCATAAATTAAGAGGTAGAGGTGGAAAACAAACGAGATTTGGTAACAATAAGGTTGAGATTTCTATTGTAGGTGGAGATATTGGATTGTATGGTGATTTTGAAACCACATTTGAGGTTGCAATCTTTGATGTTCAAACAAAAGAATTCATTACAAAATATTTTTATCCTGACGCAACTCATGACATTCTTAGTTATATGAATTCAGATGATGTTGAAAAACTTGTAAACTCAATAATTAAACGAGAAGACCTGAGTATTGAGGTATAGTTTCCTTGTTTAGAAAAACAAGGTGGTGGAAGTTTGACACATCCTGTCAATCCCAAAAAGAGAGGCTTCGGTCTCTCTTTTTTTATATTTGACCGTCAAAGTGTATATGGAATCCTGTTTGGGAATATACTTTGTATGCCACATTATCCTTGATATTGTCTAAAAGTTCATCATATTCACCAAGTTCACCCAACCCAACTTCGTCATAAATTTCATCCAAAGTTAGTCCTGTACCATCATGAATAAGTTGATTATCACCCCAACTATAATTTATCCAAACTTCAAAAGGAAGGTGACCGTCTTCGTCATCTTGAATTATTTCATATGAATCAATAATCAGGTAAATGTAAGAACCATCTTCTCCGACATCATCTAAATCAACTTTAAATCCAGGTTTGGACATGGCTCCCATTTTTGAGAAGGTCTTTCCTACAAAGTCGGTAACACCTATTACACCAAGACTCTCTAATAAGTTTTCATTAAATAGGTATGGGGTATAATCAATATATCTAAAAACGCTTAACAGGTTTTCTGTTTGATTTGGATAATTAATTGAATTAAGTAATTTGAGGCATCGTTTAAGGTCCATAATTATGACATATAAGATTGAAAGTTTGATGAATCGTCCCAACGAATTTGTAGGAGCTTATCAGATTGTAAACCTAACTTTGGTTCATCCAAATAAGAAATACAATAAAGAACATTTGTATCGACAAAATTTCTTAACTCGGCGGCTTCTTCGGTATAAAATAAAGTAATATAGTCATCACTTAGACGGTCAAAGTCATATTCGGACATGGCTGGTTCTTGTGTTCCTTCATTTAATTCACACAGATTTTTTATTTCATTATTCCAAGTACAAATATAACTGTAGTTATATTCAACCGCATCTGATTCAACTTCACCTGTACCATCACATGAACTACAAGTAATACCACCGTCACCACCACAATTGTTACAATATACCTCACCTTGTCCACCACAATCACCACACTCTTCACCGTCTGAATCGGTACCATCACCACCACATTCCTCACAACTCGCTAAACCATTATGATTACAATAATCACACTCCACAACTCCATCCCCACTACAAGAATCGCATGGCATTTGTGAGTAATTTCCACTGGTAAAGAATAAAGAGGCAAATGATAATCTATTTATCATATTATCACCCATTTTAAATTCACCTGTTTCTTTAAGTGAGTAAATGTATAAAATTATTTTAATTATTGAATCACTACCAAGTGCATTAAAATAATCTTTTTGAGACTCATATACGTTATTTGAAAATGAATCAAATACATTTTGAGGACTTTTTGGATTATCTGGTAATAGTTCAGATATACTCTTGGCTAATCTTTTTAATTTATCGTTCATTAGTCTATGTATGTAATAAATGTTGCTAATGTAAAATTGTGGGTGTCCTCATATTTGTAATCAACTCTGATTATCATTGGGTCTGAAACATGACAATTTGAATCACCTGAAACAAGTTTACCTTCTTGGGTTGGGGTATATCGTTTAATTACGGAAGTAAATTTATCACACATAATCTTCAAATCACGGGTAAAGTAATATATTTCATCCCCATCAAGAGCTCCGTCATATTCAAAGTCAACTTGGATATTAACTCTTTCAAGTATCCATTCCTTATCTTCATCTTCCATTTGCTCAAAGTCAATGTCAATATTACTGGTGACGAACTTTGTTTGTTCGAATTCCATTTTGTATAAATATTTTAATTTATCTTCAAGACGTTTTAGTTTATCCTTATCTAATCCCATAACTATAAATAGGTTTATTTTATAAAAATGAACTATTATATTTATAATGTAAAGAAATAACGATATGGGACAATACTTAATCATCACCGAAGAAGAAATTAAAAATCACCCAAATGATTTTGAATTGGGTAAACTTGTTAGAATGAAATACATTAAATCAAAAGAAATCAAAGAATGCCCGATATGTGGGGCAGAAAAAAAATGCACTCCTGACGAAGAAAAAAAATTGTAAAAAAGATTTGTGGAAGTCAATTATTGTTGTATCTTTGTATTCACAAAACGATATGACTATGACAAACACAACCACCAACACAATCATCAAAGTAACTGAAGGAACAATGGCAGGAGACGTATTCTACGGCTCTTTTGACACCGTATGTAAGGATAAAACCATCTCTGTAATGGTTTCTAACCACATCAAAGACCTTAATAAGGAATATGAGTTCCGTATCGCTGGCAAGTGTCAAGCGGGTTTCCTAAGCATTCACGACAAGAAAGGTACCGCTCATTCTGTTATTGCAGGGTACAAGAAAAACACTTTGGTAAACATCCAAGTTAAGGTGTCTTACGACAACGGAGTTGAATACTGGCACAATGTTTTCACTACTAAGGGTAACAAGTGGCACGGAATCGATAAAGCTTTCTTGGATGTATTGACCGTTGGTGATATGAGAAGTTCATTCCCTGACATGTGTGACATGAACATCTGGGACCGAATGGGAGCGAAGACTTGGGCTGACAAAGCCTTCACCCAAAATTAAAAAACATCGATACCCCTTGATAATACAAGGGGTTTTTTGTACCATTAAAAAAAAAACAATTATGGAAAACATGGAAAATATCAAACAAAAAGTAAAAGGACTGTTGAAGCAAATCTCGTTTTATACGATTATTTCAATCAGTTTTGCAGGAGGTATCTCAATCGGATACTACTACGACTACATCAAAACAACATACAGCAAACGACCTCAGGTTGTCTCTGTTAGGAAATCAGAGGTTAAACTAGCAATGGATGAGAACAACAACTTATTGATTATCCAAAAGGGTGACGGGACTTATATCTTGTATCAAGATTCAATCGGTGTTCAAATCTTCAACATGTACGCAAAAAGTATCTATAAACCAGCAACTCCAACTAACTAATGGTAATAAACGGATTCAAATATTTCTATCTTATTTTGGTACTCTGTGTCATCGGAGCGGGTATTAGCTTGTTCAGCATGACGGCACCTGAAGAAGAATACAAATTGGAGGAAATGGGTGGGAAACAAAACTCACCCTACAGTCTTCAAATGTATACCTCAATAGAGAAGTATTCGAAGTTGTATAAGGTACCAAAACACGTTGCCTACAACGTGGCTTATCGTGAGACAAGATATCAAGGACCATTTGATTGGAACTATAATGGAAAATTAATTTCATCATCAGGAGCCAAAGGACCAATGCAGATTATGCCGAGTACTGCAAATTACGTCAGTGGTAAGAAGATTAGTCAGAAGGACTTGCTCTACAACATTGACCTTAACGTTCAAATCTCCATGAAGTTGTTAAGTAAACTTCACAAACAATATAAAGATTGGGCGGTGATATGTGGATACTACAATACAGGTATACCGATTATCAACGATTATGCGGAGTTTTGTGCCTTCAACAAGGATTACAAAAAAAATTGGGTAAAATATTGAAATTAGTTTGGTGGTTCAAACTATTGTTGTATATTTGTATTCACAAAACGATACAAATATGACAACTACATCTACAATCCAAAACGTTAAGAACTACAAAGGTCAAAACCAATTCATCATGAAAATGAAAGACGTAATCGCAAAATACGGTCAATTAACACCAGCCCAAAACGTGGCGGTTGAGAAAATCTTTAACGCACCCGTTGAAGCAAAACAAGTTGAGTTGACCGAGGACATGAAGAAGATTCAATCCTACACAGGTGAGAACAACTTTGTTAAAGACATCCAATCTAAATTGGAAAAGTATGGTAAGTTGACAGACAAACAAGTGTCAGCGGCAGTTGCTCAAATCGTAAAAGAGGAGAACAAAAACAAGACCATCAGTATGAACTGGCCAACTGAAGGTGAATCAATCATCTTGGCTCGTAAAATTGGTCAACAATTGAAAGAGACATACGGTTTGGAGTTCAACCCTGTGTTGATTGATATCACTCGTTTGTTGGGTGTTAGTCCAAAGGCGGTTAAGTTCGCAGGTAAGATGACCGTAAAACGTGGTAACATCTGTATGTGTTGCGGACGTGAGTTGACCGATGAGTTCTCAATGTTGACTAAGATGGGTAAGACATGTTCTAAACACATGAAGGTGGAGTACATCAAGAACAAGTCTGAAGTTGAACGTTTCCGTAACGATTACTTGAAACGAGTTGAGGAAATTGGAGAGATGGAGTTTTGGGTTCCAAAATCTCAAATCAAAAAATGGAATGGTATGACCGAAATGATGGTCCAATCCATCTAAAAAAAAAGAAATCCCTGACCTTGAAAGTTGGGGATTCTTTTCTTATAATAGGGGTATGAGTTACATTATTATAAAGATGGTGAAAGATGCCACAAGAGAAAAAGAATTACCTGTTATTATTTTAGATAGTGCAGATGACGTATTAGAATTTGAAACAAAAGAAGCTGCTGAAGAGATGAGACTTCGGTTCGAAATCAACTCTGACTCAGGATATAAGTATAGAGTTAAAAAAATAGGAGACCCACATGATAACCATTAACAAAAAAGAACAAGAATTAATTGATGAAGTAATCCAAAACTTCGACTTCTATAAGTGCCAACTAATGATGGAATATATAGGTTGGAGATGGTTAACGCATAACGGGTACAGAGTCCCAACAAAATATGATTTAATTGAAAGTGCTAAAGATAGGATTAATAGTTCTATTGAAGGTATTAAAGAAGCTGGTCGAATGGGTTTAAACGAACCATATATGAGTTCTAGTGGAGGTTTGAAGGCTACGGTATACAAGAACCGATACGACCAAATAACATTCATTAGATTGGAATTTATATTCACTGAGTGGGATGCGGGTGATGATTAAATTTGACTTTTGAAATAAAACACTTATATTATACAAATAAGAAACAAGATTATGAAAGTAAAACAAGCCTTAAAGTACAAGAAGAAATTAGCTTCAAAAATGAACCAAGAGTTCAGTAAAGTTCAAATGTATAATTCTGTTGAGGAAGGTTCAGCACGAGTTTACGATGTTGTAGAATCAATGAGAAATTGGTTGACCATGAGTGAAGAATTGGTTGAATTAAAAACCAAATTACATTTGGCAAATGCTCCTGTATACGGTAAAATTTTCCGTATGTCTGAATTGAAATCTCAGTTGTCAAATTTAAGACAATTGGATTGTGTCGATGGTAAACACTTTGACCGTTATGGTAGAGGTGAAGCAGTTGTTAAAACTGCGAAAATTAGCGTATTGGAAAAAGACCAACTGGTTTTAACAATCGAAGAAGAAATTGAAAGACTCCAAGAGGAGTTGGATGAGCATAACGCTACAACATCCATCTAAGATATTGGGTTAAGTTGGAAGAGGGAGGATAATACGTTATCTACATACATCTAGAAACTTGATACCTGAACTGATACGTACTCAAATGTCAGTATTCAAATTGTCAAACCTTTCGATACCTCAAATGTTAAAATTCTTTTAAACATTTTATTCAACTTTTTTCACTTAACCCTTTTTATTGTATTTATTAATAATGAAAGCATGTTTCAAAGATATTAATAAATTCTCAACACCCGAACAAATCGAAGTTACGAAAGAGTTTGTTAAATTCTTGCAAAGTGAATTACCACTTACAGAAGACGTTTATATTACATTCACAGGTAATAGGGATATAAAGATGACCACAGGTGTTAGAAAACCTGGTCATAAGATATATGTTTTAGTACACAAAAGATTATTGATTGATATTTTTAGAACCGTCGCACACGAATGGGTTCATGAATACCAGCATCAAAAGATGGGACTTAAAGATACTGATAAAATACAGGACATTGGTGGTCCTGAAGAAAACATGGCAAATACTTTATCGGGAATTTTCGTTAAGAAATTTGATAAAGAAAATCCCCAATACAGTAATGTAATTTACGAACAGGATTAAAAGTTAGATTTACGAATTGTAAATTCCACAGTATCACCAACTTCTTGACGAGTGATAACCTTTGTCCACAAATTCTTTTCTTTTAAATGGACTCTCCAATAAGGAGTTGTTTGTAATGTATTGTCTTGACCAATTCCATGGTACTCAACAGAGTCAATTACAAATTTCATTTTTGTTTCAAGGACATCAGGTTTCATATTACAAGATGAGATTAAACCTAAGACCAATAATATATTAATACTCTTCTTCATAACTTTCAATTTTATCTTTAACGTATTCACGTATTTTTTTCATACTATCTAAGAACTCCATTCTTAATTTATGGAATTCCTTATCTTCAATTTCCTTGAATGAACTGTAATGTTCAAAACAATAGTCAATTCCTTCTTCCCTCATTCGGTAATCGACCGCCTTCCAATTGTCTAATTCTTCTTCTGTCATAATAACAAAGGTAATTAAAAAAATTCGTTAATCCAATGAAGAAAATAATCTTATCTTATCTTTTGCATTATCAACTAACCAAGGTTCAACATTTGGAACTTTAATAAGAAAACTCAATTCGTATTTATAACACCTTAACTCTTCTTCATGAGGTGGAAGGGATATTTTGTTCCTAAGATAATATAAGTGTTTAGATTCATGTATAATGATTGCTGCAATATTATTGATTGAACCATATAACATATCTTTTTGAGTTATTAGAATTGTGGATGAGTCCTCAATAGTTGAAAACCCACCATTCCAATAAGAGACATGGTCACAAACTTTTATTAATAATCCGTACTTATCCAAATCGGTATTTCTTATTAGGGCAACTGCACTATCAACTCTTAATTTCCATCCATCTCCAACGTCATCAATTTTAACTTGTGAGTGGATTGGGGTAAATAATACTACGAATAATAACAGAAAAAATAATCTCATAATTTAATTATAAATAGTAATAATAGGGTCGAATTATAAACTAAGAATATTTATAGTCAATACTAAATAAAAATAAACCAAACAAAAAAATGCTAATGAAAAAAATTCTTCTTACCCTAACGTTCTCGTTATTAACCATTTTTGGTTTTGGGCAAACTACAACTTGTCCAACACCGTCCGCTTCGGGTGTTTACATTAACTTGGACACTTCGTATTTGGCAGGAACCGTTGTTCAAGGTTTTACAAATGTAGATTTATGTTTTTACAATAATACCTCAACAAAAATTACTGCATTCCAATTTAGAGTTTTCTACGATAACTCAGCATTCTCAGGTATTGATACCATAACATCTTTGAACACATCTTTTGCTCAAAATCTGAAGTATAGTGTAAATCAATCCGCAGGTCATGCAACAATTACTATGACCTATACGGGTAGTTTGTCCACATTTGAAATATCTTCAGGTCCAATGATTAGATTGAAGTTACGTCACGTCACAGGATTTGCATCACTTACATCAATTGCGAACATGACTTTTGGTACCGTATCAACATATCCAGCAATCGCTGCTAAACAAGATGGTACAGACAATACATTAACTCTACAAAACTATGGTGGTGTTATTGCTCCTCAAACAATGTCATTCAAAGGTACTTTTACCAACGTGACTGGTTCAGGAGCTAAAAACCTTACAGTTGCTTTGGAGAAGAAACTTAAACCAAGTGGTTCATGGGTTCAAGTGACAAGTCAAGTTACAAATAAACAAGGTAAGTTTGCATTCAAAGACGTGTCAATTGATACTACAGGTTACTTTGTAAGAATTAAAGTACAAGGTGATACTATGAGTGTTGGTAATGTAATATCCACAGCTGATGCACAAAAAGTACAGGACTATGTATTAGGTACACAAACACCAACAGGTTTTAATTTCTACGCTGCTGATGTTAACGGCGATAATAACTTAACTATCTCAGATGCTTGGGGTACATTTGGTAGAATTTCAGGTAGGTTCTCTGCATGGCCTAACAGTGTAAAAGATGTTAAATTCTTTACTGTGGCTCAATACAATACAATCAATAACTCATCTACTAACTATACATCAACAATTGCAGGAGCAACTAACTTTACGTTTGATATTGTTGCGGGACAACCTGACTCAGTTACTTACTATGTTTTAGTACCAGGTGATGCGAATGGAACAGGTTATAAAATGGCTCGTGTAACTCCAATAGAAGTGTTAATTACACCTCAACCAGGTGTTGAAAATCAAATTTATAACGTAATTGATAGTAGAGTTAAATACGATTTTCCAACAACAACTATTGAAGTTAACGTACCAAGATTAACAGTACAAGAAGGTAACTTAGTTAATGTACCTGTTAAGGTTTTAACTAACGGGGATAAACTAGGTTCATTACAGTTTGGGTTAAAATACAACGATACATTACTTGAGTTTAAAGGTGTTGAAACAAAATCGGCAACTTCAAGTTGGGTGTCATACTTAAACACAAACGACAATCAAATTGATTGGGGTGGGTTCGATGTAAATAACCACTCTAAACCACTTGTTGATGGTGATGAGGTTGTAACTTTACAATTTCTCGCTAAAAAACCACAGACAGAATGGACAGTTAGTCCCTTATGGACAACAAACAAATTTGCAGGAAACAATCAATGTAAAGATTTAGAAATCACACCAACAAATGGAATTATCCAAGTATATAAAATGTCTATGGGTGGTGATTTAACAGGTAACGATGAAATAATGGTATCACCAAATCCAACTGATGATGTGACAGCAATTACTTTTAAAGTTAAAGAATATGGTCCAGTTAAACTTTCAATTAAAGATTTAATGGGTAGAGAATATCAAGTTGTTTTGGACAGTTCAGTACCAAAAGGAGAATATTCATATATGGTTGATTTAGGTAACTTATCACCAGGAGTTTACGTGGCAATGTTAAAAAGAGTTGACAAGAACATCGCAACAAAAATAGTAGTACAATAATTATAATGAGGTCACTTCGGTGACCTCTTAGCCATAATAAATAAATAAACAATAAACTAAAAAACAAATATTATGTCAGAAGAAACAAATGAAACAAACGATGGTAGTTGGTCAGGATTAAAGAAGACCATTATCGCAACATTAACTACAGTAGTTGCTGGTGGAGGAGTATGGTTATCAACTATGCTTTTTGGAGGTCATGAAGACTCAAAAGAAGAAACTAAAACAGAACAAGTAGCACCTGCACCCGTGATTGTTAATGTACAACAAAATCAGGAAAATAAACAAAAGGTTGAAAACGGTGGAGGAACTCACGTTATCGAAAGAGTAATTGAAAAACCTGCAGCTCAACCTGCACAACCACAACCTAAAAAGGAAGAAGAAAGTTGGTAATGAAAAAATTGATATTAATTACACTACCATTATTCATGTTCTCTTGTAAAACAAGCGCACAAATTGGTACTGTGAAAACTGAAGAATATCAAGCGGATTTTGAAAAGAGACAATCCATGGCTGTTGTATCGGATTACACTGATACAATTGTGATTCCAATTCAAGTCCTTAAAATCGGTATCAATCAGGAACTATATGACATGTACCCTGAGTTGAAAGATAAGAGAGTTGGATTAGGGGTTGCAAACATCGTGTTGGAATACTTGGAGTCAACAGATAGATTTAAATTTACTGAAGACAGAGAGGAAATCAAACAGAAAATGATTGCACAGGACAAAGCATCTGATAAAGGTATTTCAAGTAATAAAATTGAAGTTAAAGGTAATATTGTCTTGGCTAAGTATTTTGTTTATATCGAAGTATATGACTTTTCAGTATCTGAAGATGAGGTAGTTAAAGCGGTTGATGGGGCTAAAGCGACACAAACAACTCGATTAGGTTTACAAGTTAGATTTGTGGATGCTGAAACAGGTGAGATAATCACAGGAAGTGGTTTGGGTGAAGCTTCAACAATTAAGACATCAACATTATTATCAGATGTTGATGAAATTAAGTTTAATCAATCAACAATAGGTATTTCGACCAAAAAAGCTCTTGAAACGGCATCGTCAAGAGTAGTGTCAAAATTAATAAAAAAGGGTGTCTTTAAATCTTAAAAACAAATGAATTTAAAAAAATTATTAAGTAGTGAAACAAGTTACACAAAGGTAGAAGACAAAAATCGTTTTTACTACATGTTACAACAAATGCAAGCAAATCGTTGGAGAATTACCGCAATTGTATTGGGGTTATTTTTCTTCATTATCTTAGGTATTAACTCAGCGGTGTTCTTTGGAATTGAAATCCAAGAAGATTGGAAAGAAATGTTATTAATTCTTTTAGGAGCTTTTGTTGGTAACCTAAACAAAGTTGTGGATTATTGGTTCAACTCTGAAGACAGAGACAAAATGTTAATTCAAAAAGTAGACGAGGAAGACGGATTGTCTTTATCTGATACAAAAGAACTATAATATGAATTTAAAGAAAATTTTTATTACATTAAGTTTTCTGTTCACAACAATAATGGTTTTAGGACAGGGGTTTTCGTATAAATTTACGGACCCCTGTACCTTTAAACAAAAACAAATTTACATCGACAATCCATCAGGTAGTGTGTTTTTAACATACAATGGGTCAACTCAAAGTTTTACTCAACAACAATTACAAACAGGTGAATTTGAACAATGGATTAATCAAGTTAATTCAAAAAATCCCGATGGACCATGTAGTGGTGTCGGTTTAGCCCAAAACACAAATATGAATGTGTTAATAACTCAAAATAACATTGCAGTATTAACCAATGTAATGTCAGCGTTAAACGATATAAGTTCGATTGGAGGAACAAGTGTCGGTGGAATTGTTGAGGCAAAAGAAAAATCTGCTTCAAAGGACAACAAAAAGAATAACAACGTATCAACTAATAATCCTACCACTAATGGTCAGGGTAGTCAAACTATTAACAATCAAAATCAAGTAAATGGGAAAAATAACGAGGGAAATAATGGAACTGTTGGAGCAACTCAAACAAATCAACCAAACCAAACAGTCGGAAATACTAATCCAAACGGTGGAGGACAAACTCAAGGAAATGGAGAAACGTCACAAACATCAGGAGGAAACACAGGAAATACAAATACTACAACTCAAGGAGGAGGTCAACAGACTGGGTCGACTGTAGGGGGACAACAAACTGGGTCGACTGTAGGGGGACAACAAACTGGGTCGACTGTAGGTGGTAACGGTTCAAATCCTCAGGGTAGTGGGCAAAGTAATAACCCACAGACTCCTGAGGAAAAACAACAAAATCAAACTGCAGATAATGCAAGAAGTTCTTCAAGTACGAAGGAAAAGGTTGCGAATGCAAAACAAGGTGGAATTGTATTGAATGGTGATATAGTTGTAATTAATAGTGCAACTGCAGGTGAAAAACAACAATTTAGAATGAACATGAGTGTTGTCAAAAGTAATACCAATAACACAGTAGTTAAGGGCGGATTACTTAATTATACTACAAGTATTAATAATTCAAGTTTAACTTTATTCATGGGTAAAAAAATTAAAAACTTTACTGGTATAGTTGCAAACTCATCGATGTTAAACTTTGAAAGAGATTTATTTAATACAACATCGTTAATGACTTCTTATAAGTACAAGGCGGTTACATCAACACTTGGTGTTAATTTTACAACAGGTAAGTTGGGTGAGTCAAGATTCCAAAGTTTATCGGCTCTTGGTGGTGGGGTTGGAACATTTAAAGTAAGTAAGAAAATAACCAACACAACTATGATGGTCGTGGTCTATTCACCTTTTGTTTATTACTACGAAGGTTTATGGTACAAGTCAGGTTGGTTGTTAGTTCCGTTTACCGCATTTGATTATAGAATAACAAATAAATTTAAATTTAACTTGAGCTTCAGTGGGGTTCAACAAATAAAAAGTACCACTATAAATTACCAAGTATTACTTGGAGCTAAAGCATTATTATAACATGAAAAAACTATTATTAACATTAGGATTTATTTTACCATTATTTGTTTACGGACAAAAACCATTAAGAGATTCAATTTATGTCAAGACTGACATGTTTGAGATAGTATATTCAGAGAAATTACAACAACCTAAATTTATTAGATACACGGTTCAATGTCCAAATGGAACTGCACCAAGAAAGGGTATGGACTTTTATGTTTGTGATTCAATATTAACATCTGATGATAAGGACTATGTAAACAATCCATATGACAAAGGACATTTGGCTCCCGCAGCAGATTTTAACTGCACAGGTGAAATGTTATTTAAGACCTTCACATACCTTAATTGTTCATTACAACAAGAGAACCTTAACAGAACTACTTGGAGGTTGTTAGAAGTAAGAGAAAGAGACTTAGCAAAGATACAAAAGGTTGTTGTTGAGATTAGATGTGTGTATTCCTCAAAATCAATTGTGTTACTAACAGGTGCAACAATACCTGATGCATATTATAAGACAATTAAGTACGGTAAAACTATTGAAGTATATTATTTCAAGAACGAAAAACCATTATCAACTGATTATACAAAATATAAAATAAAATGAGAAAACTATTATTAATTCCCGTGATGTTTTTAGCATCGTTAACTTATGCACAAAACTGTTATTCTGTTAAGCACGTTGAAAGTCGTGCAAACATTGAAGGTGTTAGTCCCAAAAGATTTACACTTGGTGTTAAACAAATTACCGAAGAAGTAATATCCGAAAAATATTCAATCTGTGAAAATGGGGATAGTGTTTCTGTTATAGTTTTAAGTATTGAGGCACCAACAACAGGGATTGCCATTGGTCCTTTTGAAATGAAAAGAAAGATTACGATTGTCACTACTAAAATAATTATTAATAATAAAGAATACATCGGAGTGGGTGAAGGTAAAGTTGACGTTAAATCAACCTTTATTGAATTACAAGATGAAAACTTACCATTTGAAAAGTCATCATTCTCCGCAGCATTAAAAAAATCTTTAATAGACTCGGTTAATAAAATATGAAAAAATATATAACCATATTATTTTTAATTGTTACCAATATTATATTTGGTCAAACATTTACATACTCTGGTTATATCTATAATGCTGGTGGTGGTGCAGCACCTAATGTTCCCGTAAAATTATACAAAAGAACTACACCTAACTTAGTTGGGTTTACATCACAAAATAACTACAACGGACACTCTTATTATCGTTCTACAGGAAGCGCTAATTGGACTACCGCTAGAACTAATTGTAGTAATATGGGTGGACATTTAGTAACCGTAACTAGTTCCTCAGAAAATTCATTCATTTATGGGTTATGGCCATCAGGTTGGATTGGATTGACCGATGAAGTAACGGAAGGTACATGGAAGTGGGTTACTGGTGAAACATACTCGTATTCTTCGTGGAACTCAGGAGAACCTAACAACTCAGGTAATGAAGATTATATTCAATTTGTTGGGGCAGGAAAATGGAATGATTTAAATAATAGTAGTAGTTTACCCTACGTAATTGAGTTTGACTATATTGTGACGTACACCTCTTGGGTGTTGGAACAAACAGTTTATACTAATTCATCGGGGTATTATAATTTTTCTCAATCAACAAACCCTGCAACCGAATGGTATATTCAAATTGATATACCAACAACAGTTACAACCATCAGTAATAACGATGCAATTTCAGCTAACAACAAAGTGATTAGTCGAACATTTAATTCATTAGATTACTATAGGTATGATGTTAATAATGATGGTATTATTACAATATCTGATGTCTATTATATCTACATGAAAAAAAGTGGTAGATTCTCAACTTGGGGAAGTTCATTACCTAACACAAGACTATTAACTCAAAGCCAATATAATACTATAAACTCCTCAACCTCTGATTTAAGGGTAACATATCCTGGTACTTCATCAATTACGATAAGTACTCCAACAAGTGGAGGTAGTTCAAGTTATTATTTGATTAACACAGGGTACTCAAATAGTTCAATACTTAGTTATTAAACTATTTATACATAAATAAACTAAATTAAAAATTAAAACAAATGTTATTAAAAAAAGGCTCTAACAGTGATGATGTAAAGAAATTACAGGCTAAGTTAGGTTTAGTTGCTGATGGTATTTTTGGCGCTGGAACAGAACAAAAAATTAAAGAATGGCAGGCGGCAAATGGATTGGCTGCTGATGGTATCGTAGGTGACGGTACTTGGTCTAAAATGTTTGGTGGAGTCGCTCCATCGGTAATTAAAGAAGATGTGGTAATTGCAAAGGCGGGAACATTAAACATAGACAAGTTGAAAGGACACATTCCTGATGCGGTTATTGCTCAGATTCCTGAAACTGCTGCAAAGTTTAATATTACAAACAATTTAAGACTAGCTCACTTCTTGGCACAATGTGGTCATGAGTCAGGTGGTTTTAAAGCAGTATCTGAAAACTTAAACTATTCTGCTGATGGTTTGAAAAAAATCTTCCCTAAGTATTTTCCTGGTAATATTGCTGAGTCATATTCAAGAAACCCTGAGAAAATAGCTTCCAAAGTATATGGTGGTAGAATGGGTAATGGCGATGAAACAACCAAAGAAGGTTTCAAATTTAGAGGTAGAGGTTACATCCAATTGACAGGTAAGGCAAACTACACAAACTTCGCTAAGTTTATTGGTGAAGATACAGTTGCAAATCCTGATTTGGTTGCTACAAAATACCCATTAGCGTCTGCAGGGTTCTTCTTTGATTCAAATAAGTTATGGGCTATTTGTGATAAAGGAGCGGATGATGCTACAGTAACTGCGGTTACAAAAAGAGTGAATGGTGGAACTATCGGATTGGTTGATAGAATTAAACACTTCAAAGAGTATTACAACTTACTTAAATAAAAACAAACCCTCACAGAAATGTGGGGGTTTTTAATTATCTCTCAAAATAAAATACAACATCAATATTATTTTCAGTTAGTAATCCAAAATCTCGAGCCAACCTATAGTTTGGTGTGTCTCGTTCTAACCTAACTAAAGACGTTCCTACAATCTTTCTGAATGCCTCAACAGTGAATGTACTCTTCCATTTATTACATCTTCCACAAGAAGGTAAGAGGTTATCCATATCATTGGTACCTCTTTCCCTTTTATAGTGTTCCAATTGTTTATCTGTATGATTTCTAAATAAAGGTTCTTTATGGTCGATTTGCATTTGTTTTATTGTAATATCATTACCACAATACGCACAATGTCCGACACATTTATTATAAACCTCTTCTCTATTAATTTTCATATCTTAATCTAAAGAGTCAGGTAAATAAAGTAAAGTTGGGTTCTTCTTTTGTATATCGGGTACATCACCTTGTAAAGACATAATCTTATTAAATGACATAACATCAAATCGTTTAGTAATTAAATGATATCCACTTTTAGTTGGAATGACCTTGATTACTTTTGGGTCATAATCATAAGTCACTTCCATAGTACCATCTGACTTATGTAAATGAGTTTCATTTACTATGTCTAACGGTTTGCAACCATTATTAATGAGTTTCATAATTTTCATTAATGCGTTTTCATCTTTCATATCAACATCAACAATCCAACGTTTCTCTTGAGTTTTGATTTGACCCACAACTGAATCAAACAAACCGTTTTGATTGTGTTGTCCGTTTTGAATACGTTGAGCAAGTTCAACCATCATATTCAAAGAAACATCCTTATGGTTTTGTTTTTGAACATGGATATATGAGCGAGCCTTAAACATTTCACAGAGTTGTATAATCTCATCATATCTTTTTTCAAGGTGTTCAATACTTTTGATACAATAAGTCTTAATAGTCCTAACTGATTGGTGATTGTCTTTCTCACCTTCAGGTTGGTCTTTCTTTCTCTTGAAGACATAAAGCATGTAGAAGTCACCTTCTTTATCAAAGTTCAAAAGTGGTTTAATTAGTTCTAAATTGTCAATCATTTGACAAAGATAAGAGAAATATTTAAATTACCCAAGTATTTATAAGTTATGAGAATAATAATCACCGAGGAACAGTTCAATAGGTTCAATAAAAGTAGTGATGCATTACAGAAAGGGATTATTAAATATCTAAACCTTCTTATTAGAGATGGTAAAAGAACTTTCAGAACAAAAAATAACAATTATGGAAATCTTAGTGAGAATTGGTGTATTGATGGTTTAAATTTAATTAGTGCAAATTATTACTTTGAAAATCGTAAGTTTGAATCGGGACATTTATCGGTATCCACTAGAATTGTTGATAATATCAGGAACGTATTCAGTGTTAAAAAATCTTATGCTCTTCATGTTATTGAAGAATGGTATGATGAGGTTATGGTCCCAAAATTTGAAGAGTTGGTGAATGAATCGGGATTAAATATTAATAATATTGATTATGTTGAAAAGGAAAATCCTTGCAAAGATGAACCTGTTAGACCTGAGGGAATAACAGATAATGAAATGATTGATTATATTGTGGCTCACACTTTATTTAAAAAACAGGATGTAATACGACAACTTGAAAATGGTAGAGACCTTGATGTTTTCTATTTTGATGTTAAAGATAGGGAAAACGATTGATTATGAAATACATTATAACAGAACAACAATTAAAAAATACGATTAAAAAATTCAATAAAGAAAATATTGAACGAGATAAATTAAGTAATATTATGGAAGAACTTGTTTTACGTTTTTTTAAAAATACTTTTTTTGAAAGTCCTGTTTGTGATGTAGTTGCCGTAAAAGTACCAAAAACATCTGATTATCTTGTTTTAGTATTAACATCCAAATATGTTGGTAATAGTACCGAAAATAGAATTGCCAAATATATTGAAGATTATATTGGTATTAGACCAATGGTTTTACTTAACCAATCTCAAAACTGTATGGAAGAAGATACCATAGAATAACAATGGAAGAGAATAATAGAATTGACGGAATATATGTCCCATTAAAGGTTGGGGACACCATCTATACAGGTAGATTTAAAAACAAAAAAACAACCGTCAAGACAATTGGTAAGGACGAATACGGAATGCCAACCGTTAATGGTAAGAGAGTTCTTGCGTTTAGAATCATTCCCAAAGGAAAAAAATAATAACTTATTGTTTGTTAAAATAATATTTTCTATATTTGTGGTATGGAGAAGATTGTTAACCGATTAATTTACGATGCCGTTGAGGGAGTCGATAAATATATAAGTAACGGTTCTATTTGGCTTATTTTTACTGATGACAAAAAATGGGTTATTGAACTTACCAAAGATGGTACGTTGTGGTATAACTATAATTTCTTTAAAGGTTTATTTGCTTACACCTCAATGGATGTTGTTGAAAATCAACACTACATTACCAAATGGGTTGAAGATACTATCATAAATGGGGTGAAATACACCTCTGGGGGTAGAAATTATGGTCCGTATAGAGTTGAAGACACCATTCAAAATGGGGTGAAAGAAACTCATTCAGGTTGTGACCTTTTAATTGATGATTCTATTGAGGGCGTTATTCAAAATGGGGTAAAAGAGACCAAAATTGGTTCAATTTACCCGCAAAAATATGTTGAAAAAATTATGCAAAATGGGGTGAAAGAAACTCACCGAGATGCAGAGCGACACCCAAAGACTGTTGAAGACGCCATTCAAAATGGGGTGAAAAAAACCTATTCAGATAAAATTCCTCATGAGTATGATTGGTCTGACCAATTTACAGAAGACGTTGAATACACCATTCAAAATGGGGTAAAACACACCGAAAAATCTCTACAAATTGATGGTTCTTGTGTTATTGAAGATGTTCTTAAAAATGGTATAAAAGAAACTCATGATGATGTTTATCACCATACAGGTAGGGTTGAGGGTGTAATTAAAAATGGCGTAAAAAAAATTGAGCCAATGAGTCATATAGTGTACAACCCAATGGATTTTTCTGCTGAATATCGTGAAAACCGTAGATTACCTGAGGTTACTAGTGTTTTGGAAAAAGGTATTAAAGAAGTACAACCATTACCCGCACAAGATGGTAATAGAGATTGGGGTAACTACTATCACAGAAAAGAAGATAGAACCAAACCTCATACCCAATATGTGAATGATGTAATTGAAAACGGAAAAAAATTTAAATATGAAAATAGGACTAACTGCCAGCGCATTTGATTTATTACATGCGGGACACATTTTAATGTTAAAAGAAGCAAAATCGGTATGTGACCATCTCATTGTTGCTTTACAAATAAATCCAACATTAGATAGACCTGATAAAAACAAACCAATTCAATCTTTTTATGAAAGGTGGACTCAACTATCTTCCGTAAAATACGTGGATGAAATCATTCCATATGAAACTGAAAGAGAACTCATGACCATCCTTCAAAATAATAATATTGATATTAGAATAATAGGTGATGAATATCGAAATAAAGTTTTTACAGGGTGTAATTTAGAAATGGAATATTTTTTTAATAAAAGAACTCACAAATATAGCTCAACTGAATTAAGAAAACGTCTTGGTAGTATTTAACTACATGAGAGATGCATTTGTAATTAAAAGTAAAGAGATAAACTATATGGGGACCAATTGGGTTATAACGGAGTTGTATTATGTGCCAAACAATCCAAATTTATATGTTGAACTGTATGATGGTAAATCAAGAATGAATGTAGAATTAGAATCAATAAAAGATTTAATTATAAAAGATTAATATGAAACTAAGTGAATTATTAACTATTGTTATTCCTTGTAAAAACGAAAAAAATATTATAACTAAAACATTAGATTTATTAAATCACCAAACAAGTATTGAAGGTGTAAAAGTAATTGTGTGTGATTCATCTGATGATGGAATAACTAAACCATCGTTATTGGATAGAATTAAATACGATAATGAAAGGGATTATTTTAACTTATTTCTCATAGATGGTGGATTACCTTCAATAGCAAGAAACAATGGTTTTAAATTAGTTTCAACACCCTATGTATTATTTATGGATTCTGATATATTCCTGTTAGATAATGATGTGTTAAACAATGTTGTATCAAAAATTAAAAATGAGAATTTAGATTTGGTTAGTCTTAGGTTCAGAACTGATAACGGAGATTACAATTATGTTTATAAAGTTTTTGATGTTCTACAAAAACTTTCAATGTTAATATCACCATTCTGTTTGGGTGGATTCATGTTAACAAAATCATCAAAGTTTAAAGAGATTGGTGGGTTTGATGAAGAAGTTAAAGTTGCTGAAGATTATATGTATTCCAAACAAATAAAAAGAAATATGTTTAAAATACATAATGCTTTTTTATATACATCGCCAAGAAGATTTCACAATAAAGGTTTGTGGTACATGAGCAAACTAATGATTGGGTCAGTCCTAAATAAAAACAATAAAGAATATTTTAAAGATAGTAAGAGTTATTGGTCATGAACACATGGAGAACAATAATAATGAGTGATTTGCATCTTGGTGCACGACAATCACAAACAGACAAAATTATTAAATTCTTGGAAGAGAATCAGTCTGAAACATTAATTTTAAATGGTGATATCATCGACGGATGGGCTCTTAAAAGTGGAGGAAAATGGAAAAAAGAATGTTCAAAGATATTCCGAAGATTTATGAAGAGAAGTGAGACAGGGACAAAAGTGGTTTACATTAGAGGTAATCACGATGATTTCCTAAAACCATTTGTACCATTCTATATGAATAACATTCAAATCGTTAGGAAGTATACACACATCGGAGCTGATGGTAGAAAGTATTATTGTTTTCATGGTGACGTTCTTGACTTTGTTATTATGAAAGTAAGATGGCTTGCAGTACTTGGTGGTATATCTTATGACCTGGTAATAAGATTGAATACAACATATAATTTCATCAGGAGACAATTTAACCTACCTTATCATTCATTAGCAAATGATATTAAACAAAGTGTAAAGGGTGCAATTAATTTTGTGTCTGACTTTGAAGAAAATGCTAAAGGACTGACAAAGAGTAAAGGTTGTGATGTTGCGGTATGCGGACATATCCACCAACCAAGATTAACTGAAGATTATATGAATTCAGGTGACTTTTGTGAAAACTCAACTTGTTTGGTTGAAGACTTTGATGGTAAATGGTCAATAATTAATATGGGTTAATGTTTATACCCATATTCTGAACTAAAATTAAATCCTTCACCATCTCCACAATCAAAGAAACAAGATATTATAGGTTCTTTGTTTATTGATTTGTCAGGAGATAACATTTTAAATAAAGTTTTAACCTCAGTATCTATTTCCATTTGTTTTTTTGTTGATAAACACTCTGAAGTATAAAAATCGACAACATAATTATTCCCTAACCAAGATTCTATATTATCATCGGCAAATAAATCTCGAACCTCAAATTCCGTCAGTTCGGGATACTGTCTCATGATTAATTTTTTAATTACAGTTTTTATTTGTGGGATAATATTCATATTAACAATAAATACAACTTAATTATACTATTTCTTGAATTTTAAGTTTATATGCTTTACTAAACCAAGCGTTCACTACTGTAATCATAATCTTATCAATAAAATCTTTACCAAACTTTCTATTAAGAGTTGATTTAACCTCATCACTAATATACATGGTTGATGTTTTAATATCGAACAGAAAGAACTCATTTGCCCACGTTTGTTCTGCTTTATTATAATATAGATAAGGGAAACTAAACTTATCTTCAATAAACTTTACTATGTGTTTTTCTATTGTTGTCATACATATAAAGATAATAAAGATTCATTATTAAACGAATATGAAGGTATTTATTATCCTGAGATTAAATGAGAAACATTTAAAGAATTCAAAAGATAATGTGTCTTATAAGGGACAAATTTGTAACATTTTGTGTATTATATGACACATTAAAATATTTTTTGTATTTTATAAAATTTATACCTAACTTTGTACCTTATGGGAAAGATAATATTAGAATTTGATTCAATTGAGGAATCTATTGAAGCAAGAAACGCACTTGATGGGTCAAAATGGAAAATTGCCATGTGGGACCTTGACCAAGTTTTACGTTCTGTTGAAAGGAACGATGTTAGTTTGTTTGGAAATTATGAGGCATCTAATGAAGAATACAAAGTGTGCGTGAAAATCAGGGAAGAAATGAGAAAGATTTTAAACGAAGCTAATCTTGATTTGGAAGATTAAACTATTTAATAGTATGAAGATTATTGTCACCAAGGAACAACATGAGGTAATTAATGAGGCGTTAGGTGTTCCTAATTCAATTTTAGATGCTGCTGAAGAATTATATGAAGTATTTGCGGATAATTTAAAAAGTATTACAGATAAAGAATCATCTTATGAATTTAGAGATGATATTGACGTGGTATTGGGTGACAAGAAAAAGATTACGCTTGATGAATACACATTAGAGGTTGAGGTGCAAGAGGTTGATGATTTTTACAAAAAACTTACCTCTGATGGAAACGTAAAAATATCTTCAATGGGTATGTCGCAACAATTTAGATTTGACCGTGACATTATGATGAAAAGAACTGCACTATCGGCAAGTGCTGGCTTTAGTATTGTTTATTATGTATCACCTGAATGGGAACCACAAGATTTATATAAAGAATTTATTAGAGATAAAGACCATAGTATTGGTTCTTTGGCGCACGAATTAAAACACAAATACGATAAACAGGTTAAACCAATTGGTTTAATTGGCAAGGATGCTGAATACGCTGCAATAGATAAATTACCATCATTTTATGTCCCTGAGGTTGATGATGAATTTGTTCGTTATATATATTTTACCGATGGTGCTGAGGATTTAGTTAGAACCACAGAAGTTGCTTCCAACATGAGAAGTAAAGGTATCAGTAAGTCCCAATTTAGAGAATTCTTACAAAATAATATAACCTTTAAAACCTTGGTAGATATTAAAAACTTTACTTTTGAAAAATTAATCAAAGGGATTTATAATAATCTTGAAATCGTTGATACTATCTTTGATAGTATTGGTGTGGACACTGAAGGAATGTCGGATATAGATAAAGTAGAAAGGTTTTTAAACATTATTTATGTTAATATCTCCAATATGAAATTAAATGAATTTGAAAATTATGTTAGTCGTAGTGAAAATACGTTTACACAATTTCTTAGAGCAATGGGAGCACCTGTTGATAATAACGATGATGATGTTAAGATTGAAAAGATTGCATTAAAATTCCAAAACTACGTCTTAAAATATAGAGACAATCCAATACAATTCTTTAAGAGTGAAATTGACAGATTCCATAAAGTTTCAAACCAAGCAATGAGAAAAATAAGTAAACTATATGCCATGGCGAAGGATGATACTGAAGTGACAGAGTCAATTATTGATTGGGAACTCCACAGGAAACTGACGGAAAAGAAACACGGGAAACGACCAATAGAAATTGATTTTAAATTTGTTAATGAAGACAAACAATCCAAAATTGAAAACATCAGACAATTAATAAAAGACCCTAACCAATTTGAAACAATGGTTAAAGTAATGGGTATTGAAAATATAATTAAAATTGCTTATGACGGAGACATAATTAAGTTCAGTGAAGACACAACTACTCCACTTGCTTATATGTCTTTAGATAGAATGAATTTATATTTACATAAGGCGTTAGTTGATGAACTTGGACTAAAAGATATAAAATGGGCGGGTCGTAATGAAAAAGAATTAGGTAAATTTGGATATGGTCCCAAGGTTGGTCATAGATATTTGTTCACTGCCACATTATACCCAACAACTCTTCATAATCAAAACTATTATAAAGTTGTTGGAACAAGTGGTGATTCAGGATTTGGTTATAGTTTTATTAATAAAAAAAACATATTAGGTGTAGGATATAGACGACAAATCTTCAAACAGATAATTGACAAATACGATTTATCAAAATACATGAATGTGAAGACTTTTTATTAGAAAGTTTAAATAATTTTTCATTCAATTTGTTTGTATAGTAAAAAATTATATATATCTTTGTTCCACTAACACTTTAACATACAAAGATAATGGCAAAAGCAAAAACAACCTCAAGCTCAACCAAAATGGTTGGCTCAAAAACTCGCCGACCTGGCGTTCACTCAAAAACAAAAACGTCAAAGACAAAGACCGCCAAGAACTACAAGAAATTAAATCGTGGTCAAGGTTAAAAAAGAAACCCTCACATAAGTGGGGGTTTTTTTGTATCTTTGTGATATGAAAAAACTACTCAAACAAATAATCATACTTGCTATTGTCAGAAATGAAAGAAAAGCTCAAATGATTATTGATATCCTCTACGACCAAACCACCACAATAACAAAGGATAACAAGGTTGTTGTGATGACAGGTGAGGTTAAAAACTTTACCGCACAACCAAACAACAAAAGAAAAGAAATTTTGGATGCCATTCAGTTCCTTAAGAATAAAGAAAGCAAGACCAAGGCAGACCGAGAAAAGATTCAGATGTTGGAAGTGGTTCTTAAATCTGTGTAATACTACAAGAAATAAAAAATAGGTTGGGGTTAGGAATAATTAATTCTGTTTAATTATTTCCATCTTCATCCCTAACATATAATGTTACAAATGTTTTGTTGATACCCAAATACTTCACAGCATTTCTAACATCATCTGAAATCTCTTCATCCATTTGGTCTGAATAATCATAGTCACCTGCGTGATATGTTGCCCAATACCCAGTAATATCAAATATAACATCTATTATGTAGTGTACAACACCTGTATCATCGTGTGTGGAAGGTTCAATCAGATATTCCACAATACCATCCCACTTAGGTGAAACCAAGTGTTCTAATACTTTCTTAATTATTTTGTTAGATACTTCCATAACTATAAATACAATAAAAAGGGGCTGGGGATTTTAAGCCGGCCACACAACGACAGATTTATTGTTCGTTATCAATATACTGTTGTTTAACACAAACAGGAGCAACAAATAATGACATATCAAAATTTGCAAGTTTGGACTTCATATCCTCAAGGTCTTCACGAGTATACACGGGAGTAAACATAGGTCTATGCTTAAACGGTACATCATCACGGTTATCCCATTTATCCAATTCTTCCTCAACACGAGAAACTTGGTTAATAAGATAAGTGTGAGCCTTCCAATTCTGAAGGTCTTCTTCAGTGGGAACAAACATAACATTACCATAGTTATCAATCTTAAGGTCGGGGTTGTTAGAATACACATCAACGATTCCATCATCACCATTATATTCGTCACACAACTCCTGAAGAGTATAAGTGTTAAAGATATTCCCATCCGACCAATTACGACCATAGGAACGAATCTCACAGATATAAAAATAACCGTCCCTATAGTTTTCAATACGATTGTTAATATCGTTACGCATCTCAACAAGCTTCTGTATTGTAAATTCCTCCTTCGTCATAATGAGGCAAAGATACACAAATATCTGAATTAATTACAAAAGATTAAAGTATTTATTATTAATGAACTTACACGAGGACATAAATAGGATTAAAGAAGTAATGGGATTGAACGAAGTGTTTGATGACATTATAGGTATTCCATTATATCATAAGACATCAACAAGTAGGGGATTAGATATAATCAACAGTGACGCATTAAGAGCTGGTTCATTACCATCAGGAGATTACTTATCATACGACAAACGATTAGCCCGAACAAAACATCAAAACGCAATATCTTTTACAAGAGATAAAAATTGGGACCCAGGTCATACAATAGGTATAGGATTGGAGTCACCATTGGAAGATTCAAACATGACGTTTGTTGCAGATAGAAATAAATTAAGAACAAAGTATAAAGTTGAATCGTTTAACTACGCAGGGATTGAACCTGACTACGAACATCACAGTAAGAATGATGAATTAGAGGAACGTGTGATGACCAATGAAATATATCCATTACATCGTTATCTTATTGATATTATTTACACAGGTGATAACCCTGAAGTACAACAACAAATTGACGAATACTTAAATAGAAGGTAGTAAACCTACAATTTAATTTATGGGGATTGTTAAGTCATCAAAGATGGTAACGGAATCAATGTCGGGGAAGAACAAGAATTTAATTTTATTCTCATCAACATCAGGGATAATAGATTTAATCATGGATGAGGTTTCCCTCAACATATACTGATTCATTTTAATCTCAACTCTATTGTCCATGAGTTCACAGAAATGTGATGGAGAAACATATATGGAAATATGTAACTTGACCTTAGAATCCTTATCTTTGTATTGTCTACGAGTTTTAACAAGTTCAACATCCGATACGTTGATAATAAACGGGAACATCTTCTTCATGTATTTATCCAACATTTTAGTTTCGGTTTCCATATGAATAAAGATATACATAAAATTTATAACATTCAACTTCCTGTTGATTATACTACAAATAAATTGTATGTTTGACATATGGAAAGAATTGGTAACTATTTTAAGTGGTCAGAATTTGCATCAACGGAATTTGGTGAAGATACTATTAAGTGTGGTAATGACATTGATATGTATCGTGAGTTTAAAGAACCAATACCATTAACAGATGAATGGTTTATAAAGTTTGAATTCCATAAAGATGGGGAATATTGGTGTAGAGGAAAATTTGATTATAAGTATTGTTTTAAATACAGGGATTGGGCCAAGAATTGGGCCTTCTACCAAGAGTATACAGATAGTGGTGATTCAAGTGATGATGGAAAGAAATACCCAATCTCATTTGATATACTATACGTTCATCAATTACAGAACATATGGTATTCATTATTACATGAAGAGATAACTGATACAGATGTGTGGGGTTAAATAATGGCCACACAACAACAGAAATAATCTACATTTTTTTACACTAGGGATTGACTGGGGAATTTATATTTTCTATAATTTAACCATGAAGAATATAAAACAAATTATCATAGACAACCAAGACGAGTTTAATGAAATGATTATCAACTTCTTTACAGAGAAGATGGATGATGAACCAAGAGTTATTAAACCAAAACAAAATCGAAAAGCAACAAAGACTGTATGTCATTTTGACGCATTAGGGAAGAGTTACAAAAGTAATGTTTTTACAGACAACTATTCTAAGTTCTTAGTAGATGTTTCTCACAAATACAAGTATGATGTGTTTAAACGTAATTTAAGGACCTTTGTTCAGAAACATGAGTCTGACTTCAGTGAAAACACATTAAGGAAGGTAAACATTGTTAAACTTAAATGTGGGGGATTTGTATCTACTCACTCATCCACACAAATGAAGATGGAACATATTACAAGTCTATGTGAAGATATAGGAGTAAAAGTTATATATGACATTAAATAATCCAATTCATTCACTCACTACAAAGGGAGACTCCTAAAGGGTCTCCTTTTTCGTTCACTCATGTATTGTATTATTTATCGTAACCGGCATTACGGTAATCTACATTACGATAAAAAAGTTTGGTATTGTTAAATATTATTTGTTACTTTGTATTAAGATATAAACTAAACTATGACGACATTAGACGAAGTACTCGAACACTATCAGAAACCAAATGAACCTGTTTCTCCTGAACAACAACAACTTAAAGAATCTGACATAGCAATATGGAATTACTTGTGTGGAGATGGAAACATTCGACACCTGTATGATTACTACGACCTTATAGAAGAAGGTAAATAAAAAAATATTTAAAAACTTAGTTTATATTTATTTGATGAGGTTATCCTTTAATATTGTAGTATGGAAAAATCAAAACACGGAATGACTTTAGAACAGGCAATCCAAAAGAAACTAAAAAAATAACTAAAACCCTCCATGTAATGTGGGGGGTTTTTTGTATATTTGTATTATGAATTACGTTAGAAACTGTCCATGTTGTAATACTATTATTACCTACAAAACAAGAGGGGGGTTTTATCTTGGAAACAAAAATAATTCAGTATGTAATCATTGTAAAGTTGTACTTAATAATCCAAATGTTATTGAACATTTAACCAAAGATAATTGTAAAGAATATACCGCAGGGCAAATCATCAGATATATTTATACATTTCCAAACAAAGAGTGGGAAAATAGATTTACAGAAATATTAAATTATTTTAACCCTAACATAGAATATCAAATTATTGGTAGAGTTACTGCTAGAGAAAAAAGTATTCAATATAAGTGTAAAATACACCCAACAGAATGGAATAAGACTGACTTTAGACGTATTGTGGATAGACATTCAGGGTGTAGAATGTGTAAAGGGCAACACTTCCAAAATTATTGGACTGAAGAACAATTGATAAGTTCAATGTCTGATTTGGTGTTTAAATTGTTTAAAGAAACGGGATGTACTTTTACAGTTAGTTCTTTAAAGGAATGGGATTCTAAATTATTTAACGCTTGGTTTAAAAATATAAATAACCCATCTGAGGTTTATTATCAGTTATTAAATGATTTGAAATTACCAAACCCATCCAAAGGTGTTTATGTGAAAGATAACCATATTTTTAGAGGATTTTATGAGTTTGTGGGATATTGTTTAATAACTCATTGGAAAATACCTTTTGAATATTCACCTAAAGTTTTTGACAAATATTACTCTGATGGATATTTTACTGAAATTAATACCCATTGGGAACATTGGGGTGAACTAAATAGAAACAATAAAACAAAAGTTAAATTATACTTAGAATCCAACTTTGGTTTATTTCAAACATTTGATAAAATTTGTGGTAACAAAGGAATGACGTATTTATACAATGAGATACGTAATTTTTTAATATCAAATAACTATAATATTCCTGAAATGTCTCATAATGAATTATTAAGTATTATTAAAGGAAACGTTTCTACTTTTGAGACTTCTATCAAACACATAATTAAAATTATCAATCAACAAGGATGGGATAAAAAAATAACAGAGCAAGAAATGAGAAAATCTTATGAAGGTAATGTTATTTTATCGTATATTAATAAGTTTTTTGACGGGTCAATTTTGAAATTAAAAGAATACCTTAACAACCAATATCAATTTAACTATACCGTAACAGCCTTTAGACGTTCATATAAAGACCAAGATTATTTTATTTCCAAAATTAAAGATATTATTGACGAGTATGGTTATATTCCAACTCAAAAATATTTTAGCGAAGTAAAAAGAAACGATATTCCTGTTATGGCATCACGAATGTTTGGTGGGTTAAACAACTTAAAAAGAAATGAGATAGAAGAAGGCTCTTATTTCTATTTGGTAAAAGATTTATACCCTAACAATTCCGCACCAAACGATAGAGATTTAGTATGGTGTGGAGACGAGAATTATGACAACACAGTAAAAAAAATAATTAAATACTATAAAGAATTAGGTTATGAGTTTCCAAATATAATGAATACATTACGAAATGATAAAAAATTTAGTAGGTTTGGTCCCATACTACATTCGGCAATATCAAGAAATAATGAATGGGAAACTTTTGTAAGCACATATAAATCATTATGGTAAATACAGAATAAAGTGGTCAAATCCCACCACTTTAAAACTCCCCCGCCCAAGAATAAGTCGTCCCCACCTAAACGAAGAGACAGGTGAGATGTGATGTAGTGGATTATATGAGATTACATATAAGATAAGACCTTCGGTAAGAATTATATGTAATAAGATATAATCCATAGAGTGTGGGTCAGGGATGGACTCGTAAGATAAGACCTACGGTCTATAATTATAGAGTCCATTATTCTCCCACTTTCCTCCACTACGAGTTGTCTCCACTACGAAGGGACATAGATTGTCCACCTAACGAGGGGGTTTAATAACAAGTCGGTTCCCTCGTTGAAGGGGTAAAAGTGGTCTTCTAACACTCGTAAACTCGTTTCCCCGCCTCATACACTTACTACTCCTTTTTTATCTGGAAATCGTATATAGTAAAAAAGTGGTCCTCACACTATCGTCAGGGGGAATAAAATGGTCTTAATACTATCGTAATAAAGGAAATGGTGGTAGAAAGTGGGGGAGAATAGTATACAGGTGGGGAACCAAAAGTGGGTCAGGGGATTATCCCCATCCTGACGAGTCCCCTGACATTTTGACAAATCCAAATTTTTACCCCTAAAGTTATCCACATCCCCAATCTTTTTTACCCCCTGACATAGTGTCATGTGGAAAACTTATTTTGTGGATATCTTTATTTTATGTGTACCCCAACTTATATTACCCCCATGAAGTATGAACTGACAGACATAGACGACAGGATTAGAGTGACCATTACAGAAAACCACAAAGAGGTGGGGGTTCTTTATTTCGAGAGAGCTAAAAAGGGTTTCACTAATAAACCCCTAAGTATGGGGTCATGGGCATGTGTAGATGCCAAGATAGAAGATGACAGTATATTCCATGAGGAGTATACCCCCAAAGATATGGTCAGGGAATGTCAGGACCTAATTAAGATGGCGGGGAATTAACCCCAACCTCCTTATTAAAAAAATATAGGACGAGCTGCCTCTGATTAAGCTCCAAGGTATGTTCCACCTAGCCCTTCCTACTCCATCTTTCAGACAATACAAAGGTAAGGATTATATTTAACATCCCCAAACATAGAACCGAATATTTATATAATATATTTAATCGACCATGACATTAGAAGAACTATACGACAACTATGAATTTAAGGTGACCAAGAGAGCCCTGATGAGAGAGTTCCCTTTCATTAAGAATGTCTATGTTAAAGACCCCGCCTCTATTGAGAAGTATCAATCGTTCATCTTCTTAGATGTGGATATTAATCCCTATGAGTTGTCTCAACAGTATGGACTTAAGATGGACAAGACAGTGGACAAATACCTCAGACGTGGTGAACCTTATTGGGTCCCATACTTATCCATGTATGTTAGGGGTGTTGATAGTGTCGAAGATACATTACCCATTAAAAGAGCCATCTCTGAATTACTTAGTGGTATACA